AGCGCCACATTGTTTATGCCGGTTGTATTGAGTTGCAATGCATTGAAGCCGATGGCCGCATTGTCTGATCCAGTAGTGTTAGTAAATAGCGCGGCAGTTCCCAGCGCCACGTTTTGATTGCCGGTTGCATTGGCTTGTAGCGCTTGAGTTCCCAGCGCCACGTTTTGCGTGCCGGTTGTATTGAGTTGCAGCGCTTGAGTTCCCAGCGCCACATTGTTTGATCCGCCGATGTTAGCAGAGAGCGCTTCAGTTCCTATCGCCACGTTTTGCGTGCCGGTTGTATTGAGTTGCAGCGCTTGATATCCCATCGCCACATTGTTTGATCCGCCGATGTTAGCAGAGAGCGCTTCAGTTCCTATCGCCACATTTTGCGTGCCGGTTGCATTGGCTTGCAATGCACTGACGCCGATGGCCGCATTGTCTGATGCGGTATTCACTTTCAATGCATTGGCACCGATGGCTACATTTTGATTACCGATTATATTGGCTTGCAGCGCTTGAGTTCCCAGCGCCACATTGTTTATGCCGGTTGTATTGAGTTGTAACGCATTGAAGCCGATGGCCGCATTGTCTGATCCAGTAGTGTTAGTAAATAGCGCGGCAGTTCCCAGCGCCACGTTTTGATTGCCGGTTGCATTGGCTTGTAGCGCTTGAGTTCCCAGCGCCACATTGTTTATGCCAATTGTATTGAGTTGCAGCGCTTGAGTTCCCAGCGCCACATTGTTTGTGCCAATTGTATTGGATTGCAGCGCGGCATTTCCCAGCGCCACGTTTTGCGTTCCGGTTGTATTGGCTTGCAGCGCGGTATTTCCCAGCGCCACATTGGTTGTGCCGGTTGTATTGGATTGTAGCGCTTGAGTTCCCAGCGCCACATTGTTTGTGCCGGTTGTATTGGATTGTAGCGCTTGAGTTCCCAGCGCCACATTGTTTGTGCCAATTGTATTGGATTGCAGCGCGGCATTTCCCAGCGCCACATTGTTTGTGCCGGTTGTATTGGATTGTAGCGCTTGAGTTCCCAGCGCCACATTGTCTGATCCAGTCGTGTTATTAAGGAGCGCTTCAGTTCCCAGCGCCACATTGTTTGTGCCGGTTGTATTGGCTTGCAGCGCATTGAAGCCGATGGCCGCATTGTTTGACACGGTGTTGGTTTGTAACGCATTGATGCCGATGGCTATATTTTGATTGCCGGCAATGTTAGTAAAGAGCGCTTGAGTTCCCAGCGCCACATTGTTTGTGCCGGATGTATTAGTAAAGAGCGCATTGAAGCCAATGGCCGCATTGTCTGATCCAATCGTGTTATTAAAGAGCGTGGAAGTTCCTATCGCCACGTTTTGCGTGCCGATTGTATTAGTAAAGAGCGCATTAGTTCCCATCGCCACATTGTCTGTGCCGGTTGTGTTTGCTTGCATCGCGGAACTTCCCAGCGCCGAATTATTTACGCCGGTTGTATTGGCTTGCAGCGCATTGTAACCGATGGCCGCATTGTTTGACACGGTATTGACTTTCAACGCATTGACGCCGATGGCTATATTTTGATTGCCGGTTGCATTGAGTTGCAGCGCGGCAGTTCCCAGCGCCACATTGTTTGTGCCGGTTGTATTGGCTTGCAACGCATTGTAGCCGATGGCCGCATTGTCTGACACGGTATTGACTTTCAACGCATTGACGCCGATGGCCACATTTTGCGTGCCGGTTGCATTGGCTTGCAGCGCTTGATTCCCCAACGCAATATTGTTGACGCCGGTTGTATTGGACTGCATCGCATTGTGGCCGATGACCGCATTGCTGGACCCGCCGGTGTTATTAAATAGCGCTTGATTTCCTAGCGCAATGTTGTTGTCGCCAGTTGTGTTGGCTTGCAACACATTGTAACCAATGGCCGCATTGTTTGACCCTGACTCATTGTGTCGCATAGCATTGTTACCGATGGCAACATTTTGGTTACCGGCCTGAGCTTGAGAAGGGAGTGAGTTCCAATCATACAATGCGTCTTCTCCGATTGCTAAATTGTTATTGCCTGCATTTTTTGAAAGTGCGTTCAATCCGATGGCGGTGTTGTGTTCTCCCGACGGGTTTACTCTCAGCGCGCCATACCCCACCGCGGTATTATTCAACCCGCGTTGTCCGAGCAAACCGCTTGAACTAAACGATCCCAGCGTTGTGTTTCCGCTTACGTCGCTCACGTAGGGACCATTCAATTGATTGAAAAAAGCCATTTGATTATAAAATTACCATATATAATTTTATTATCATTGTCATCGCATCGCACATCGCACATTCTGCATTGTGCATTGTGCGAGTTAATTTGCCCCCGGAAACGGCCGTTGCGATTTCTCAACCACGAGCGGATCCGGCATGACGAGCTGCATGCGTCCGAAAAATGAGACTTCGGGCAGCTGGGTGAGCTGAGGCACAACGGGTTTCTGCGTTTCCACTAAATTGGTGGAGTTGATGCCGAACAGGGCGGATTCAATGTCCACCGAGTTGCGGGAGAACGCTTCGCGCGGCATTTGGCTCGGCATGATGCCCACGCACGGGATGGCGGGACTGTACGCCGCGCCCGATGCGCCGTTCCTGAATTCGGAATATTTAAGCGACTGCGTGACAATGCGCTGTTCCAAGCAATAATTTGAGCACGTGTTTTTGTTTCTAGTGGACGCCATTGATATTATTACCCCTATATTTTATTATTTGATCTATAATGAGCAATACACGTGCAGCACCTTGCCCTGACACTCGGTGGAAACGCTCCCGGTGGCAAAGGCGTCAATCAAACACAAATGGAAGACGTCCAGCAGCGGGTAAGCAAACATGAACGGCAGCAGCTCGTCCAAGTCGGGTGCGTTGGGCGTGCCGTGTGTGCCGTGTGTGTTGTAGGGGTGCTGAAGTATGAGCGCCTTCAGTTCCGGCACTTCGTCCGCCTTTGCCTTAATTTGGTCCAACCCGGCGCTCACTGCATCGTCGTTGTATTCCGTGATTCCAAACACTTGGAGGAATTGCGCCTGGTACAGCATGTCGGAATTGATTTCATTGTCTGCCAGCTCTTCAAACGCCTTGTAGGTGCATACGAAATTGGTTTCATACATGGGTTCAATGGTTAATTTAATACAAGGTCATAGATCGTTTGTTTTAAATCATTTTTAAAATTATTGCATTGGGTTGAATCAGTGGTTGCGCTGGCCGTCGCCGTAGAACATGTCGCGGGACGAGGCACCGCCGCGCACCCAGCCATCCTGTGCCACCCCTTCCACCAAGTTGGCGGGATTCGTCACGGTGGATGCGATGGAGGGAATGAGCGGGTAGTTGGACGACATGGTTTGTTCGGACAGCAGGTTGACGCTGCGCTTGTTGGTCAAGTAGTCGCCCTGCTGCAGCTGCGACTCTATGTACGGGTTGGACTGCCCGCGTCCCAGGAACGGCACGGTGGCAAAGGGGCGCTGGAACAGGCTGATGCGGCATCGGGGGTGGGTCAGCGCGCTGCCGCCGATGAGCAGCTGCGAGTTGGTGTCAATGTTGCAGCCGCCGGCGCCGACTTGGTGTCCGCCCGTGAAATTGATGTTGGGTTGGCTCGTGGCGAATTCAATGGGGCGCTTCATGCTGCAGTCGTCCGAGAAGAAGTTTTGCAGCATGTAGTTGGAGGATTCGGCGTTTTGAATGCCGCGCTGCCCTAAACTGCAGCCGTCCTCGCCGATGCGGGACATGTTGTCAAAGCTGTAGTCATTCACAAATGCCGACATGGGTGGGTGTGTATAGGGTATGTGTATATTTATATATATATAATATGTGAATATATAATTTTTTCGGCATGCATGAATGCTTTTATTGCGCGCCCGTGATGGAGCCAAGTACGGGGTTGGCTCGCGCGCACGCCATCATGTTGCCCTCCTTGCACGAAACCATGTCGCCGTAGCAGAATTCGGCAAAGGCGTGCTGGTCGTTGGGAATCCGGGTGTTCGGTGTGGCAAAGTAGTTGCGCATGGAGTTGCTGAATTCGTAATTGTCGCCTAAATCGCGGAACAGCCGGTCTTCCAAATTGGGATTGCCGCCCAAGTCTTCCACCACGAATTGTTGCGTCGACTCATTGATGTCGCGTTCCACTTTCGGGTTGAAGGCGGGTTCGGCGGCCGGGCGCGCCGGACGGTCCTGAATGTCGGTCAGCAGCACGTTCATCAGCGGGTCTTGCGGCGTGGGGGCTTGGAACGTTAAACCGGCTGGCGCTGGTGCAACCGCGCTCGTGTGCCCTGTGCGCCGGCGGCCCGTGTTGTAGTTGGCGTAATTTGAGAACCCCTCTTTATTGTCACCCTGCGGTGCATTCGCGGCATTCGCGGCGGTTGCATTCGCGGCGGCCTTATTTTGCGTCGTGTACAACAACGCAATCATGCCTAAAGAAATTGCCCCGAGCACAAGGATCTTATACGACATCGTCAACGCGTACCCTAAAATTGTCAGCAATATGATCATGCGGCTGATGGCGTTCAGCTTGGCCTCGCGGTTCATGTCGGAGGTGGGGACTATTTGCGTGATGCCGGCATTGTTGAACAATGCGGTTGGATCGTTCAACCAAAATGCAGTCATGATGCGATTACGCGTGTATATACAAATGTCCCTATTATTTATATATTGATAGATTCTTTATTCTGTTACTTATTTCTTATTCTTATTTTTCTTTTTTTTATTTGCGATTGTTGCGTCTGTTGCGCATGTTGCGTCTGTTGCGCATGCTGCGTCTGCTGCGTATGCTGTGGTTGGCGCCGAAAACCGGGGCGTGCGCTCCACCTTTTCGCCCGTGCTAAACACCAACGGCGTTTGATCTTGTTGCGCCTTCAATGCAACCGCTGCCGCTTTCTGCGCGTCTGCCTTGCGCTGCTCCAACTTCTGCTGCATGCGCTCCTTGGTCTGCGCCGATCTCATGCTCTGGTTCAAGTGGCTCTGCATGGCGCCCATGTTTAATTTGCCGCCTTTTCCTCCCAAGCCCATGCTGGCCGCCATCTTTGCCATGTCGGCCATGTCGCCCATGCCGCCCATGCCGCCCATCTTTTTCAGCAAATCCGCCATGTTGTTCACGCCCGGCATTTTCTTCATTTTGTTCATGAGGTCGCTGGCTTCCTGCATGAGCTCGCTCTCTTTGATCTCCCCCGACTTCATCTTGGCGTCCAGCTTCTGCCCCACGCTCTTCACGATGCCCATGAGCTTGCCCGGGTTTTTGAACAAGTTTTGAAACACGGACTGCGCCGACGCTTCATCTCCCGGATCCAGGTTCAGCTCGGCCGCGGTTTCCTCGGCGATTTCTTTGGCCAGGTTGCCGATTTTGCCGCCGAGCAGCCCGCTCAAATGCTCGTGCATGGAATTCGGGTCCATGCCGGGTATAGCGTTATTAGCGCCTTCGTTAGCGCCTTCGTTAGCGCCTTCGTTAGCGCCTCCGTTAGCGCCTTCGTTAGCGCCTTCGTTAGCGCCTCCGTTAGCGCCTCCATTAGCGCCTCCGTTAGCGCCTCCATTAGCGCCTCCGTTAGCGCCTCCGTTAGCGCCTCCGTTAGCGGAACCCTCGGTCTTGAACATGTCCTGCATCTGCTGCATGACTTCTTCCAGTTTGGATTTCAGCACGCTCTCGTCAATGGCCTCAAACAGCTTGGCGGCGTCGCCGAAGGTGGACGTGTCCGACAAGTCCGACACCACCGAAAACATGACCAGCTGCAAGTACTTCCACACGGCCTCCTTGGTGGCGGCGCTTATGTCGGGCGTTTCCCACAGCGCTTTGAAATTCAGGCCGGGCAGCAGCTCAACCGGCTCGGCAAACAGCACGGTCTCAGTGCGATACAGAATGTTGAAGAAATGGGGCGCGTACGTGCGCTTGCAGTGCTCAAACACGGCGGCCGTGTCCATGCCATACACCGCAGCGCATGCTTCGCCGTGCTCGGGGAACACGGTGGCAATGTCGGCCACGAAATCGGAGATGATCTTCTTGAAATCGGGTGAATCGGGGTTCATGGCGGTGACTGGTGTGAATTTGTATTCATTTAAATACTTTTGTTTAAATCAATATCCGGCACAATTGTTAATACGAGAGATACGACTGCTGCAGGATTGTTATGTAATCTTTTCATATTTTTTTTATTTTCGTCATATAAACCCTGGTCATTAGATGAAACGCATCAACATCTACAATCCGAACATTGCCGCGTACACCAAATCCGCAATAGATGCCATTCAATCGGGATGGATTTCAAACCACGGCAAATATGTTGGTTTAGCAACCGAAAAACTGAAGGAAGTCATGAAATGCAAGCATGCAATTTTAATGGCAAACGGCACGTGCGCCACCCATTGCTTGTTCATTGCGTTGAAGCACGCGCACCCCGCCGTCACCAAAATTTATGTCCCCAACAATGCATACGTTGCCGCGTGGAACGCTGCCCTGATGGAGTATTCCGACTGCCAGCTGTCGGTCATGCGCATGGATGCCCGCACGTGGAACATTTGCACGGACGAGGACTACATTGCAACCCTGGCTCCGAACGCAGCCGTGTTGATCGTGCACAATGTGGGCAACGTTGTGAATGTGCCGCGCCTCAAGCGTCTGCGCCCGGACATCGTGTTTGTGGAAGACAACTGCGAGGGATTCTTGGGCAAATATGACGGCCAGTATTCGGGAACAAGCCCCGCCTCTCTGTGTTCGTCGGTGTCGTTTTACGGGAACAAAATAATAACCACGGGGGAAGGGGGCGCCTTTCTAACCAATGACGATGCCGTCTACGAGCACATTTCAAAGGTGTATTCGCAGGGCATGTCGGCCAAACGGTACGTGCACGAGGTGCATGCCTACAATTACCGCATGACAAACGTGCAGGCGGCGTTTTTGTATGACCAGCTGTGCGACCTGGACGCCATTATTGCGCAAAAAACAAGGGTGTTTGAAACATATGTCGCGCTGTTAAATGAGCACGACCTGATTCGTTCGGGGCGCGTGCGATTGTACGAAAAAGAAGCCGGCACGCAGCCCACGCACTGGATATTTGCGCTGCGCATCGTGGGCAACACGAAAACGGTGGACGAAACCGTTGCCTTTTTTGACGCAAACGGCATTGACATCCGCCCGTTTTTTTATCCCATTCACGCACACGCGCACTTGTCGGGATTGCATGGCGACAATGACGACAATGATGCCGTTTCCGTGCTGCTGAACCAAGAAATTATCATGGTGCCGTCGTCCCCCGACATGACGCTGGACGAACAACGGCGGGTGGTTGATGCTGTTTATACATTTATTCATGCAAATGATATATAAACGAAACGTAATGCATAAATGCAACCCAACCCAAACTGCAAAACAAAATGAAAAAAATTGGAATAATTGGATTTTCTTCATTCACGCGAGAGATTTTGTGCAATTTAAAACGCAATTTTGATATTTTTGTAAGTGACTCGGTTTATACTTCATTGCCAGTTGATTGTATTGCAAAGGACTACAAATGCAATGTTACCAAATTGCACCAATTTGACACGACAAAATATGATGCATTGGTAACAATTGCAAATGCAAAAGTGAGAGCAGACATTGTCAATCAATTGCCTATTCGCACAGAATATTGCACGTACATAGACAACCGAGCAATCATCATGGACAAAAACATTGTAATTGGAAAGGGTAGCATAATATGCGCTGGATCAATTTTAACAACCAATGTAAAACTGGGGAAGTTTGCTCAAATCAATCTGAATACAACCATTGGTCACGACACCATTGTCGGTGACTATTTTACTTGTGCACCTGGAGCAAATATATCTGGCAATTGTTGCATTGGACGCAATGTTTACATTGGCACAAATGCAACCATCAAAGAAAAAATTCAAATATGCGATGATGTTGTGATTGGCATGAATTCAGGAGTTGTGAAAAACATTATGGCGTCAGGAACATACATTGGAACACCATGCAAAAAAATCAGTTAAGCAATGTTCAAAAACTCATTTCAAATAATTTCTTGTTTTTTCATAAACATACATTCCCGCAAATGCGGATGGGAATGTTCGCAATAACACCGGGGTTATTCCCTTGTAAAATGAAGCGATTGAATTAGTTGCACGACGTTCGCGTATCAATTCACGTATGCTTTTATTTTTGGTGGTTTGATAGTCCGTTTTAATGGTGTCCAATGGATAGATCACCGACCATGTTAGCATTCCGGACAATCCACCAAACCAGGGATATAATGATGCGTTGTCGGTCGCGTTTCTCAATGTGAGATATGTTCCCAAATAAATGGTGGACCCCAGCACATTTTTCGGGGTTTCAATGAAATACCCTTTATACAATTGTTTGAACGACGTGTTTTTGATGTATTGTTTTACCGATGTATCGTGCTTGGTTTTGTCAAGTAATGCTATGTTTGTTGTCAAATATTGCATTGGCAAATTATACACCGACCCAACCAATGATGCAGCAAATGACGATGCATACGGATTTACCATTTTTTTATTCATTTTTTCCAAATAATAATACTGCAATGACCGTTCCATGCCAACCGTGACAAATGCGATGCTGGACCCTCTGTAAAATTTGCGAATGTCCGTTTTCAAAATGTGTTGCACCGTACCAATTGTGGTTGAATGCAAATTTTTCTGCATCTGGACTTTTACAACATCAGCCGGATAAGAAATTCCAACGCGCGTGATGCCTTGCAACAATCCAGGCATCAAGTTATTTATGATGTCCATTTTAACAATGGGTTATGAATTCATAATTTAAAATTAGGTTTAAGTCATGAATTGAATGTTATTACAACAATTTGTCCATGCTTGCATCGGACACGTTCAGTGCATCGTAAATGCGTTGCTTCAACTGGAGTTCATTCGTCATGATGCGAGAGATATCGTCGTCGTCGTCGTCGTCGTCGTCGTTGAAGGTTAGGGTTGCGCTAGCATCCTCCACGGGTTGATGCGCATAAACAATTTGAACCTCGTCATACAATATTCCGTAATACTGCAGTGGTCGCCGCAGAATGCTTTTCACAGTGGAAATGTGTGCGTGCGATTCGTGCAGTCCCATTATCGCCAACTTAAACACGGTGGCCTTGTAACTTTTTTGTTCCCTCAGTTCCGAATTGGACGCTTGGTTAATGCGGGCCTTGATCCGGAAACGAATGTCATTGAATTCAATGCAGTCCTTGCACGTTTTCAAATACTCTTCCCCCGAAACGCCGCTCGCACCGTCGCGCAAAACATCCATCATGTCCCATATGATTGCGTTCGCCTTTTTCATGGTGTTGTATAGGTCGGCATGGGTTTGAACGAAGGAGTTTAACATGGCGTGATTTAGTAAAGCATCATGTTCGCGCTGCACGTCGGCTTTCTTCGCAATATCGGTGATTCTCTCCAATTTTATGTCCAGAATTGTCAATTTGTCAATCGCTTCTCCGATGCTGGTGGGTAGATGAACACACGCCGACATTGTGGTTTGTGGGGTGTGTATTTATGAGTTTGGTATGGTATATAATTTTATATTATATACTTTATAATTCATTTTATTTTAATGAATTTTTTAAAATTTACATCCAATGTTGAATCGGCACGTTTGTCGTATCCAATAAAAAACACGGGGATGACAGCGCCGCCATTGACAACTCCAATGCCCATGGTGATTTCAGCAACGAGACCCAATATAATAAAAAATACACCGCCGATTGAAAACACGGTTGTAAACGCAAACATCATTGCTCCACCAATCATTGCAAGTAATAATTTATTGTATTTATTTGCTCACAAAACATTTATAGATTACGAACTTCCTTTCATGATTTCACGCGGGTTTGGTGTATTTATTCCAAAAAATAATACATTATCTCCAATTGAGACGACGTGCAATGACCCTTATAAATACGATTATTCGTTAAGAAACGTTGACATGAATGATTTACACACGTTGAATGACACCGACTGGTACAATAATGATACCGTATTATCACCCTATGTCATGAATTTATTAAATTCAACTTTTAAATGCATTTTTTTGACTCTACTAACCAGTGGAAAATTACTGACACAATTGATTAACAACTTCAAAGGACCAATTTATTATAGAATTTTTGGTAACAGTGCCGACAATGTGTATGCTCTCACCCTTAGTAAGCATGCATCTCCAAACGTAAAATATATATTTTGCTTTGAAGAAATTTACACGTTTGAACAATCATTGAGTTCATTTTTTAATGAAACTAATTCATTAATTGTTCCATTGGGATGTCCTGATAATTTCATAAAAAAACATGAAAACACCTACAAGGGCACAATCAATTCAATCTGTTTTGTTTGTTCAAAAATAAATCAATGTCCTTATTACACACGGGTTTACAATGAATTTGTGAAAAACGTTGGAACGAAATATGAGTACGTGTTGTTGGGGAAAAACAACGAAACATTAATGGATGCTAATAAATTCAATAATTTGAGTGATGACGCATATTTTAATAAAATGTCGGAATGCAAATTAATGTATTATCATTCAACGGAGCCCAGACATTTGCATTATCATCCAATTGAAGCGCTGATCATTGGATTGCCGGTATTGTTTCACAAAGAATCCTTATTGAATTCGTTTTTAATGAATTCACCAGGGAAATGCAACGACATTGATGAAGTTCATGCAAAAATTGACCGAATATTACACAATGATGTTGCATTTATAAATGAAATAAAAAAAGAACAAGAAAAGGTTGTATATAAATTTAAAATTGCACACAATATGAACGCGTTTGACCGTGTTCTCGGCGTGGGTCCAACTGCTCCATTCAAACTTGCAATGCTAAACTGTTTGAACAAACAAATCATTGCGCCCATTGAGAATTGTACGGTGTCCGACGCAGAAAAAAAATTCATAGAATTGGCTTCAACCCAAAAGGCAACGGATGTTGTTTTTTGTTCGCACCTGGGGTTGGGAGATGCATTATTGAATGTTGGCATCATAAATTTATTATTGAATTTTTACGAAACCGTGCATTATTTTTGCAAAAGGGAGTATGTTTGCAACATCTCAACCATGTTTGCAAATAAACCGGCGGTTCGGTTGGTTCCAGTGGATGAATTTGAAAATCAAAGCATAATTTCCAACATGGCAAGATTTAATTTTAACACCACCGATTGCATTTTGGCAGGCATGATGAAACAAATCCATCCCGCATTGAAAACGAGAATAAAAAATGAGCAGTTCAATGAATATGTGCGACGGTTTGGAACAACTGCCGTTCAGAAAACATTGTATGCGCACATTGGATACATTCATTCGGATGCAGGGGTCAAATGGGACGTGTGTTTGAAATATTATGATGTGCACGTTCCGGAAGAGAGCCGGATGCATTATCAAACCATACAGCAATACACGATCGTGTTCATGCATGAAATCGCATCAACCGCCTCCACTTTTGATTTTTCCAAGATCATTGATAGATACGTGCATTTGCCGAATTGCGTCATAATATGTGCAAATCGGAACGTGTATCCAGCCGCGCATCCCATGCACGCCGTGGCGCAGCCCTTTGTGAATCTGCCGTTCATGTTTTACTACGACACCATTCGCAACGCGACCGACATTCACGTGGTGGATTCGTGTTTTTCCTGCATCCCATTTATATTGAAGTCAATGAATGCCATTTCCCCAAAAACATTCATGATATACGCAAGAGACGCAAGAAATAAACCATACATCGCAATCGTGCTGGCTGGACAAGTTCTCCTTTTGTGACCAGCCAACCAAACCGGGTCGTCGGTTCCGGTCATGGATTCCGATTGTTGTGCAAAAAATGTTTCTCAATTAAATTCAATTGCATATGTTTCATTTTTAACAAAATGCTGTAAATGCTTTGGTCGTGGCGATTGTCTACAAATTGCGGGTCTTCGGGCGCCGTGGTGCTGGGACGGTCGGTTATGATTTGCGCGTTTTGCGCGTGGTGCAGCCATTCCCTCACAAACGCCACGGATGTCGCACTTTTTCTTAACATCACGAACCCCGCCCATGCCTGAGGCGTGGATTTGATGTGCTCGCGCTCGTCGCCAGACGGGACCCGCATCAATTCAAACGCGTCGCGTTTGGTGTATTTGCGGTCGGTGTGTTCCTGCCACGCAGAGTCGTTTGGCTTGTTGTGGCAGGCTCCGATGTCGCCGCCGCCCAACCACTCGTCCGCAATTTTGCGCGCATCGCTCAAAAACCGGTACGAGCTGTCGCAATAGCACAGCACGTCCCCGTCGGGCAGTTCGGCCAAGCGTTTCAGGATCACGTATGGTTTCCACAACCAATACCCAGCCCCCCTCGCATGTCGCAATATGTGCGCGTTTTGTTTTTTAAACGCCGGGTCCAGCACGCTCATGTTTCCAATGAGGGCGGTGTCAAACCGCGCAACGGTCGTTGCAGACGCGCACAAATCGGCTGCGTCCCTTATGTAAGGCCCGTTCCGGGTTGCAAACGTTATGAAATGATAATTCATTTTATAAAATATGACAGATTTGTTTTTTTTCGGGTTGTTTTGCGCGTTTTGTGTGTTTGTTCGGCTTCGGCTTAATTTGCATTTCCATTATTCCATTATTCCATTATTCAATTATTCCATTTCGCCGTGCAGCTTCGCCAGCTTCGTCAAATTCTGAATGTACTTCATGGACTTGGCTTGATTGTCGGCGCCCATTTCGCGCACCGGGCCGCGCAGCGCGTCCACCTTCTGCATGACGGCGTTCCCCATGTACTCCAGATCCTGGGTGTAGTCCTTGTCCAAGAAGAACCCGATGTCGCCCTTCTCTATTTTTTCGGTGTACGGACCCACAATGCACGTGATCCACGCATTCATCAAAATGCGCGGGTTCGTTTTCTTAATGAGGAACAGCGCCGTTTTGGCCGAATCAATGTCCGTGTTGTCGGGAAACACGCCGTGCACGTCCTCCACAAAATCCGTGAACTGGTTCAAAAACGCCTTCATCACAATTGACTTATCGGAAGACATGGATTGCGTGTGATTGCGTGGTATTATTGAATGGTGTATGTATTCATTTGTCATAATTTTAAATACATTTTGTTTAAATCTTTAAAATACATTTAAACATTTATCTCTCATACATGCATACATACATACAATCCATCCTACATACAATTCATATGGAAACCTTTTCGCCGGTGTGGGAGGAATGGATTGACCTGAATTTGCGGTTGGGCAACTGCAAGCAAATCATGTTCCAGAAGTCGCTGGATGCGGGATACAGTCATGCGTTATTGCGGCGCAAACTCGGGATTGATTATGCGATTCCGGCGTCGGCGTCGGCGTCGGTGTCGGCGTCATCGGCGCGCGTTGGATTGGTCGCGCTGAAAACTGCGCAACGGCTGCAAGCGAAAAACCTTGAGATTTTTCGCGTGGACGGGTTTTTAACGGCACACGAATGCGCCGACATTATTGCACTCATCAACGCGTCCGCCCTAACCGCCTCTGCCACTTACAACGTGACGAAACCCACGGAGCGCATCGTGAGCGCGGACAGAACCAGCAAGACGTGTTACTTTGGAGGGAGCAGTCCGTTGATTACGGACGTGGAGAGCCGCATTTGCAAAACGCTGGGCATAACCAACCGGCACGCGGAACAGATTCAGGGGCAGAAGTATGAAGTGGGGCAAGAATTCCGGTTCCACACCGATTATTTTGACCCCGCATTGTTGAAGAAGGACTCGTCCATTCGTGGGCAGCGCACGTGGACGTGCATGATATATTTGAATGACGTGGAAGAGGGCGGGTACACGTCGTTTCCGCGCGCGTTTTGTTCTTCCGCGCCGAAAACGGGGACCGCCCTCGTTTGGAACAACTTGTATTCGCAGGCATCAACGGACAATGCCAATGATTTCGGAAAGGAGAACTCGTTCTCGTCGCACTGCGGCATGCCCATCATTCGGGGCGAAAAATACATTTTGACCAAGTGGTTCAAGGAAACCGAAATCAACACGAGCGTTCCGAACGAGATTTGCGAGCATCATTTTCTGCCGGTGTTTCACCCGGTGGGATTTGAAAAGGTGCGCATGCGGCTGGACTGCGTGGATGCCATCAAGGAGTGGTTGCGCGGCGCGGACGAAAGCCAATGGACCGACGAAGTCCTCGGCGACAATCAGGTCACGGCGTTGTCCAAGCAGTTGAATGTGGCTGCTGTGCCGACCGACTTGCTGAACGGGTTGCGCGACACGTTCCGCGAGATTCTTACAAAATGGATTGAATACAAGGCGCCGCTGGCGGACACCGCAACCTACGGCATTCGCAAATACTTGCGCGGAAGCCATTTGGCCAACCAATACGACAAAAAAGAGACGCACGCGCTGAGCGCCATCATTCATTTGGACGACGTGTCGGACAAACCCTGGAACCTTTACATTGAGGACCATCATTTTCGGCCGCACCGCGTGACCATGGAGTACGGAGACATTGTGCTGTATGAATCCGCCACCTGTTTGCACGGCCGACCGGAACCGTTTGAGGGCTTGGCGCATTGCACCCTGCATATCCATTTCAAGCCGGAACAATGGTGCTAGCGCTAGCGGCGCTGCTGCTGCTGTTGCTGTTGCTGTTGCTGTTGTTGCTGTTGTTGGGGGGCTTGCTGTTGCGCATACGTGATTTGTTCGTTTCTCTCTCTTTCCAGTTTCTCCAGCGTGACGTCGGGTCCGATGCGCGCCTGCTTCTCCTCAATGGCCGGGCAGTTGATGGATTCATTGAAGTCAATGGTGGCGTAGTTGTAGAGCTGGCGCAGCCCGCCGCTGCCTTTTGCGGACAAGTCCTCGCTGCTCTGATCCAGAAAGCTGTAGTTGTCCGACATCACGCCAAACCCGCCCATGAACTCCCCCCCGGTGGAAAAGGGGGACGGCTCCCCGTTGAACCCGGTTGCCACGTTGTTCTGCTGCACGTCCAGCGGTTTCAGGTGGTTCGTGATTTGGTCGCCGTACAGCACCGCGTGGTTCTGGTTCAACAATAGCAGTGCCGGCACCCGGTTCACGTGCGGCGGCAGGATGATTTGCTGCCCGTCCTCCATGACGATGTACCACGCCCCGGTCTCGCCCTTCACGCGTTTGTCAATGCACATGTAATGAATCCCCTCCTTAATTTTGCTCTTGGCCAGCCGCTGCAAGAGAGATTTAGACTTGTCGCAAAAATTGCTGTAATACAGTATGCTGCTCATGTTCAATGTTCAATGTTCAATGATCAATGGTTTTTAACATACATGCAGTTTAATATTGTCATTATTTTAACTCATTTCATTGTTATTTAGTTATTTAGTTATTTAGTTCTTTAGTTCTTTAGTTCTTTAGTATAATTTATTGGCGGATCGTGTAGGATTTAATATGTGTTAATGATATGCCTCCCCCCCCCAACAACCAACAACAACCAACAACAACCACGATGAAACTAAACGGCGCCCGCAGGGACATCAACGGGTGGATTTATCTCTCCCTTCACGGCGATCCGTACAAGCGCGGCTTTGCGCACGGCCACTTGGTTGCCCGCGAACTCGCGCAAATCATGGAGATGTTGGAGTTTTTCTTGTACGAGGAGTACGGCCGCACGTTTGCGTTTTTCTGCGAAGTGGCCGACGACTTCTTTCGCCCGCAGATTGAAGCGAATTTCCCCGAGTATTATGAGGAGATGCGCGGCATTGCCGAGGGCGCCAAGCAGCCGCTGCAAAGGATCGTGTTTTGGAACTGCTTCGTCAGTTTTGACTACATGTTTTCGCACCTGTCGGACGTGCTGAACGAGCCGCACAACGCGCACCTGAAGTCCAAGGCCATGTATGCTGATTTTGTAGAAGCATCTAACTCTAAAAAAGCGAGCGGCGGATTGGAAGGCGGCGCAAAAGATAGGTGCAGCGCGTTCATTGCGGTGGGCGACTACACGGCCGACGGCGCCATCGTGTGCGCGCACAACTCGTTCGACAACTACATCAACGGGCAGTACTCGTGCGTGATCATGGACTTGCGCCCGAGCAGCGGGCACCGCATCCTCATGCAGTCGTTCCCGGGCGGCATCCATTCGGGGACGGACGTGTTCGTGACCAGCCGCGGGCTGTTTGGAACGGAGACCACGATGGGCGGCTTTCACGCCTACGAAAACAAGGACCCCGTGTGCTGCCGCATTCGGCGCGCCATGCAGTACGGCGATTCGCTGGACGATTACGTGGCCATGCTGACCGAGCGCAATTCGGGCGACTACGCCAACGCGTGGCTGTTTGGCGACACGCGCACGAACGAAATCATGCGACTGGAGCTGGGGCTGAAGTACGTGGACGTGCAGCGCACCAAGAACGGCTACTTCATCGGCTTCAACGTGGCGTTTGACCCGCGCATCCGGAACCTGGAGTCGTCCAACACGGGGTGGGACGACTTGCGCCGCCACCAGGGCGCGCGCCGGGTGCGCCTGCAACAAATGATGGAGGAGCACAAAGGGCGCCTGGACGTGGAAACCGCCAAGCGGCTCATCGGCGACCACTACGACGTGTATTTGAACAAGGTCAACCCGTGCTCGCGCACGACGTGCTCGCACTACGACTTGGACGCGCGCGAGTTCATGTCGCAGGCCGACCGCCCGAAACCGTTTCAGCCGCGCGGGGCGGTGGACGGCATGGCGGTGGACACCGCCACGGCCAAGCGCATGCAGCTGTGGGGGCGCTGGGGCAGCTCGTGCGGCATGGGGTTCTACAAGGACGCGTTTTGCGACCGCAACATGATTTGGGACACGTACCGCCCGTATCTGCACGACCGCCCGCCGCAGCCGTGGACGCTGTTCGGGCTGAATGAAACGCGCCAGCATCCGCACAAGAAAACGCGGCGGGCATCATTGCCTCCCCGGTTGGGGGGAACGCGGAAGTCAATAATGGTGTATGAATAAATGGATTTAAACACTTGCGCTTATGCACAAGTATTTAAGTGTTTAACATCATCGCACAATGCAGACCCTGGACGATTTGCTGAGCGTGGTCAAGCAGTTGGGTGATAAATACGCGGACGACGAGTTCATGTGGGGGAAGCTGGTGGCGCACGTGGCGCACCTGCCGGTAATCATGAACGATGTGCAACAGGTCCGCGATGACAAGGAGCAGCGCAAGCAAACGCTCATCACCGCGTCCGACGAATTCATTGAGCAGTTTTTGAACGAGTCGCCGCAGTACCATTACAATGCCAACGTGGAGCTGTTTTTCGTGTACGACGCCGACGCCGAGTGCAATTACAGCGTGATCAATGAGGACGACATCCTGCACCCCATCCTAACGAAAATCAGCGGCAACCGAGAACTCATGCCGTGGAAGTACCGCATCAAGAACCAAGTGCTGCGCCGCATCAAGGACCGCGATTTGCTGTCGTCCATTCCCGAATCGCAGACCATTCAGCGCACGCTGAACATGCTGTGCCCCGCACTGTTTCGGACGCGCGAATGTGCCAAATATTTTCTCACGGTGATTGGCGACGCCATTTTGAAGAAGACGGTTTCAATAAGCAATGGCGTGGGCGTGGACGTGGAGCCGGTGTATATTGCCACACCCAAGGCGCGCCAATTCATCAAGGGGCTCAGCCAGGAGTGCGTGACGCTGTTTGGCACGTCGTTGCTGTCCGCATTCAAATACAAATTTTACGAGTACGGCTTCAGCGAGTGTCGGCTATTAGACATGAACGACGTTGCGCTGGATGCCTTTTCGGCGCCGTTCAAGCACCGGCTGGTTGACATCTTTTGCGTGGCGGCGCACTATTCGCAGCGGTATGAAAATGCGGAGGCGTTTTTAAACGCGCAGAAGGACACGGCCACGCATCACCGGGTGCTGTACCTAACGCACCACCCGGAGGACGCGCTCATTGCCAAATTTGTGGCGACGTGTGAGCCGTCACCGCAAAGCAATATGAGCATCTCGTGGAAAAACATGATGTATTTATGGAAGGTGTTCATTGACGACGAGAGAATTCCGAACGTGTTTTTTGCACACGCGCTCAAGGGGCGGCTCATGAACCATTTATCCACTTATTCCGAAACGGCCGATTCGTTTTTGCAGATCACGAGCAAGCACCTGCCGCTGGTGGCGCGGTTCAAGGAATTTTGGACGCAGACCATCACGGTGAATTCAAACGACGACGACGACGAGTTGGAAATTGACGAATTTACGGCGCTGTTTAAGCGACACCACCATCAGCAACACCATCAGCAACAGCTCATGCAGGCGGGACAACCACCCCCTCAACTGCAGAGCCACAACCACACGGATGCCGCATTTTTAGGGCTGATTCGGCATTTTTATCCGGATGTGGTGGTTGAAAATGACAAGTATTTAATGCACGTGAGCTGCGCGCTTTGGGACAAGCGCGGGGATGTGCTGGCCGCCATGCAAGACCATTCCGCCACGACACCCACCACGCCTTACAAGGCGTATGAATTATACTGCCAGCAACAGCGACTAAAGCACAAGACTAATCCGGCCACTGGACACCACCATTTAGTTGTCAGCAAAAAGTATTTTGAAAAAATATATAATGAGAATAAATTGTAGATACAATATAGGACGCGGTATATATATCAAAATTCAATTCAACCAACGCAGTAAACATGTCGGAATTGTCTGATACTCATACTGTTTCGCCTGTGTCGGTTACTCCTACCGTTTCGCCTGTTGCTCCTACGGTTGATCCTCTTGATCCTGCTGCTACTACGGTTACTCCTACGGTTACTCCTACGGTTACTCCGGCTGTTTCGCCTGCCCCTACGATTGAGCCTGTGTCGGTTGCCCCTACGATTGAGCCTGTGTCGGTTGCTCCTACTGATGTGTCTGCCCCTACGGTTGATGTTTCTCCTGCTCCTACTGTTTCGCCTGCCCCTACGATTGATCCGACTGTTTCGCCTGTGTCTGAACCTGGTTCTGTCGTCGCCGATGTTTTGAACAAGATTGTCACCAATGTTGCGGCAGCTGTTGCATCGGTTACAGATGTTACAGATGTTACAGATGTTGCAGCGGTTGCTGGTTCGGATGCGTCCGCGTCCGATCAAATTGTTGTCGCATTGGTGGATGAAATCGTTGAAGACAACGACCGGAAAATGGTGGAACTAGGGTTGCAAACATTCAATGCAATCAATGCAGCCGACCACGTGTGCGAAACAATCGTGGAAGCAATTCGGGCGACCGTTGATCCATCGGAATCCATTAAGATGTATTGCAATCCTGCAGTTGGACTGTTGTCCGATTTTGCGCCGCATTATAAAATGCTCATATCTGCGACTGGGGGTGAATCAATTGAAGGCATCATTTCACGCACATTTGCCGAATTAATAACCCGTCCAATGTTTGATGGATTGGATGCAAGGATTACACCGGCTGCATCATCCATGGGTAACCATTTTACCCAAATTTCTCTCGTTTTGTGGATTGGGAAAGTGTTTCATGTTCCCATTTTCACGGCGTATGTTGTGCGCAATGCGTTGAATGCGGACGGATTGGACGCGGCCATTGCTGTAAAATTCGCGCCGTTCCAGCACAACGCGAAATTGATCGCAACCTACAACCAGTTGGACGTGTTTCTGGAGCTGCTGCTGCATTCGGAAGAATCGGACATTTATGCCCCGGTGAACGTGCTCATTGCCCGCGGCATCCATGCGTCCATTGTTTCAAATTTTACTGGATCATCTTTATCGCCGAATGCGGCAATTGCGGCGGGGTGCCAGCCATTTTTTGACATGATTCAGATTCCAAAGTTGCGTTCCGTCGTTGCAAAAATGGCGCTCATCGCCGTCATGCAGGATCCCAGCGTGAAAACCGCGCAGGGCGAACATTTTTCGGACATTTTCCCAAGCGGACAGTATGGCAAATACTTTGGGGAGGTGGCGCATCGGGCCACCACTGACACAACGAATCAAGGCTCCATAATGATGGATGATCGCGTTCCGTTGACAAGAACCGACATCATCATTGCAGCAATGACTGCAATGAATAAAGCCATGAGTGCGAGCGGTGCGCACATGGTGATCAGCGGGGGTGCAGCCGTGTCTTTTTACATTCAAGCATTTTTGAAGAGGTTGGAAACGGAACAAGACTCATTTCAATCATTTCAAGCGGTGGTGGGCATTGATATGGCCCAGTTAATGAAAGACTGCGGAAACATAAGGATGAACGACATTGACTGCATTGCATTCGGCGACGTGTCCCGCCAATTTTTGTCCGTATTTTCTCTCTACATGATGATTATGTATGACAACTTTTTCGCACGACCCAAGCGCTACGGTGTCGCGGAGGTCAAGGACGCGCCCCCGATTTCATTTGCGCTTTCTGCAACTGCAACCGATAGGATTGACCTGCACGTGTACGGCAATCGGGACGACGATGCAAACACAATGCTCATCAGCAAACGGTTGAGAAAGGAACCCACCGTGCAACTGGTCACGCAAAAAATCATGTTTTTTTCTCAGATCATGCATCCGCTGTGCGAACATCATCCGCATCAGCAACAGCAACAGCAACAGTCGCAAGGCTGCAAAGAAGACAAATACTACTTGGAACCCATTGATTTGGTCAAAAAGACCATTGAGCACTTTGTCAAGCTGTACATGCGGTCCCTTTACCCGAAATCGGACGCAAAATACGCAACCGAGGATCCAGCAACCAGGGAGAAAATCGGCGCCATGCTAAAAGAAGAATACTACAGGGACAACCTGGTTTCGCTGAAAATCATCATGCTGGACATCATTTGCATTTTTTGCGACGAAGGCGCGTCGCTGTTTTGCCGGATTTTCATGGCCCGCAAAAACCCGAAGGATTTCGCCCGATTGCGCGTGTTCATAGACATTTATTTACTGCAGCTGATGCGTTCCGGCGGCGATAGCTTTGCCGCGGACAATGCAGAGTTCATTGCGGATGTCCGCCAGCTGCGAGACCTCATGTCCCGGTTGAACGCAGATTATTATTTGGAACAAGGCAGCATCGCCGCGGTCAATGCAGACATGGCGGAGCAATTGAATGCGCGACGGGACGAGTTTTTGGGGGTGTTGCGCAAGGTGGGGCGCGCAATAGTGGAACTGGCTCCCCCAGATGAACCCGTTCCAATACAGTTCCAAGAGGCAACCGGTGCAAGCACGATCCAGTTTTTCAAGGAGTCCCCGCAAATCAAATACAAGTTCGACATGAACCAACACATGGCCCAATTGTTTGGCTGTCACGCACAGCCACAACCAGACCCATATGATGCATGGCTAAACAGCGTGTTTGAAACGGTTCTGTTTGCACCCAAAGTTGAAACGGTGTTCAGAGAGAAATTAGCAACTATTTTGAGCATGGATCCAGAATCCAATTATGAGATTAAATTTAAAGACATGCCGGCTAGGTCGCCGCACATGCTTGAATTACTGAATGCATTGAAGGGAATAAAAATGGATCAGGCTAAATTGAACCAAATGAACAAATTTAAAGCATTGCGTTCCAATTTATTGGGTCCGCTGAGAGAATTCATTGCAATCCAGGGCGGAGTAGCACCAAGCGCCACCTATGTGATTAAACTATACGATAAATCAACCATACATGATTATTTGATGGCACTTGTAATGTATGCGTTATTGAAAGAGAAATTGAAAGACGAACCCGCCAATTCGGGTTTGATGCAAACAATTTCTGATTCGGCCAACTACGATGATGCAGTCCGCGAGGAAATTGGACGCATCCTATTGGAATGGAATCAACACGCGCCCCCCCGTCTGGGCGGCGGCGGATCCACCCGGAAACGCAAACGGGTTTGCCGGTTGAAGAACGCAAAAACGCGTTCTAAAACGCGAACCGGAAAACGTAGAAACACTCGCCGGAAAATTAAAGCAAATAAACTTAGGTTTAACCGCACTCATCGGTGAAAAATGAATTGACATCGCGGATGGAGTCAATTCATTTGAATATTTGAATATTTGAATATTTGAATAAGTTAATTGCCTTAATGCTTTCGGTGCTTGCGGCTCTTCGTCTTCCTAAGATCCGAGATGCGAACGGCGCCGAACTTGCCCTTCTTGGCAGTCCAGCCGTGCTTTTCCAACCGCTTCTCCCGTTTGGCGGTGGCGTGCTTCTTGGCGCTGACGATGCGGCCGTTTTTGTTCATGAGCAGCTTGTCGCGGGTGAGACCGGGAGTGCCGTCGGTCTTGTAAGCGGTGCCGTGGAACACTTGAGCGCGAGAGCCGCGAATGTATTCGTACTTCTTGCCGAGGATGTGGTAGAGGCCGTCCTCTGAACGCGTGTAGTTTCTACCCATTGAATTTGAATTTGAATTTGATTGGTGTATTATATTTTAACGAAAGAAAAAAAAAGAAGGTGCAAATGATTTTTTTTTGGAATGGTTTAGCAAAAAATCAGTTGAATTGATTCTGAATGGATTTCCCGTATCCCGCCGGCGCACCCGTCCAACTTTTGTAAACATTGGTCGGACGGTTGGCCTGCGTAAAACAATCGTTGCGCTGCGCCGTGGCGGTTCGGATGATTATGCTAAACACTTTGAAATTGACCACGATGGGCACAACTTCGCCGCCACTGCCCGTTTCTATTAGTTTCTTATTAATTGGTTGATAACATCGGCATTTTTTTAGGGAATAATAATTGTAGCCCGACATTTTTTATTTTTTATATTACATATATTATAAACACATACTTTTGCATATTAAAAATGTCAGAGGCACGACATGATGCCCTTTTGCACAATGTTAATACATTGATAGCCGGTTTGCGACCGCAGGAACATGATTACGACATTGCACCAATTTTTGCAGCAATTCAGCCTACATATGAACATGTGATACATGGAGGCAACCCGGCTGAAATTGCAGCATTGAGTCTGATATTGGAAGAGATGAATAATATATTACGCCACAAATCAGCCGCCAAAAAAATGAAGCATTTTTATAAGATGTACGATGACGAGCTCGCTGCAAATCCTAGTGGAAGCATGAGGTTAACCATTATAGATATGATTTTATTTCATGGCGTTTGGTTGCATGACCAAGCTAGACGGGAGACTGCACGAAATATTGCAGCCAGAAAGCGTGCAAAAGATGCTGCAAAAGCTGCTGCAGATGCAGCATATCACAGTAGTCCTGAACAAGTTGCTGCACGGGCCGAATCTCGTCGGCTCCAAGCCGCAATAGATGCAGCCGCAGAAGTGGCACAAAAATTAGCAGATGCAGCAGCAGCAAAAGCAGTAGAACGACAATTGTTAGTGGAAAGGATGAGTGCACCGTATACTTCACACTCGGATGCGGTCGCGATGGCAAATCAAATGATGGCACTGCATGATCATGCTGTTGCTTCTCAGGGAAAACCCGCAAAACCATCAAAAGAACTCCCCTCCATATTTGGGAGGAAGATATTTGGGATTAAGAAGAAGGGTGGAAATAAGAGTCATAAGAAGGGTGGAAAGAAGAGTCATAAGAAGAGAAGCCATAGGAGAAGGCATTGAATAAAATCAATAATCAATAATCCCAATAAAACAAAAAATTGAATTTACTTAAAGCGAATAAACGGATGTCATGCATCCCTTTATTTTATAAGACAATCAGACAATCAGACAATCAGACAATGGCAACCGCAACATCAACCGAATCATCTTTGTCCGGCAAGTATCAGAAAATGACGGACTTGGAGCACATTCTCAAGAAGCCCGACACCTACATCGGTTCCATTCAACTCACGGAATGCACCGAATACACGGCACTAATGAACTCAGGAATAAGCGCAGCAGAGGTAACCATCGGCTTGGCGACCTTCACGCACATTCCCGCGCTCTACAAGTTGGTGGACGAAGGACTCGTGAACATGCGCGACCATGTCATCCGCCAGGCGCAGGCAATCAAGGACGGCAAGCCCAGTGCGCTTCCCGTGACGTGCATTGAAGTGGAGGTGGACGCCGCAACCGGAACAATCACTATGACGAATGACGGCAACGGCATTGACATTGCGCAGCACCCCGAGCACAAGATGTGGATTCCCGAGATGATTTTCGGGCACTTGCGCACCTCCACCAATTACGCCGAAGACAAGAAGGAGAAAATCGTCGGCGGGAAGAACGGGTTCGGATTCAAGCTCGTGCTCGTGTGGTCCACGTGGGGCTCCGTGGAAACCGTGGATCACGTGCGCGGACTCAAGTATACCCAGGAATTCAAGGCGAATCTGACCGAGATTTGCGCGCCAAAAATCACCAAATGCACCAGCAAAAAGCCTTACACGCGCATCTCGTTCCGTCCCGATTACGCGCGCCTCGGCATTCCCGGTCTCAGTCCCGACATGACGGCACTCTTCATGAAGCGCGTGCATGACATTGCCGCCGTGACGGACCGCAGCATTCGCGTCAAGTATAACGGCGGCGTCGTGCCCATCAAAGATTTCAAGCAGTACATCGGCCTCTACATTCGCCCCGAGGTGAAGCGCGTGTACGAGGCGCCCTCAGAACGCTGGGAATACGCCGTGTGCCTGACGAACACGGACGAGTTCGTTCACGTGTCGTTCGTGAACGGCATTTGCACGTCCAAGGGCGGCAAGCACGTGGAGTACGTCATGGGTCAGCTCTTGCGCAAGCTGGCGGCGTTTATCAAGCTCAAGAAGAAGGTGGACGTGAAGCCGGCGACGATCAAGGAGCAGCTCACGCTGTTCTTGCGCTGCGACGTGGAGAATCCCGCGTTTTCCAGCCAGACAAAGGACGAACTGACGACGACGAGCGCGAACTTCGGGTCGGCCTGCACCGTGAGCGACGAGTTCGTGGAAAAGGTGGCGAAGATGGGTGTCATGGAGGCGGCCTGCGCTTTAACGGAAGTGAAGGAGGCGAAAGCGGCGAAGAAGACGGACGGCGCCAAGACGCGCACCATTCGCGGCATCCCGAAACTGATTGACGCCAATTTCGCGGGCACGGAGAAGTCGGGGCAGTGCACGATCATCTTTTGCGAGGGAGATTCGGCCAAGGCGGGCATTGTGTCGGGCTTGAGCAAGGAGGACCGCAACACGATCGGCGTGTATCCCGTCAAGGGCAAGTTCATGAACGTGCGCGGCGAGGCGGTGAAGCGCATTGCCGAAAACACGGAAATCGCGGAAATCAAGCGCATCCTGGGACTGGAGAACGGGCGCGACTACACGGCGGAAGACGTGGCCAAGCGGCTGCGGTACGGCAAGGTGATGTTCATGACGGACCAGGATTTGGACGGGTCGCACATCAAGGGGCTCGGCATCAACCTGTTTCAGAGCGAGTGGCCCACTCTGACGCACATCCCGGGGTTCATCGGGTTCATGAACACGCCGATTCTGAAGGCGCGCAAGGGGGCGCAGGAGCGTGTGTTTTACAACGAGGGCGAGTTTGAGGCGTGGAAAAGCGGAGCGACTGGTACAAATGGCGCAAGCGGAGCGGCGGCTGTGGATGTCAGCACCTGGCACGTCAAGTACTACAAGGGTTTGGGCACCAGCACCGGGCGCGAATTCCGCGAGTACTTTGAGCACAAGAAGATCGTAGATTTTGCGCACACGGGCGAAGAGAGCGACAACGCCATTGACCTTGTATTCAACAAGAAGCGCGCCGACGACCGCAAGGAGTGGCTGTCCACGTATAATCGCGCCGACCATCTGGACACCAGCCACAAGCAGGTGACGTACGAGGACTTCATGACGCGCGAGATGAAGCACTTCTCCATCTACGACAACCAGCGCTCCATTGCAAACGGCATGGACGGCCTGAAAATATCGCTGCGCAAAATCATGTTTGCGGCGTTCAAGAAGGGCGGGCTCAAGACGGAAATCAAAGTGGCGCAATTCAGCGGCTACGTGTCGGAGCACTCCGGATATCACCACGGCGAGGCCAGCTTGAACGGGGCCATTATCGGCATGGCGCAGAACTTCGTCGGCAGCAACAACATCAACTTGTTTGAGCCCAACGGGCAGTATGGGACCAGGTTGTGCGGGGGGCGAGATTCTGCTAGTGAAAGGTACATCTTCACGCAGCTGAATGTAATCACACGGCTCATTTACCGCGCGGAGGACGACGCCGTCTTGGAGTATCTGGACGACGACGGCCAGCTGGTGGAGCCCACCTTTTACGCGCCGATTGTGCCCATGGTTCTGGTCAACGGCACGAAAGGCATCGGCACGGGGTTCAGCACGGACATCATGTGCCACAATCCGCTGCAAATCATTGACCACATTCAGGCCATGCTGCTGAAAAAGCCGGAGGCAGAGTGGGGCGCAATTGAGCCGTATTACCGCGGGTTCAAGGGCACCATCACTGCATTAACATCCTCCTCCTCATCTGGATCTGGCAAGTTCCTGGTTAAAGGGCTGCACACCGTGGATGCCGCGAAGAAGCAGGTGCGCGTCACTGAACTTCCGGTTGGTTATTGGACGGAGGATTTCAAGAAGCACTTGGAGTCACTCATTGAAATCGGCGCAGTCAAGGACTACGTGGACATGAGCACGGACACGGTGGTGGATTTCACGGTCACGTTTCCGGCCACGGCCGACCTTACAAGCCCGGCATTTGCTGCAATAGTGGATCACGGGTGTTGCACCGCGATTGAAAAGTTGCTGAAGCTCTACACGACGGAATCCACGAGCAACATGCACTTGTTTGACAGCCAGGATCAGTTGAAGAAGTACGGCAACGTGCGCGACATTGTGCGGGACTACTATGCCACGCGCCTGTCCCTATACGGGAAGCGCAAGACGCACCAGCTGGCGGCCATGGCGGCGGAGCTCCTCCTTTTATCTAATAAGGCGCACTACATCCAGGAACTGCTGGACGGCAGCATTGACTTGAGGCGCAAGCGCGGCGACGAGCTCATGGCCATGATGCAGTCCAAGGGCTACGACCACGTGGAAGGCGACGAGCAATACAAGTACTTGTTGAAGCTGCCGATGGACAGCGTGAGCGAGGAGAACGTGCAGAAGCTGCTGAAAGAGAAGGGGCAGAAGGATGCGCAGCATGCCGCACTACAAGGCACCGGCATTGAGCAGCTGTGGCTGGCCGACTTGGCGGAGCTGCGTGCCGAATACGTGAAACAGGAGGAGAAACGCGTGGCCGTAGAAGTGGCTGTGGGTTCAAAGGCAGGCGGCGGCGGCGCAAAGAAGATTGTCAAACCTAAAAAGGTCTAACTAGTCATGGGGTTCATGTAATAAAATGGATTGTGTAGAATAGGTAATGAGAGAAATTCAACAATAAAAATATTTTTATTGAAGTTTATTGAAGTTCATTTTACAGTGTATTTCTCTCCTTTGTAAATGTTCAAAGAATGAATGAGCACATGGTTTCATGTTTTGACGAAAGACAGGCCCGAATGGCTGCGGCGATTTCGTTTTCGGCGTATGACCACGATGTGTTTGTGGCGATTATTTCCTGAACGCGTGCGGCGAGTTCCACGCCGAGGCAGCCGGCGTTGCGGTCAATGCAACGGCTCATATACATTAGTAATTTGGTCCATTTTGCGAGCCAGAGGACGCCGGTCTTGCTGCGGTAATGGCGAAGGGCAACGATGCAGATGATGCTGTAAATGCCGCAATAACCGGGATTGTGCGTGTTTGTGCCGTAGTTGATGTTGTATTCGGGGGAGATGGAGGTGTACGCCCGGGTTACGTTTTTTTTAACATGGTCATCCACGATGCGGATGCCGCAGAAGCCGTTGCGCCCGTTGGATTCAAAGATGGCAATGTTGTGAGGGTTGGTCGTAATGGCGCGGCTCTTGATCAGGACCAAGGAATGCGCATTGCCGCCGCGGTGCTGCACGTTGATGACGCGGAAACTTTCGTAGGGCATGGAATCCGCCTTGCCCTTGGATCGTATTCCGCGGGTTGAAACAAAGTAGGAGAGAGGCAGGGTGATGACATACGCGTGAGTGCTGTCCAGAGTGATGATCGGGCTTGGCTGGGGGTCGGACGACGTCAAATATCTCTCAAATTCATGATTGCGACCCGAAGATTTCCGGAAGAGATCTGCACGAGACATTATTGGAATTGGTTTGTGAAAGTAGTGAAAGTAGTGAAAGTAATTCAATTTTTTATTTTATTTTCATAATGCACGAAACATAAATAAAATAAAATAAAGTTATAATTTAGAATTTGAAATTTGCAAACAATGAAGCCGCATCATCGTTTGATGTTGGGTGCATTGAAAAATGCGCTCATCGTGATTGCAGCATTTGCATTGTATGAACTCATTGAAGAATTGAAAGTGTTCTGGAAAACCCGGTTTCCCGAAAGCGCGGACATGCACGGGCGTTACGGACGATTGATGCATTTGTTCAGCGTATTTCTGTCCGACCTTGCAATCGGGGGGCTGATGTATTATTTGTTCAACTTCATACACTAGACGGGAACCTAGGTTCCCGTAAACCCTCCTCCTCAGAAAACCGTAGGTTTTCTGATTCAGAACCACGGCTGCAGTTCCAGCGTCTTGTCGTTTTCGGCGGAGTAAATGGGGCGGTCAATGGGTTTATACATGGTGCTGGCATCGCGCTTGTATTGAATGTAGGCGCGCGCTTCGCTGTGCAGTTTCGGCACAAACATGTCGGTCACAATTTTGTTGAGCGCGGCGATTTGGCCCGGGATGTCGGTTGCTAAATTCATGGCGCTCTGCAGGAACACGCTGCGCATGATCATTTTCAGGTTGTCGCAGTCTTGGGGGGCGATCAAGTACGCGCCCTTGGACATGGCGTGCACGCCGTTGCGCAGCGCATTTTGCACGATTTCCATGTTGCCCGTGCTGAAAAAGGCGTCACTGAGCGCGGTGTTCTCCCAGTTGCCGACCATGGCGTCGCGAAACGACGCGCACGTGCTAGAATTGGGGATTTTGTCGTACATGGCGAACTGCTGCTCCACCGTGGGTCCTAAAATGTCAATGCGACCATTAGACCGAACGGGTTTTGTTGCGTTGCGAGAATAGTTTTGCATTGAATTGGTTGGATTTGAGTGTGTGTGTGTGAGTGTGTGTATAAGTTATTGAATTATACACATATAATTATTTTTATTTATATCATGCAATCCGCCATGTGTTATTTATTTTTAAGGGGGGCACTTCGGCATGCCTTGCGTTCCAGCGGGAATGCCGTTGTATTCACAGTTCACGGGTGGAGAGGGTTTTATGCAGTTCCCGGTTGCATCCACCGTCCAATAATCTGGACATTTGGGTATTTCCGCCGGTGGCCACGCGATGTCGCTGGATGTGTCATACAGCGCATACCCTATGAAAATCATTGCAGCAATTAGCATGAAAATCGCAATCATAATGACGATGCGCTGAAAATTAAAAGAACTGGACTCTTGGGTTGGATCCATTGTTGAAATATGAAATATACTATACCTTTTTATTTTTATATTTGTTGGTTGCACACACACCCGCCTCAAATTATTGATTTCCGTGCAATTTAATATTAAACATTAAACACTGCGAGAATGCAATAGGATATTCAAGTTTTCTTAAGTTAATGAAACCGGCAAAATCCAAAATCATGAAACCCCCGAATGGCACCCTCAATGGCACCCCCCCCACCCATCCCATCAATTACAACGAGGTGCTGGGTCGCGAATCCATTGCGACCGAGATTGCAGCCGCGCTGGATGCGTTCCATAGCAAAAAAAACGATTTGATGATCAAGCGGGGCATTTACGTGTACGGAAACCCGGGCGTGGGAAAAACCGAATTCATTGTGCAGCTGCTTAAAACCCTGAATTACGACACCGTGAAGTATGACGCGGGCGACATACGCAACAAGTCCATCATTGACCTCATCACCAATCACAACATGAGCGAGCACAGCGTGCTTTCCATGTTTCAGAAAAAGCCGAAGCGAATAGCCATTGTCATGGACGAGATAGACGGCATGAACAGCGGCGACAAGGGCGGCATCAACACGCTGATCAAACTCATGCGTCCCAAAAAGACGAAGAAGCAGCGACTGGAAGACGTGACCATGAACCCGATCATATGCGTCGGGAATTATCACATGGACAAGAAAATACGCGAACTGATGAAAGTGTGCGTGACGTTTGAACTTAAAACGCCCACGCTGGAGCAGGTTGGCGTGATTCTGAAGTCCGCGCTGCATTCGGGCAATGCCGCGCTGCACAAAAATGTGGCGCGATTCATACAGGGCGACCTCCGCAAAATTGCGACCATTAGCAGCATTTTCAACAACATCGGCAGCGCGACCAATGAGCCCCAACAATCGGACAGTTACAGCAACGCGCTGATTGAAACCATTTTCCAGCCGAAGGCCAACAACGAAGACAGCAAAACCATTGTCAAAAAACTAATAAACGCGCCGTGCAAATTGATGGAGCATTCCGCGCTCATGAACGAAACGGACCGCACCATCGTGGGTCTGCTGTGGCACGAAAACGTGGTGGACGTGCTGGCGAAGCAGCCGCAGAAAATGGAAGCGTTCCGATTTTACAAGGACGCGCTGGACAACATTTGTTTTGCGGACTACATTGACCGCATCACGTTTCAAAAACAAATCTGGCAGTTCAACGAAATGAGCTCCCTGATTAAAACGTTTTACAACAACAAGCTGTATCACGAACGGTTTGCAACGCGCCCCAAGTTCAACCCGTCGGAGGTGCGGTTCACCAAGGTGCTGACCAAATACAGCACCGAATACAACAACGCGCTGTTCATTCAAATGATGTGCCAAAAATTCGGGATGGACAAGAAGGACTTGTTTGCCTTTTTCTTAAACGTGTTTGCCAACGACAAGTGCGAGCAACAAATGGACGGCATCATGGAAGAGTTTGAAATCACGAAGCTGGACATTCAGCGCATGCAGCGCTACCTGGACAAATGCACGTATCCCAGCGAAGTTTTGCCGGACGAGGTGGGTGAATCGCATGGTTGCATTTGCGAATGAACGAATGGTTGCATTATTTTATTATACCCCATCCAGCAGCGCGCCTTGGCGCTCAATGGTCTCCAGATGCGCTGCGATAACCTCGTCGCGGTCATGAATGGTGGCAAGCAGTTCTGAATTCTCGCGGATTTTTTTGTTGCACATTTCTCGCATCCTTTCCAGCTTTTCGGCTTGCGATTGCACGGTTTGTATCAATTCCTCCACGGTCATGCTGCGGCTGATCGCGTTCGGCGCCTTGAACGCGACGACGGCCTTTAAGATTGCTGCTTGAGGTTGCTGTTGTTGTTGTTGAGGTTGTTGCTGTTGCTGATTTTTCTGTAATTTCTCTCGTATTTGTTGCAGAACATCTGGTTTCATGGACGGATGGCCGGGGTCGTAGGCTTGCAGCGCGGCGTCCACGTCGCACATGTAGAACCGCAGCAGGTCGGGCTCCTTTATAAAATCGGTCACTTCGCGCGTGCTTATCTGCATGCCCGAATTTTTGTGCCCCAAGTTTGAAAGGAGCGTGCGCTTGTCGAACGTGTTGTGCTCGTGTGAAAACACGAGAATGACTTTCATGGGATCCAGCTGCGCCATGGGCACGGTGTACCCGCGCAAGAATGCGCGCTCTTCGGCCAAGCACGCGGACTCGTCGTATGCCAGATTCCGGTCGGCGAGCAGCTCCTTCCAGAACGCAAACGTGGCGGCGGTGGCGTGATTGGGGCCGTAGGGACCAAACTGCACCATTTGACCGCACCATTGGTTTGTGGGGTCTAAAGGGAAAGGTTCGGAAAACCGTAGGTTTTCCGGTTTGAAATAAATGCACATTTCGCTGCTGCCCGCGAGCTTGATGCCCGTTTTCCGTTTTCGGTGATCCAGCAGGGTGTTCACCGCGTGCGACACGCGGTCCGGCGGGTAGTAGTCGTCGTCGTCCATGTAAACGAGGATGTCGCCGCGCGCTTGGTCGTGCATCATGTTGCGTTTTTTACCGAGTGAAACCTTTTCTTCAAGCCGGAAGTACCGCACGCACGGATGCTGTGACACGAGGTCTTCAATCGGGTCGGTGCCGTCATCAATGATGACCCACTCCATGCGGTCGCGCGGATAGGTTTGATGGTTGAAGCACTGCAACATGGCGGCAATGAACGGGCGACGGTTGAACGTGGGCGTGCACACGCTGACAAACGGACGCATGTTGTGGGGTGTGGGGGTGTGGGTGTAATAATAATGCGATAATAATATGATAATAAACTTGGGTTTATTATGATTTTGACAAGGTTATTATGTCGTCTTATTCGGTTTCATGTGATTTATTAACAACCCGGATAAAAACACGACGCCGGTCAAGGTTCCGGCGGATTCCGTCGGCAATTGAACGAACGCAATGATGATTGCCGCAATGACGAACGCCATGATGAGATGCTTCATCCGTTTCATGAATTCCGTCTTGAAGCCGTCCGCGTTGTCGCTCAACGGTTTAATCAAGAATAGATACAGCAAATGAATGTACGTGTATATCGCGGGAAAAAACGAAACCCATCCAAGACAGAACGTGATTGCTAAATACAATAAAAACAGCCAAAATATCCAAATGTATTTAACTATTTTATTTGTTATCACTCCCGTGTAAGCGGTAAATGATACCAACCCTTGAACGTATCCTGGAATGGCCAGGACGAATGAAAACATGAGCATGAGCCCCCATGAAATGTGAGAAAACAGCCCAAATAAAAACCATTTGATGAAAGAAAACATGGAGTCGCCGGTGTCGGCGTTCATGGGTTTCGCAAACTCCTTTATTTTTGTGAAGTAGCCATTCAGTATCCAGCCCCCGGTCTTATGCCCCGGCAGTTGAGTGGCTTGCCACCACCACTTCATCATCCAAAAAATGGTCTTCTGGTTCATTGCAGCGGGGTCGTTCGCGTTCTGGTTCGAAATCATGCATTTGCTGTCATGGCAATACGGGTTGACCTCCGCGCCATTTGGAATATTGGGATAATCGTGATCGGGGACAATGTTCAATGCATTCAAAAAATTGCAGCTGGTGATCCAGTTAAACACCCCGATTCCGGCCAATATTTTCAACATGACCATGGCATAATCAAAAAATGGCTGGGCGGAATAGGGCTCCTTGTGATGGGCTGCGCCGGTGCCCTTGGCGTGTTTTATGTTTTTAAGATTCATTGTGGATCCCAGTTATTATAATACTAAATTATTATAATATTCAAAAAAGTCACAATGAACCACATTGAATTTATCTCGCATACATGAGCGCGCAGTTGCCGCCGATGAACGTCAGCACGTTGTACCTCTCTTCCAGCACGGTCAAGTCGTAGTTGTAGTCATAGATGCGCCACTGCGGCTTGTTGACCCCCACGGGGATCCCCGTTTCGGGGTCGCAAATCGTGTAAAAGTTGGCGCTCGGGTCCAGCGGCGGCGGGTACGTGCTGAATTCCAGCTCAATGGTGGAGAACTTGCTCATGTTAATGGCGCCGCTGGGCTGGTACGTGATGTTGCTCGCATCCATTCCGAAGTTGTATAAATACAAACCGAACGGCGCGGAGCCCGCGGTGCGGATGTATTTCTCCACGTAGTTGTACACGCCCGCTTCCAGCATGTTCTCGCGATAGGCGCCGTTCAGCAAGATGCCGAGCTGCTGCAGAATCTCGCGCTGGTTCTCCACGTTGTAGTCCTGCGTGATGAAGAGCCCGGACGGCGTGCCGTTGGGCTCCACGCCGGGGCCAATCACGTTGGGTAGGCCACCGCTGTTAATCGTCACTATGCCCGAAGAATACGGCACGGCGTATCCTGTTAAAGTGCCATAATAAGCGGTTGATGATCCAGGTGGGGTTATCGTAGTCCAGTCAATGGGAATGGACGAAATGTATTGTAAATTAAATGCATTATTATTTCTAATAAAACAATCCCGAAATGAATATGTGAATGTGTTTATTGTTGCAGCGGGGGGATTCATTACAAAAACGTCTGGAGAAATGTACGCAATTCCTTCCGTTGTATCATTCAACCGAAATGAAATTGAAGCAGAAGCAGTTGACGCGGTAACAAGAAGTAACCCACCCGTTATTTTGCTTACAATATAGTTATCGCCCACACTGTATGTAAATGATGGGCTATTCAACTCAAAATATGCAGTTGTTAATGCCCCCCAAACTTGAACGGATGCTGGGGTGTTATTGTAAATGGGTACCGGAACTGCATTGGTGGTGACGCCTGTCACCAAGAATGAAATGTTGGTTCCAATGATATTGATGATTGTTCCGGTTATGGTGTTATTTGCGTCATATGTGACAGTTATGCTTTGACCGATACTAAACCGGTGTAAATCCTTTGCTGAGACAATAATATTTGCATGATGGGGGGTGATGGCATAATTTGTGTAATGATCCAAATCCAGAACCGTGTTTGTTACAATGGGACAATCAATCACGTATCCTTGGTCGGGGGCGGCTTGAACGTCGTCGGGAATCACGTTGGTGTAGGGCCAGTTCGTGTAGTTGCTCCACTGGTTGCGCAGGTTGATGTCGCTGCGCTGAAACAGGAACATCCACGTGGCCACCATGCCCATCGTGTTCTGCAGCTCCACGCGGTGGCTGCCCGTGATGTTCTTGAAATCCCACTCGTACGCTTCCTTAAGCAGGTACTTCTGCTCCTGCGACGCAAACACGCGCGACTCCTCGGCCGACAGGAAGCAGTACGTGGACAGCAGGTGCACGTCGGCGTTCCAGTCCGTGCGCTTGTCGGCGTAGACGTCGGCTCCAATAATGTCGACCGCGGGCGGCGGCTGCAGGAAGCGGTAAAACTGGTACTCCTGCTCATTGAAGTTGGGCTGAATGAAGGGCGCCTGGGCGACCTCCGCGGGCGTCAGCGGCGTATCGGAGGTAATGGAGTGCGGAGCGTAGTTGATGTCGCGCGTGACAAAGAGCTCGCGCACGGGGCGCATGACCACTTCAATCTGCAGCTCGTTGTACTGCAGCGCCACCAGCGGGAACGCGGTGCGGCTGTTGTTGCAGAACCACGCGTTCAGCGGGATGTAGAGCTTGCGACCGCGAATGGAGGGCTCCGGCCCCTGCTGGCTCGTGTTGTAATACACGCTAGGATACTTGTTTTGGCGCCCCGAAAAGTTGGCGGGGTCGTTCAGCTCCGCGGTGCTGCCGGTCATGGTGTCGTACAGGAAGCGCTTGGTGCCGGTGAGGTCGCGCTGCACCTGCGCCAGCAAGTACTTGCCCGTCATGCGCTGCAGGATTTGGCCGCCCACGGAAAATGTTATTTCCTTGATCATTTGCGTGCCCAGATTTTCAATCCAGCGGAACTCGTAGGGGCGCCAGGCGTCGCCGCACGACAGGGGCGGATAAATCGGGCTCCAAATGGTGGGCAGCGTGACCACGAGGTAGGTGTCCATGAGCAGTTCGGCGTAACGGGGCACGGTGAACGTGAACCGCGATTCCTCGTTCATGCGCAAGTTGCGCAACCCGGTGAAATCAATTCGGAACTTTTGCATGCCGAAGTTGGTGTACTTGGCGTACGTGGTCTTGAAAAACGACTTTTTCGGGTTGGAATTTAGAATGATGTTTTGATTGCCGTACGACACAATGTTTAGTAGGCCGCCCGTCATTTTATATTATATGTAATTGCAACATATAAGTTATTTGCATTTAAATCATTTGTCCCATTCATAATATCCATAATATCCATATATCCATAATATATCCATAATCCATAATAATATCACATTAACATAATAGCGCACATTAATTAAATTAAATGGAAGAAGGAACGGGATCAAAAATTACGAGCATGGCAGAGACGGCATCCGCATTTGCAACCACCGCGCTCGCCACCATTGGGAGCAACCCGTTGCAAACCGGCCTGTCCATTGCGTTGGCAATTGTGTTGGCGGTTGTCATCTGGTACATTGTTTACAAGGTGAACCAAAAACAAAACGAAATTGCCTCCACTTACGTCAATGTGAACCGCGTGGTTAGTCCGCTGAACATGCTGGCAAACCAGGCCGTGGATCCCATGACCATGCCCTTGCGCAATTTTTACATCAAAACGGCATTGAATTGCTGTTGTTTAGGGGAGTGGAAAAACAACTACGTGGACACCGTCGCGCTCCGAAGCGCAATTGCGGACGGCTACCGCTGCCTGGATTTTGAAATTTACAGCGAGGACAACAAACCGGTGGTGGCGGCTTCCACTAAATCCAGTTTCAATTACAAGGAAACCTACAACTCCATTCCATTTTTGGAGGCGATGACGGTGGTTGCGCAAAACGCGACCACAAAAGCGCCCAACGGCACGGATCCGCTCTTCATTAATTTGCGCATTAAAAGCAATAATGCGAAAATTGTGCCCGACATGGTTGCCGCGATTAACGCGCAATTCGGAAGCATGCTGTTGGGTCCCGAATACAATTACTTGTACGCTGGCAATAATTTAGGGCAAGTGCCGATGTCGACCTTTCAAAACAAGGCCGTCATTATGGCCGACATATCCAACCCGATGTGCACCGACAAAGACTTGCCCCTGTTTCAACTCATAAACGTGGGCTCAAACTCGCCGTTCTTGCACCAGCTGCAATATGAAATGGGCGTGAAAAACACGCCGGACATGGATGCCTTGATAGACCACAACAAAAAGAACATGAGCATCGTGTTTCCCGACGCTCCGTTCAACGAAAACGCGAACTTCAATGTTGCAAAAGCGTTCGGGTGCCAATTAGTTGGCATGATGCCGCAAGTGAAAGACGTCAACTTGGAACTTTACAACAAGGCGTTCAATGACGCCGGCAGCGCGTTCATACTGAAGCCACCCGAATTGTGCTACCAACAGGTGGTGATTGAAACTCCGCCACCACAGGACCCGGCGCTCTCTCTGGCGGGTCGGAACTACAGCACCGATTACGCGTCGTGGAGCGTTTAAGGGTAAGGGACATGCTGTTAAGGGACATGCTGTCCCTTATGATCCCTTGCCTTGTTGTTGCGGCTGTGTTTTTAGTATGTATAAAAATATAATGTTATGACATTTTATAATTGTGTTCACACCACACAATAATGCACACGATTGAGATCATTAACACGATTATTTTCATTTATGTTATTCTAAAATTAATAACTGTGTGCAGTGCGCATCGTGCAGCGGATTACATCCGATCAGGATTTACACTAATATTTGGTATGTTTTTTATGTATTTCTCTCATGTTGCTCAGCATAAATTTAATGATAGTGTAATTGGGAAATTGCACACGATGTATCATCACAATCCCAAATGCAAACATGAATGGTATGCGAAAATAATTGAATTTATTAATAATTTGCAATTATTGATCTTTATTTTATTTAACAATGTGATCAAACAAATCACGCACATTGAAATATTTTCTAATTACGTTTTGTTCGCGCTCACATTTTATTACATATGGACTCATTTTATTGAATTTCATTATTTCCCTTCATGTGTACACAATCAGCATCATGCATTTGACAATGAAGAGAACCATAATCATTCATTGGAAATTCAAAATTATGGTCCACACATCATAGACATGCTGTTCAACACACATCATGCATGCAATGATGCAAATGTGTATGTGGTTGAACCAGTTGAATTAGTCAACATGTATGCAATGTATTATGCCACCCGTTTAATTTATAAAATTAAAAAATGATTTATTTTGAATAACACCAAACATTGGCAAAAACGTAACGTCAATGTATATTATTATGATATAATTATATATCATTATATATCATCCCCATATCATCCGTCTTGATCAGAATGATGAGCAAATATAACATTGGAACTTGGCCAATTGCATTCCCACTCATAATTAGTGTGCTTATTGTGATGATTATTGGCATTTTAAATCATGTCAAACGTTTGAATTATGATGCCAGTCTGAATGATTTGATGTTACAAATCGTGAATGAAACAAATAATGAAAAAATTTTTCACACCATAAATGATGAATCCGATATATCTCACAATGTAAATGTATTGGATATTTCAGGAGGTGGATACAAAAATATACAATACATTGTTTATTTAATAAGAGTAAATGACCATTTCCTAAATAAAAACATTGACATGCTAAGAATGTTTAATGTTTTTGGGGGTGTGTCATCCGGCACGATTATAGGATGCGCGATTGGATTTAGAGAGTTAATGTTAAAAAATATTTCAAAAAATCATAAATGGGATTTTATGCAATTTATGAAACTATTTAAATATTCGGATACACAAATCGCAAAATGCATTACACTTATTAATAATGATTCCACCCAATTAAATTATGGGACACTTAGTTTGCAATGGTTATTTTATTCATATTTATTTTTAAAAACCAAAATAGTGAACACGACTGCATTTACAAAATTAAAAACTTGTAATGGTTATTTGGGTCCAATGTTTTCATCAAACGATAAACACACTTATTTAAAAAAATACTTTAATTTTGACATGAAAGATATACTAAAATCACGCACAATTATTACATGTGGCATGAAAATGATGCCAAACCAATCAACCCCTGAACTTTTATTATTCACTAATTCTACAAATCCAATCAATGATCCATATATAATCAAATCAAATTCTGCCATTTCAAATGTTGCAGATATTATTAATATAGTCACAAATACGATTGGATTGTATTCGGTCAATGAACAATATCCTAACACATGGGACGCATATTTGCATATAAATAATGTTGCAATGATTGTTATGTCATTGTTTACGAATCGTTCAGTCAATGTGAGTTTGAACTATTTTTCATTGCACAATGAAACCCGTTTGACTTGTGGAACAAATGAAGGAATGTTATGGTATTTACAAAATATAAACTATGTCATGAATGCGCATACAATACATTATCTGAAATTGATCAAATACATTCAAAAAAATCATGCACATAATGTTGTTTTTAAAAATGATACGTGGAGTCTTGATTTATCAGATTGTGCAACATTGCACTCCATTCAAACTGGGTTGAACACTTCAACCAATGATTCCGTCGCGTTCATTCAGAATGAATTATTGAATTAAATTCAAACCCTATGGTTGTGGTTGCTCTTGTTGCTCTTGTTGCTCTTGTTGCTCTTGTTGCTCTTGTTGCTCTTGTCGTCGTCGTTCTACTAAATACTCTTGGTACTTGGCACGCCGTTCATTCAATTCCTTTTGCAGGTGGTAGTGTTTGGCCCCCGCGTCCATGAATTTGCGAATCTCTCCGTATTTTATTTGATTTTTTGATTTCAACAACGGGGTCTCGTCGTCGTTGCCTTCTTTACCTGATCCAAGATACGATTTGACCACTTTCACTGGATCCTTCAATTCGTGCAGCCGTTCAACCGCCGTCGTTTCATCGTAATCGGTTTGGCGAACAATGAAGGCAACGGCCTGCGCAAAATATTCTTGCTGCACGGCGGTCTTCAGTTCTTCGCCCTGCAAGTGCTGCAAGTGCTGCAAGTGCTGCAAGTGTTGTGGCAGCGCGTTCATTGGATGCGCGTATTAATTATATAATTGTGGATGGGGTATGGTATGTAATTATATAATTATTGTGTTTAATTGCTTTTTTTTGCAATTTTGCTGCGCCTATTTGTGGATCATTGTCAAAAACTCGCATTGCGCATCCATGAACGTTTTGAACGACATGTATGTTATGAGATTGTCCGGCTCGCACGCCATCATGTTGTAAAAGGTGGTGTAATCGGATTCATTTTGCACCCATATTCCAATCAAATTCAACGATTTTTTTAATTCGGAATGAGTGATGGCGCCATTTCCCGACACATTTAGCAGTTTAAATAATTTTCTGAGTGCGGTTTGCCCCGCAAAACGGTTAAACCCGTTGTCCACAAACATTTTCACCAACAAATTCACGGACGAATCCGATTTAACGCATTTATAATCAATCTGCGTGGTTTCGTATCCGGAATCATTGTATTTGCACGGCTGCGTGGTTTTGTTATAGGTTGTGATGTAATGCGTTGGACCATCAAACTCGTCAGAAAATGACAACAACTTGCTAGAATGGGTCATGCGTTTGGCGTTGGCGTTGGCGTCGGCGTTGGCGTTGGCGTTGGCGTTGGATTCAGTGGGTGCATGCGCCGAATAAGTGCTCGGCGCCGATGTGACGTGAAAATCGGGGCGCATTCTAATCTTGTCCTCGCTGGAACTCATTCGGTGGTACATAGCTAAACTAATCTTGCACATCTGAGTATGGAATTTGATTTATTGATTAGTATACCATGTTATTATATATTTATTACATTTTCACATAACTTATTTTATAACCGCAGCGCGCGCATTTAAAATGTATTTCAAACCATATTAAACAAACGGCGGGACATACCTACAACTTGCCCCGCACCCAATCACCCAATCAATGACAATTCCAACCGCCAATTCCATCGTCGCTCTCCTAATGGACGAAGTGCGACAATCTCTGGAGCCCCGAATATTGCACGCATTGTCCGATTACCAATTGTACAAAGAAACCCATGACGCCGTGCTTCAAATCCCGTTTGTGAAACATTTATTGGAAAACCAGTGCAAGTGCAACGCAACACCATCCGCAACACCATCCGCAGTACCATCCGCAGTACCGTCATCGTTTGATCCAATTCAGTTGGAGATCATTGACATTGCGGCAGAACAACACGAATTGCCAAATTTGGATTCAATCGCCGAATACATTAACGCCGCGATAGAAGCAGAAGCAGAATATGAACAAGACGCGGAAGAAGAAGAAGAAACGGAAGAAGAAGAAACGGAAGAAGAAGAAGAAGAAGAAGAAGCGGAAGAGGAAGAAGAAGCGGTTCAAGAAGAGGAAGAAGAAGCGGTTCAAGAAGAGGAACAGGAACAAGAAGAAGAAGAAGAAGAAGAAGAAGAAGAGGAAGAGGAAGAAGAAGAGGAAGAACAGGAAGAGGAAGAAGAAGAAGCGGTTCAAGAAGCAGAAGTGGAAGAAGTGGAAGAAGAACAAGAACAAGAGGTTCAAGAAGAAGAACAAGAACAAGAACAAGAAGAAGAGGAGGTTCAAGAACCAGAACCAGAACCAGAACAAGAAGAAGAGGAGGTTCAAGAACCAGAACCAGAACCAGAACAAGAAGAAGAGGAGGAGGAAGAGCTGGAGCTGTTTGAAGTGGAGATCAAAGGAAAAACATACGTGACCAATGATGAAACAGACGGCGACATTTATGCATACGTGAATGAGGAAGTGGGTGAAATTGTGGGGGCATTTAAGAACGGCGTTGCTAAATTTGCCAAGAAACCCAAATCCAAGTCTGCGTGAACAATCCAGTCCATCCAGACCATCCAGTCCCAAATCAAAATAATATATTCGGGTATATTATATTGTAGTTTGTAAACCGTGCAAAAAATGATAATAGATTCGTTATGCCCGCCGGCAGTTCTTTATCTGGGGTTTTCGGTGATTCAGATCATCATTGATTTATTTAGAGGGCAGCAAAACAGCGCATTCTTAAAGGTAATTGTCATGATCATTTTCACCATTCTGCTGAACCAGTTGTGCATCGGCGGCCTCACCATTCTCTCGTGGTTCATCGTGTTCATCCCCTTCATCATGATGACGTATGTCACCACCATTCTGCTTTACGTGTTTGGATTGAGTCCGTCCAAGGGGAAGCACACGCAACCCGATCCCCGTCGCCGACACAAACCGAAACCAACTCCTTACAATCCGCAAGATGTGGGCGGATGTGTCGGAACCGAATTCGGGTGCTGCCCCGACGGCGTAACGGCCAGCAACATGTTTGGTTCCAACTGCTATGGCCCGGGTCCCAGTCCCAGCCCCCATCCCCATCCCCATCATCATCATGGACGCCATTATCCGCCAGGTCCTAGCCCCAGTCCCAGCCCCCATCCCCATCATCATCATGGACACCATTATCCTAGCCCCAGCCCCCATCCCCATCCCCATCCCCATCCTCATCATGGACACCATTATCCGCCGGGTCCTAGCCCTAGCCCTCATCATAACACCGCGTATAATTGTGTTCCCAATAATACCGGGAAGGACCGTCATTGCAAGCCAGTTAAAGGTGGAAAATTTAAGAATGCAGCGGAATGCAAACGCCACTGCCATATTGTTGGCTAATTTCGGCTGGTGTTGTATCCGCCGCACCCCCCACATTTCATGCCGTACGGGTGGTATGCAATGTGGGCGTTGAACCCGCAGTCATTGCATTTGCCCGCGAACGCGAGCTCCTCTTGATTGGGGTTCGCCTCAATTAAGGCGTCCATCATGGCGTTGTATTGCTGCAAACTGTCGGGTGGCAGCATGGTTTTCCGGCACAGCGGGCAACTCAGCCGGTTCTGTTGCATGCAGTTTAATTGGCAATGCGCGTGCATGGGATGCCCGCACGGCAGCACGGTTGCCGGTTTGGTGGAATGGAACAAATTTTCCAGACAGATGGGGCAGTCCGTGTGAAAACGTTCCGCCTTGCACTTATGCTCTAGCGACGCAACGCACGTGCCGCAATGGTCGCAGTGCACAAAATCTGCATTACCCTTTACGCGACAAATGCCGCACTTGTCGCAGTGGTAGTAATTTCTCTCAATGCGATCATCAAAGAAGTTGCACGCGGCACAAAAATACGCGGCAAACTGGATGCCGCAATTAAGGCATGCGTTAGACACGGGCTGCCGTTCATTGCACGCAGCGCACACCACATCTTTGACGGCGTGGCGGTCCATCTCGTGCGCTTCGGCGTCGTTGTGGCAGTGGCGGCACACATACGCCTTGTTGCAGCACGGGGCCACTAGAAGGCATCGGCGCACGTAGTGCTCGCAACCAACCACTTCTTCGTCTGTTTCGTCTCCTTCTGCGTATTCGTTTGAACTTAGAGAAGAAGGAGAGATATTGTCGTTATTCGCATCATCATTATTGGTCATATTTGTTCTCCAATATAAACAATGCGAAAAATACGCTTAAATGATTTTTATATACTAAATGTATTATCAACCATCAACCATCATCCAATCATGTCTTCTTTGAATGCAACCCGCGTCAAGCACGTTTCGGCCGACCGCATCACATTCTTAAAGCATTTAGCGGAGACGCCGAACCACACCGTTTTAAAGTTGACGGCGACGTGGTGCGGACCGTGCAAGGCGATCGCAGAATACACGCGCCAATCCTCGCTGCGTTTGCCCGCCAATGTGGACCTGATTGAGTGCGACGTGGACGACTCGTTTGATTTGTACGCTTCGCTGAAGCAGAAGAAAATGGTGAACGGCATTCCCGTGTTCCTGTTTTACAAGAACGGCAACGCGACGCTGATCAGCGACCTGTCGGTCACGGGCGCAGACATTCCGGCGCTGGATTCGTTCTTTTTACGGGTTCTAACCGCGACAAAACCATGAACGAGCAACTATATTGGTAAATGAAAATATAATATACATATACATGTATATAATTACCACTATGCAACCCACCACAATATTGGATATTCCATCTGATGTGATGGAGAGGATTAACCTCCATGCAACCATGCGGATAAGAGTAAATAATTATGTAGACAAATATCATGATGGAGATGTTGAAGCAGAAACGATTAAAACCAGAATGATTAATAAACTTGATAAGGAAATTGAAAGATATTATAATGAACGTGGACGGTTGAAACTAACAGATTTACACGATGAATGTGATGTCATCATAGGCGATCGTGGAATGGGTGGAAAAAGACGAACTAAGCGCACCAAGTGCAATAAGCGAACTAAGCGCACTAAGCGCACTTATAAACGGCGCAAATAAATGCAAATAATAATGCAAATACCAATATTTGTATTATTAACATTTGAACCATTTTCTCTCGTCCCGATGAACTTGGATCTAGATCTAGATTTAGACATTCGCAACTACGAGTTGCACGACATCCATCCGTCGTTAGCGACTTGTCGGTCACGGGGGCATACATTAAGGCATTGGATGCGTTCTTTTTCCGGGTTCTATGAACCAGCAAAATTGCATGAATCAAATATCACGATGATACTATTTTTTTCAGTTTTTTAAAATTTTAATATTAGGATACTTATATAAACATCCAATGGCCGACGACCTGACCCCATCCCCACTTCACAGAACTCGGGCTACTACTCGGGCTATGAGTCCTGCACAGATAGAAGCAGTATACCCCACCAATACTATGTTCACTGCGCTGGATTTAGCCGATAAGAAACTGGAAAAGAAGGGCGACGGCGGTTACCGTCGTCGCCGTGTTTCCCGTCGTCGTGTTTCCCGTCGCCGTGGTTCCCGTCGTCACCGCAGGTAAATGATTATAACAATAAAAATAAGGAGGTTCATTAGATTAAGGAAATAACATAATAAAAATACCATCGGGTATTATTATTATTATTATTTAACCCATTTTCTCTCAAACTATGAACTTGGATCTAGATTTAGACATTCGCAACTACGAGTTGCGCGACATTCTCAACTTGTTCAAGATGCCGTCCGTGTTCACAGAAGCGCACATGCGCGAGGCCAAGCTCACGGTTATGCGCACGCACCCCGACAAGTCCGGCCTGGACAAGGAGTACTTCCTGTTTTTCTCCAAGGCATACAAGATTCTGCACGAGGTGTACCAAGTGCGCGCCGGGCTGTCGCGGCAAAAGGATGCAAAATACGACGACGTGAAGGAGGACATTGACGCGCGCCGCAACACCAATTCCGACAAGCTGAAGCGCATGAATGCGGACGAGTTCAACAGCTGGTTCAACCAAACGTTTGAGCAAAATAAATTGTATGACGAGGAGCAGGACAGCGGCTACGGCGACTGGCTCAAGGACAATGATGCAGATGCAGATGCAGATGCAGATGAAGATTTGGGCGAGGGCGCATCCTGGGCGCAGCGCATGGAACAGCTGGACCGCCGCAAAACCAAGTTACGGGAGCAAGCGCTCGTCGTGCGCAGCGAGGTCAAAACATTTGACTCGGGTGGTGGTTACAGCTTGTCGCGCGAGTGCCCCGAAGAGCACTCCAGTGGCCTGAACTTTGGCGGCTCCGGATCTTCGCTTGCATACGAAGACCTGCGGAAAGCGCACACGGAGTCGGTGATCCCCGTCACGCACGAAGACTACGAAGCCGTGCGCAAATACAAAAACATGAACGAACTGCAAATGTCGCGAGACATGGATCGTCGGACATTTAATTACTCCGAGGCAGCAAGCCAAACAGCATTAGCTCGGTCGCAACAGCTGCAGACGGAGGACGACATGCGTCGGGCGTTCAAGCTGGCGCAGCAGGACGAAGTCGTGCGGGACCTGAACCAGAAATGGGCGGCGCAGTTCAATGCGATTGAAGCGGGGAACAGCGCAGTCGTTGCACTTAGTGCCTTTGGCCCCGTTTGACACCCCGGGCATTAGATTGATCGTCTGCTTGTGCGAGAACGCGATTGTCGTTGTCGTTGTCGTTGTCGTCGTCGGCTGATTGGTGGCGCCGATAAACCTCTAGTCCGAACAGGAAAAATCACTTGCTTTGCATCAAGCGCTGCATTCAGAATGTCCGCTGGATACAATCGCTCGTATAATTTGCCGATGTACGTGTACATTTCATTCAATTTCGGAAATTCTTCGTTCTGAACAGTTAATTCAACGGGAAGTTGACGGGTGTATTCGAACATCTTGCAAATGTACGCCCCGAATCCCGGAATGTAATTTCTATACGTTCCAAATTCGGTTACGTCGTCATCGTCCGCGTCGTCTCCGGCCGTGCGTTGTTTTATCAACACGGGAATGCATGCGCCGTCCGACGATGAAACAAACGGGTATAGTGGCGACAAGTTTCTTCTTGTTGTTCTGTGACACGTGTATTTCAATACGTAAATTTCAATTTCTCTTGTTGCGTCATGCGACCGCAATCCAATTTTAAATATATTGCCGCGCACCGCAATGTCGCGGTTTTTGAATACGTGTGCGCACACAAATGCAACATCTATCACCGTTGGATACTCGCGGCGAAGCTGATCCGACGTAGTTTGCAAATATTCGGCGATGCGTGGCGTAAAGTGTGCACATGCTTCTTGCGGCGCATCAACGCCGAATCCAACTCCTCTGGTTGGCCGCGATTTATCCTGCAAATGCCGTTCGCGTTTGACGTCGCCTCTCCTGGACTTGGTGGAATATGGGTTTATTGGGATGACGGGTATCATGCCATTGCGCTGCGCGTTCAATATGAACCGCCCCAGTTTAAAATGGATCACGCTAGTTTGCGCATAATCGTCGCCCTTTGCAAACGCGCCAGTCCCGGCTTCTATGCTCGCAAACCGACAAAATCCGGCTTGGCTTTCCGAAGTGTACACCGCAAATATCAGGGGGGTGTTGATGTCGTCTAATGTGCCGATGGTTCGCTGAACCGGCGTTCCATTCAATTCAAAGGTTTGAACATATACTAAATTGTACGGTTCCTTCGCCATTTCAATCCCGGTTTCCATGGCCTTTTGACCGATGATTTCAAACATGTATTTCCCCAATTTGAAGCGCAGCATGGCTATAATGGCGTTAATAATTATATAAATAGTGCAAACTTATAATTATTAATTATTAATTATTTTATTTTTTTTCATTCACGCGCTCTTGCCGACGACGGGACAGGCGCGCGATGTAATAAAATTGGTTTGATTAATGTCTTCTTTTTATGGATTTTTTGCGTCGCTGAGACTTGGATTTTTTACGTCGGTGGGATTTGGATTTTCTTTTGGATCCTCCTTGGGATTTTAGTTTGCATTGCGGACATTTATAGTTTGGGTTCGTTAATGTTTCGGCCATTATCCGGCATGACGTGCAGGGAATAGCCATATACAGTTGTCGTCTAATTTCATTTTCCGCTATAATTGCCGCCTGTTCCTTTATATGTTCTGGATCATTCATCAACGCTTTCCGCGCCGCTTCTTCGGCTTTATGTATCGCTACCGCACGTTGGTGTTCATCATAGTTCTGTTTGTTACTGGCTGCATCTATATGATAAAATGTAGTGGCATCCGCCGAGTGAGGTGTGGCATTCATTTGTGTTGTATTTGGTTATATACAGCACAAAGAAAAAAAACCATATTTCACCGATCATTAGAAAGCAGCAGGTACTTGCCGACGACGGTATTAGAGGTGAGCACTTGGCGCGGGGACAGGCGCGCGAACCACTGGAACGCGAGCCGGTTCAGGATTTGGTCGGCGGGAATGTAGATGCCGTACGCGCCTTTGGCAAAGTCCACGTCCTCCTCGCCCAGCAGCTCTTCAATGACGACGGGCCGTCCATCGGCCGTCTTGGTGCCGATGAGGGTGCCGCACAGCATGGACATTTGGGGCGGCGAACTTATCAGCTGCTTGTAGAGCCAGCGGTCGGTCTGGCCCAAGAACTCGTACTCGTTGGTGTAGTCGCCGGTGACCAGCGGCTCCAAGTACGCAATGTACTGCTGCATGACGGGGCTCTCCTTGGTGCAGCCCATGAGCGCGCTGTCGGGGAAGAACGACACGGCCGCGGCTGCGGAGTTGCGCGCCACGAACTCGCCGGCAAACATGGTTTTCCCGGCGCCTTTGAGCAGACTACTAAAAACCGGTTTCAAGTCCTTCAGGCAGATGAAGGAGGCGGGCACGGTTACGCCGCCGTACTTGTGGAGCACTTTGGCCATGGCGAGGTCCCTTAAATGCTGCTTGAGCGGGGACGGCATGTTCTGCACCTGGATGGTCCAAGTCGGCAGCAGCCGCTGGAATGCGGCGTCGTCCACGAGCACCACGTTGAAGGAGCCGCCGCACTGCTCTACGATGCTGCGAATGCAGAGGTACATGTAGGGCTGGTTCAAGTTGGTGGAGTTGCGCGAGCCCCAGCTGGACCAGTTGCGCGCGTTCACCTCGTAGTCAATGAAAATCCAGAGGAAGGGCTTGCGCGTGTCGGCGAGCGACTTGTCGTTCAGCAAGTACTTTTTGACGAGGTTGTAGTCGTCGCTGATGTTGTTGCCCTCCTGCGATTTTTTGTAGCGGTTGTACGCCACCCCCGCGAGAATGATTACTAAATAAAAGGCAACGAGTTTGGGAGACAGCATTGGAACGAATATAAGTGGTGTATTGATATATTGATATAATATATTTAATCAGGGGGCGCATGCCCCCCCATCCTCGTAAATGTGATACACGATTTGGGTCTTGGATTTGTCGTATTTGCGTTCGGACTTGCATTCAATTGCGCAGTGCCGGCAGATCTGTCTTAAAACGGTGTTTAAATTGTTGTAGGACATCTTCCGCGTGATGAAAAATTGTTTGTCCTTGCAGTAGTATGGCATCAAGTCATTGCAAAACTGCTGCAACAAGGAAGGCTTGGGCTTGGCCTCGGCGTCGGCGTCGGCGTCGGCTTCGGCTTCGGCGTCGCAATACACCGATTTCTTGTATGCGCACACGTCTATCAAATAGTAATTGGAATTCAGGGGTTTGTGCGCTATCTTATGAATGAACCCAAACACCAATTCATTTGGAATGGGGGCTCTTAATAATTTATGTGACGAGGGGATGCAATTGTTCGTCACGGTTGCGTTTGCGTTTGCGTTTGCGTTTGCGTTACCGCCTTCCGCATTCACAATCCCGTCCATGTTGTTAATTAACTATTATATCATTATATAAATATTTTACTCAATCCCCCGAATTATGGGCTTGATGACTGAAACAATTGGCGGAGGTTGTTTGTGAACAGCGCCAGTTCAATCTCGTCTTCGTGTATGTTGTGGAAAATGGTTATGTATTTGCAAATGATGGCAATCGTTTGGTACTGCACGGTTTCATTGACGAGCTGCGTGGTTTTGATGAAAATGAAGTAGTTGTCCAAAATGTCCATGACCGAATAGCCCTGATCGTGCAGAGCGTGCAAGTGCGAAATGCATTGAGCCACCGTCGTGGTTGCGCACAAACACGCCGCGGTGTAGTTCTCAAACACGCTGAAGCCAATGTTGGTGCACAGCTGATTGGCCAGCTCCAACGAAACGGGCACGCCAATGATTTTGAATTTCTCCATGTAGTTGATGAGAATGCGCACCGACCCGTTGCACACGCGCAGCACAAAGTCTTCGGCGTCCGCGTGAATGACCACTTGTTCGCGAACGCGGATTTTGTGCAGAATTTTTTGCAAGCACTGCGGGTCAATCGGGTTGATTTTCACGATGATTTGGCGCGACTGCAAATTGTCAATTACTTTTTGCACGTTGATGCACGACGCGACAAAGCTGACGTTGTGCTTGTACTTGTCAATGCAGTTGCGAAACACTTGCTGGCTTTGCTCGTTGATGGAGTCTATGTCGTCCAGAATGATGAGTTTCTTTTTGCCGGGAATGAGAGAGCTCGTCTGGCAAAATATTTTCATGTCGTTCCGGTAGTACTGAATGCCTTGGTCCTTCAGGCTGTTCAAAATCATGACGTTTTCCGGATTGTTGCGGTCGCCGTAGTATTCGCGAATGATGGCATTCACCAGGGAGGTTTTGCCGGACCCCGAATCCCCGACAATGAGCAAATTCAGGTCGTGCATTTGAATGAGGGATTTCAGCAAGCCGACCATGACGGGGGTCAGCTGCTCAAACTCGCCGAACAACCGGGGTTGGTACTTGTTTATGAAGGGATCCGACGACGACGACGACGAAGATGCGATTGGTTGCATTATATTGTGTTGCAGTTCACATTGGCATTCTTTTAACTAATTATTTTATTTAAGCATCAATCCATCAATGGCCTGGCAAAAAATGCACAAGGAAACGCATTTAAACACGGCGCACGAGTAACTCACATGTGCGTCAGTCAATCCATGGAACACATTGAAGATCTGCCCACCATTTACGGTGTGGCCAAAAACGGAAAAACAAAGGTCTGGATGGCGCGCATTTACCGTGACGTGCTGAATGGAAACGCCACGGCCGAAATAGAGTACGGCCAGCTGGACGGGAAGAAACAGACCACGAGTCGCGAATACACGGAAGGGAAGAACCTCGGCAAAAAGAACGAGACGACCCCGCTGCAGCAATGCGTGTCGGAAACCCGACGCAAATGGCAGGATAAAATGGAAAAGGAGGATTATTCTCTCGTTCTCCCAAACTCAAATTCAGAAACACAAGCAACGGATGCAACGGATGCAACGGATGCAACGGATGCAACGGATGCAACGGATGCAACGGATGCAACCAACGCAACGGATACAATCAACGCAACGGATACAATCAACGCAACCAATGCAATCATGACCAAAGTGTTCCCGATGTTGGCGCACACGTTCGAACCTCTTAGTTCAAAGAACAAGAAGAACGATATCGTGTTTCCGTGCTACGTGCAGCCCAAGCTGGACGGCCTGCGGTGCGTTTTCTACATGATGCATGATAAGGTGATGGCGCAGTCGCGCACGGGCGCCTATTTTGAAACCGTGGAGCACATTTGCGCAGAGTTGCAGCCCATCCTGCTGAAAAAACCGGGCTTGATCCTGGACGGCGAGTTGTACACCGCCGACATGCCGTTTGAGGAGCTGGCGGGGCTGATCAAGCGGAAGAAGGCCTCCGATGCGACCCTGCAGAACCGGCAGTGCATAAAATACCACATTTATGACGTCGTCGTGGACGGCGTGCCGTATTCCGACCGGCACGACCGCGTTGTCCAAATCGCGGATGGCACAAAGTGTCATTTGGAGGTGGTTCACACGCAGTTAATACATGACTTAATTTCATTTAAGCAGGCGTTCGGCGATTACGTGGCGGCGGGGTACGAGGGCATCATGTTGCGAAACGCGCACGGGCTGTACCGGCAGAACTACCGCAGCCACGACCTGCAGAAGTACAAGGAGTTCGTGGAGGCCGAGTATCCGATCGTGGGCTTCAAAGAAGCCGATGGTCGGGACAAGGGAACCGTGGTGTGGGTGTGCGCGACGGCGGAATGCAGACAATTCAGCGTGCGTCCGAGGGGCACGCAGGAGCAGCGGCGGCAGTGGTTTCAGGACGGGCCGCAGTATGTGGGGAAACTGCTGACCGTGATTTATCAGGAGCTCAGCGAGTTAAACGTGCCGCGATTCCCCGTTGGCAAAGCCATACGGGACGGGTACTAAGTAGTTCAGCGCAGTAGCCTTTGGCCCCGACCCCCTCCTTATCAGAAAACCTACGGTTTCCAAGGCACGGCTCCAAGGCACGGCTCCAAGGCACGGCTCCCGACCCCCAAGGCACTCAGATCAGGGCATTTGGCCCCGTTGTAACACAATGTTGCCTATGTTGGCCACAACATGAATGCCCGCATGCGCGTACGCAGAAGCGCGCGGCATGTTTAGCGCCATAAAAAAATGTCCCAAGACATAACACGCGCCGGATACCGCAATACACCCGAAATAGACGCGCTGGTATTGTTGGTGTTTCATATAATATGCTATTGCATTTTGATAACATAGGGACCCCCAAACTACGCCGATGTCAACGGTTCTGCTCCAAGAGGTGCGCACTGGATTGCGCCAGTAATTCAAAGAAGTGCACAGCACGCATGTCGGGACAATTCCAAATCCGGGTTGTTGAATGTAAACGGCGTGCCATGCTGCTCCCAGTGAGAGCCAAGCGGCCCACCAAATAACGTTTGCATGCTTTTGTGGAATGACTAACTCGCGGGATTGCATGTTTGCATAGCATTGGGTCTTATTATGTATTTATGTATTTTTTTGATGCATTTTTATACAATAATCAAAACAATCAAAACAATCAAAACAATCAAAACAATCAAAACAAATAAAACATAGAATTATATCTTTGCATATAACATAAAATAATAAAGTCATAAAACATAACATTATTGCTATGCCTGCATTGAAGTCCGGACTTTTCTTGGCAACCATTTGTTTTGCGTATGGACTAGCATTGCCTTTGCCTTTGCCTTTGCCTTTGCCTTTGCCTTTGCCTTTGCCTTCGCATTTGCCTTCGCCTTTGGCTGCGACTGCGACTGCGCCTGTTTTAGAATGTGACGGATGCAAATGGATGGTTGGAAAGATGCAAACTTATTTGAAAAACAACGAACCACACCTGGACAATATCACGATTGGCGTAATTGAACAAAACATTTGCGCGCACCTTCCCGACAATGCCACTACTGCATACTGTGACCAGCTGGTGGAAAGGTATGTGCCGTTTGCGTTTGATTCATTGGTTGAAAAGGTGTTGGATCCAACTTTCATTTGCACGGAAGTGGTGCCGCTGTGTTCAGACACTGCCATTTTTCAAAATGCAACAAATCGTGTGAAAAATTCAAAAACGGTTGAAGTGTGCGACGCCGCGTTCGGCATGGTGTCGTCGCATGTCTCGCAAAAATTGTTGCTGGAACATGCAATTTACGCAGAATGCAAACGCGAACATCCGGCGCACGTTCTGAAGTGCGAAGTTGTTTCCATGCATGTTTCAAACGCGGTGTTACGTGCGTTGCTTGAATGTGAAACCCGCATTTTTTAACAGCAATAAATAATGACAATAAAAATCATAATAAAAACAGTTCATTATGATTTTTAAACAAGCCCGAAATCATGCCGCCGCCATCCCGTTCTCATTACGACGTGCTGCAACTGGAATCCCGTTCTGCAACTCCCGATGAAATCAAGCGCGCCTTTCGCCGGCTGTCCATGGAGCTGCATCCCGACAAAAACGGGAATTCGGAGGAGTCCAACCGCGCGTTCCAGGAAATTAATGAGGCGTACAACGTGCTGAGCGACCCTGAAAAACGCCGCAATTATGAGTTTGAATTGCAGATGGGTCTTGGCGGGCACGGAGTGCCGATGCATCATATGAGACCAATGGGACCAATGGGCATGGGCATGGGCATGGGCATGGGCATCAATCCGCTGGACATGCTGTTTGCGGCGATGCACCAACAAGCGCACCACCAACAAGCGCACCAAGCAAGCATGATGTTTGAATCCATGTTTGGAGGGATGGGTCCCAAAATCATCATTCACAATTTCAATGGTGAAGAACCAGCACATGCACAGGCGCAGGCGCAGGCGCAGGCGCAGGCACAGGCACAGGCACATGCACATGCACATGCACAGGCGCAGGCACAGACATCCACGTATGACATAAATGTGGTGATTGCGCTTTCACTATCCGACGCATTCAATGGCATAAATCACCATCCCGTGTCCGTTCAGTACGAAGACGAATCGCACGCAATGCACACCGAAACGATACTGATAAATGTGCCGCCGGGCATTCCGCATGGGTACAAGGTCGGCATTCCGGGCAGGGGCAACATCGTTCCCAATTCGGGCGGTGGGCGCGGCACCCTGCATTTGGAGATCAGCGTTGAATCGGATCATCCCCGGTTTCGTCGCGAGGGGGACGCGGATTTGATCGTGGAGCACCGCGTGTCATTGAAAGACGCGCTGTGCGGGTTCACGTTTGAGCTGGTGCATTTGAACGGCCGCGGGTACAAGTTCAACTGCAACCCGTGCTCCATCACGGGATCCACGAACGAGACGAAGGTGCTGCCCGGGTTGGGCTACAGCGACGGCGGCTCACTGAAACTCCGGTTCTCGGTTGAATTTCCGACGTCGCTCACGGAGGAGCAAATTGCGGCGCTGTCCGCCATTCTTTGATGGCTGCAGGAATGCAAGTAAAAATAAAACAGCGCAAAGGCGCCGATGAATGCCACTTCGCCCCAAAATATGTCGCCGTTGGATTCGTGCCGGTGCGCAATGTGGGCGCACGCGGCAAACTGGACGGCAGCCACGGCCGCGCACACGGGGGTCTGAATCAACGCGGAATGCACCCAAGTGAACGCAAGGATTGCGCTAAATCCTAGAACCGCAAACACGTAGTGCACAAAATGGGTTTCATCAATTGATACTAGAGAGAAAATGCAGAATAATAATAGCACGATGCACGCAAACCCAACCTTATACAACCCAACGACATAATCGTTGGCGGCATGTTTAATGCGCCGATGTTCGTATGCGCACGTTGCTGCGGCCATGCATGCCATGGACCCGAGCACCAATGCCTGATTTTTACAAATGATTTGGCTAATGCTCGTGGATTTGAAATTTCTGTAATTCCACCCCACAACCCCGATGGGAATCGCATAGGATGCAATCATGGCGGCCAACAAAGCATTTGAATCCGATCGTATCATTTGCATTGGTATAAATACAATCCAACCGTTTGTATTTATTTGTATTTATTGATTAATTCATCCATTTTTCTCTCGCCCTCTTGTTACAATATTAAAAAAATTGATTTTGATAAATGATAAATGCATATTGTTCATAACACACAAACACGACCGCACATGATCGCCACGAGTGCATATTTTGATAAGCTCGCTGAATGCATTGTCAAACTGCATGAAACTCCTGTACGAACGGACACCACGTATGATGTTTTGGACACGGAAAAACAGGAAATAAACAAAAAAATTGCGTTGTTTGACAGACAGCGCACAATGCGGCAGGGTCGCATTTGGCAATACGCCATTGGCACTTATCAAGACAATCAGGATTTGGGGGTTGGAGATCCGACTGGATTGGACGTTATAAATCACGTGGAAAAATACATCGTTGAAGTGAAGAGTCGCACAAATACCGACAATGCTTCGTCGCGAAAAGCAAATTTTGATAAGTTGGCAAAATTTAAACGAGAGAATCCAGACTACCGATGCATTTATGCCACGATAAATGCCGACACCGAACTCAAAAGCAGCCGGGCAACTGTGAAAAAAATTAAACATGATGGCATTGAAATTGAACATCACGCGGGACGTGAATTCCTTCGGTTTGTGTTTGGGGATGATGCAGATGCGGTAATTGAATTCATCAAGACAAAAATTGACGAATGCACCCCAGACCCCGTGCAACTCGGCGCGCACGATGAAATGCAGAAAGCAATCACCCTTTTGAAAGGATGCGGCTACACAGTTACATCGCCTTAGACCGACGACAGCATGTTCCGAATGGATTGACCGATTTGCTTCGCCAATAGGACTGGAACCGCATTGCCAATTTGTTTGTATTGAGAATTTAAACTTCCGACAAATTCGTAGTCATCGTCAAACGTTTGAATCCGCGCATATTCTCGTGTCGTCAACGGCCGTTCTTCCAGCGGATGGCATCGTTCGGTCTGTTTTTGAGAGGGGGTGCAGAGCAAAGTCAATGATGGTTTTTCCATGGATAAACGATGAAGGATGCCTCTTTTTCCTCCACCGGAATTGTAGCTGTTTCCTAAATAGTCCTTTTGCAACTGTTCGGGCAAATTGACCCAACATCCTCCTTGCGGTATCATTGCAAACAAAACAATTTTTGCTGCACTGTATTTTGCTCCGACCGATGGCGGAACATTGCACAACACGTCTTTCAAAACCACTTTTGTGGCACTTTCTTCTGGGAACTGGAACGCGTCGCACATCAACGTTTTCAATGAGCCGATGATGAACACTCGTTCTCTTTTTTGCGGCACGCCGTGCTTGGACGCATCCACGCATTTGTAAATGACATTGTACATTCCCGACGCATTCATGGTGTCTATTATGGTTTTTATGGTTTTTCCATCGTCGTGCGTCAACAACCCTTTGACATTTTCTATCATGAACACCTTGGGTCGCACAGTTGTAATGATATCCACAAATTTGAGCATCAAATTTCCACGCGGATCGTCCAATCCTTTTCTGGATCCCGCTTGTGAAAACGATTGGCATGGCACTCCACCAGTCAACAAATCAACCGCATCGGCATATTGAGAATAATCCACTGCATCCATTGATCCGCACACAATGTTTGCGGTCGGATGATTCTGTTTCAAGGTTTTACAGCAATCGCTGTTATTGTCATTCAACAACAGCGGCACAAACCCAGCCTTAATCAATCCCGCACTAAGCCCACCGCCACCAGCGCAAACTTCAATGAAAGTCGGTGGTGGTGGGCTTAGTGCGGGATTGATCAAGGCCGTGGCGGTGGGCGTGGATTGCGACATGTGTATTCAGCGGTATGTGGGCTGTGCGTTAATTAATGCAACTTTGGTTGATTCAATTTTTACAATAAATGTTCAAATTTATTTATATGGTATTATTTGTGTTCATATACATAAATTTCAATTAGATCCCTTGCGATAATTGCCGTAATTTTGCAGCAGCTCGGGACAGCACGGAAGTTTGCCGGCGGGGTTATACATGCCGTTGGCACCCTGCGGCGAAGTTGCGAAGCGCTTCAAATGCCGCCGCACCGAAATGTTCATGCCGCCAACTCCGGAACCCGGCACGTAGTGATTGTTATTTCCGGGGGTTTGATTCGTGAATATTAAACGACGCACTGCACCCGCCATGATTGTATTTGGATTATTGGATTGTTGTTTATAATACACAATATTATAAATAAAAAGGAGGAACCCGTAGGTTTTCTGAGGGAAAGGTTCGGAGGAGGGTTCCCCCGATTAGTTGATGCGCTTTGTGGGAATGTCGTTGCTGACAATGTAGATGGAATTCTCCGTCATAATGATGTATTCCGTCTCCACCTTGTAAATCTTCGCAATGGTGCTGGTGTACTCGTCCTCGCTCTTCACCAACAGCTTGTCCTTGTTCTCGCTAACCCCGATGATGACCGATTTGTCCAACGACGCGGTCCAATAATCCATCATGATGGGCTTGTCTTCCACAATTGAAAGTTTCATCGCGTGCCCGATGCACACGTTGCTGGGCAACCGATACGAGGCATCGTTACTGTTATTATTGGATGATTTGGTTGCGACGGCATTATTATTGTTGGAGGGGGCGGCTGCGCCACCGCCCGCGCCAGCGCCACGGGCAGGGGCAGAGGCAGAAGCAGGAAGTTGATTGCTCATCGTGGTTGTATATTTTTTCGTGAAATTATGTTCTAAAACGAGTTTGTATCTTTAAATACTTATTCATTATACATATATGTTATATAAAAACTGTATTTTGAAATATGAAAGGCTGCTGCGCGCAAGGGCACTACGTAGTGGACGGGGGGACGAGGGGTGGAGGGGGGACGCATGTCCCCCGATTAAGAGGGGGGGAGGGGGGACGCATGTCCCCCGATTAAGAGGGGTGGAGGGGGGACGCATGTCCCCCGATTAAGAGGGGGGGAGGGGGGACGCATGTCCCCCGATTAATAGGGGGGGAGGGGGGACGCATGTCCCCCGAAGATGAGTATTTTGCGCCGAATTTTGGGAACGCGTTTTTTCTCCGAGGACGCGTCAGTTGAAACCAAGCATTTGCCGATCGTCATGTATTCCGTTTCCAGCATGGTTCGGATGAAGTCGTAAATTTCGTGCAGCACGTCTTCGTTGCACTTTCCCACAATGAGGACGCTGCCCGTCCGGAAAATCATGAAGGAGATTTCATAATGCGCCTTTGTGTCGTTGCACGATTTTTTGTGCTTGTTGGTCATCGTCGTCGCGTCATCAATGGAATGCGCCGGTTGCTGCCCGGTTTGCTGCCCCACGCCCACCCCCTGCACGTAAAAGAACTTGCACTGAATGCCCGGATACGAGCACGCGTCGTAGTTGCAGTTGATGCGGTACTTGTATTTCAGCAAATTGTACAGCGCGTCGCGGTTGATGTAATACCCGCACTTGAAGTTGGAATTGATGAGCACCGTTTCGCACTGGTCGCGCTGAAAATCCAGGTGGTCTCCCACGATGGGCCTTAAAATTTGAACCAGCAGGGTCTGCACCTTGTGCAGCATTGCGTCCGTTTTTAAGCCCGGTATTTCCAGTTTTCCGGTGTTGAACACCTTCACGTGCATTTCCTTGAAGTTGTGGTGCTCGTCGTCTTCGTCCACAATGCGCAAAATCACCACGAAGCAGTTGAAGAATGCCCGTTTTTGCTTGATGCGGTAGCTCACAATGTCCTTCTTGCAAAGCCCGATGCTGATTTTGCGCTGGTCCTTGAATTTGATGCGCCCGTCCGGATTTTCAATGTGCTCAATCACGAACTCGTTCACGCACGCCACTTCCTGCGTCAATTTGGCTCGCATTACTGCCAATTCGTCCGGGTCGGTCGTTGAAAACTTCATTTGTTTTTTGATGGTGCCCTCCCGTGGAACGGCGTATTTCAACACCGGGATGTTCCAGAACACGGCATGAATGTCAATCGGTTCCGTTAAATACGATATTTTTGTTTTGGTGCTCACGTAAATGGGCGTGCATTTCGGCCGGGTCTCGTCCGTCAGTGTCAGCGCATCGGATTCGGGGTTCTCGTTGTTACTGTCATCGTGCACGGCCAATGCATCGTCGGCCAATGCATCGTCGTCATCGTCGTCGTCTAAATCTCGGGATTCCACCACCCACGATTTACACGACGTCGCCTTTGCTTTTGCGTTCGCGTTCGCGCTCGCGTTCGCCTTTGCTTTCGCGTTTGATGGAGTATCCGCGGCGGCGGAATCCGAATTGGTTAAAAACTGCTGCCATTCCAAATCAAGCGCCATTGCCATTGCGATTGCCATTGGCTGCGTGGTTAAACTCATATTAAGCTTGTCTCTTTAAGTTGAATTGGAATCAATTCTTTTTGAAAACATGGTCAATTGGGCGACCCAAACCATTTTGCAAAATTCACAATAAGATAACGCGTCAAGTGATCGGGGTTGCATTCCGCGACGTGCATTGCATTTTCCACCTTGTTCAACAGTTCCGCCGTTATGAGGGCGGGGTGGTTGCGTATTAAATGATTGATGTAGCTTTTCATCATGTTTTTGCGATCCGAATTGCAGTGTCGGCTCAGGTGGTTTATTTTATCGCAAACCCGGCGGACGACGTCATCGCCCCCTGTTTTTAAATCGTGCGTGATTTCATCCCACGCGGAGTCGGTCATAATGCCGGGGTGTTCCGGCCCCGCGTGCACGTCCTGGTTGGTTTGCATGTAGTTGATCATGCTGCGAATGTCGGAATTGAACTGTTTTTGGATGGACCGCAGCATTTCGTCGGACAGGTTCAGCCCTTCGCTCAAGCTGACCTTCATCATGAACTGATGGATTTCGGACACGGGCAATTGGTTGAACCGCATGCGCACAAATTCGGTTTGCAGCGCTTCGTCAATGCGGCTGATGTAGTTGCATATCAAGCAAAACCGCACGTTGTGCTGCGAGTAGGCGTAGTTGTAACTGTTGAGCAAATGCCGCAGCGCCATTTGCGCGTTCTTGGTCATGTAATCCACTTCATCCAGTATTACGAATTTTGTGCCGGTTCCGAAGAGAGATTTGGTGGTCACAAAGCTGTTGATTTGAACGCGGATGATGTCAATGCCGCGCTCGTCGGAGGCGTTCAAATGAATCATGAGGCCGCTGTTGACATGCTGCATGGTTGCCAGTTGGTACTCGTTCACCAGATTCATGATGGTGGTGGTTTTTCCCGTGCCGGGCGGGCCGTAAAACAGCAGGTTGGGGAAGTGCCTCGTTGCAATGATGTTGCGCATCATCAGCTTGTTCAGCGGGTCCAGCACAATGTCGTCAAACTTGGTTGGGCGATATTTTTCCACCCAGGGGGTTGAATTGGATAAATTGGAATTGGGCGTCATTCAATGAATTATGTAAGCATTTGAATGTGTATTTATATTGATATTTGCGAATTCATACACGCCCCCCCTCATTTTACAATTAAAGTAATTAAAGTAATTAACGGAATTACCGAATTAAAGTAAAAATTGATGGAATAAAATGTGGATCCCATTTTAGAGAAACATGCATCATACAACGCAATCTGTAATGACCACGGGATATTTGGAATTGGCAATCGGACCCATGTTTTCAGGAAAAACCACTTGGCTGACCCGATTGCATAAGCAGTACACGTATTGCAACATGCGCGTGGTGGTTGTTAATTTTGCGGGAGACACGCGATACGCCGCGGCTGAAGACGCGCTGCTTTCCACCCACGACCGCACCATGATCCCCTGCCTCATGTGCTCTACGATTGAGGAACTGAAGACGAAGCACGCCGATGAAGTGGCCGCGGCTGATGTGCTGCTCATCAATGAAGGGCAGTTCTTTGGCGACATCATGACGGTGTTGCAGTTCGTGGATGCCGGGAAGCGCGTGTACATATGCGGACTGGACGGCGACTTTGAGAAAAAACGCATCGGCGCGTTCTTGGATTTGATCCCGCATTGCGACAAGGTGTGCAAGTTGACGTCGCTTTGCAGCATTTGCCGCAACGGCAAGGAAGCGATTTTCAGCTTCAGAACCACGCGCGAAACCGACCAAATCGTGATCGGAAGCGACAACTACCTTCCACTGTGTCGCGCATGCTACCAAATGGAAACCGACAAAAAATATAATAAAACAACTTAAACTGTGTTCGCACACTTTATCATACAATTAAACTATACCTTTTTTTTAATGCAACAAAAACGAGCGACCAAGGCCAATGCCAAGCAAGCGGCAGTAAGCGCAGCGGAAGTAAGCGCAGCGGAAGTAAGCGCAGCGGAAGTAAGCGCAGCGGAAGTAAGCGCAGCGGTAAGCGCAGCGGTAAGCGCAGCGGTAAGCGCAGCGGAAGTAAGCGCAGCGGCAGTAAGCGCAGCGCCCGAAAAAAAGAAAAGAGAGCGCAAACTGCCAGCACCTGCTCCTATTCCTGATGCTGCGCTTACTTCCGATGCGCCAGTTGTTCCATCGGTTGATGATAATGCATTGATTGAATTGGTTGTGCCGTCCGCACCTAAAAAAAAACGGAGCAATAAAAAACAGACGCAAACAACGCAACCAACACAATCCGCACAAACAACGCAACCAATACAATCAGCGCAAACAATGCAACCAATACAATCCGCACAATCCGCACAATCCGCACAATCCGCGCAAACAACACAATCCGCGCAATCCGCACAACCAACACAATCCGCACAATCCGCGCAAACAACACAATCCGCGCAATCCGCGCAACTGGATATGCTTGATGCCCCAGTTGTCCCAGTTGTCCCAGTGTGTGCTCACAAGAAACGCGGAAGAAAACCCAAAGGTGGAAAGGTAATTCAGCAGCTAGTGAATGCATCCGCGGCAATGCACGATGCGCCCAATATAATTCTCCATTTGAAATGCAGCGCGTCTGACATACCAGGCTTGAACACCGACGCATCCGTCAAGCCCGGAGACGTCGTTTCGTTCAATGATTTGGAAACGAAGGGCGCCGATTTGAACGAGTCGTATGACGGAGGCAATGGCGCGGTCAATTTCATCATGAGCACCGCAACCAATTCCAAAAAACCCAGAACCACGTCGGACGCGCTGGTTGCAACAAATTCATACACTTCGTATAACCATTTGAATCACGACGGGGACGACGACGACGACGACGACGACGAAACCGGATCCAACGACAAGAATTTAAAGGACATTTGGAAGAAATTAAATCATTTGAAGCTGTGCTTTCACAAAAGCGATGTGTTTCAAAACATTGGGGCCGGCACCCGCCGCTCCTGCTGTTTTTGGGACACCTGCGAATTTGACACGCCGCCCGTTTACATCCCCAGATGCATTACGGCAAACGGGGGGCACAGCGTGTACGGGTGTTTTTGCAGCCCCGAGTGCGCGCTGGCCTACCTCATGAACGAGGGCGTGGACACGTCCGTCAAATTTGAGCGGTGCCAGATGTTGAACTCCATGTACGGACGGGCATTGAATTACGAGAAGAGCATTAAGCCCGCGCCCAATCCGCAGTACATTTTGAACAAGTTTTACGGCAACCTCTCCATTCAAGAATACCGCAAGCTGTTCAAGAGCGAGCAAATCATCTATGTGGTGAACAAGCCGCTCACGCACATCCTGCCCGAAATGTACGAGGATAATAACGATTTTTTGCTGAACAACAAGGTCATCCCCAACAACACGTACAAGTTGAAGAAGAAAACGAGCGGCGGTGCCAGCGTGACCGCGTTCGGCTGAAAAATAACATTAAATCAAAATAAAATATTTACAATATAGTAAATATGCCAATACCAGCCTCACAAGTGCGGTTGCCGCCGGGTCCGGACCGGGATGAAGCGATGCGAAAAGAGTATAGGGAATGGAAGAAGAGGGAGGAGGAGAGGAAGGAGAAGGAGAAGGAGAGGCGATCCAGCCAACCAACCGCAACAGCAAGAGCAACAGCAACAGCAATAGAACCAAATAGTCGCGAAGCATTTGGTAAAATGTATCCAATACCAGAAACACGCCCAGATGCATTTAGAGTTTTAAAATTGAACCCAAATGCAAACCAATCAGATATAAAAACTATAAAAACTGCTTACACAAGAATTTCCCGTTCAGTGCATCCTGATAAAAACACTCCAGATGAACAAACACGCCTTGAATGCACCGCTAAACAACAACAAGTGCAGGCGGCATATGAGTTGTTAATAAAACCAAAAGGTGGAAAAAAACGACGCACTATGCAGAAGTCCAAATCAAAAAGGTTGAATAAACACTTCAATAAGTCTAGGAGGCACACGCAGACATAAATATAATATAAAAAAATTGAACATTCTGCGCCTGCCGCGATGAAGGATGCATGAATGATGGCACACATGACCGCTTGTTCCGCAACGCTGTCATCCCATCAGCGCCACGTTCTGCGCACGTTGCTGAACCAAGAATCTCAAATCGTGGACCAATGCAACGCGCACTTGTCCCAGTTTTCACACATGATGAATGAGCTGCAGTGCATTCATCATGCTGCCTCCGATCCGGATGAACGCGCACTCAAACGCGACGAATTCATTCGCTCGTGTGCGCGGTTGGAATGCAACATGAACATGAGCAGTTACGAAATTGTTCCCGGTGCGGTGCAAATTGCGATGACGTGCGAGTGCATCTGCCTGCAAGCCGCGTGTTTTCGCGTGCTGTACAAATGGACCCCGCACTTGGACAATTTGCGAATGAAACTCTTGAAAATCAAAACCATGTGCGCGAGACCGGGAGTAAGGACAGGGGGTGAAACATGCGCGCGCATTGAAAAAACCGTGCAAAAAATTCTAAAACTAAAGGCGGCTTCTCATCATTATAATTGTGTCTGATCCGGATGCATCAATCTCAAGGGTATCAAGGAAACGAAGTATGCCGTATGGGTCTCTGATCTCATATGATTCGCGTATTTTTTCATGGACGTCCTGAATTGCGGCATTGCATTCAGTATGATTGTTATTATGATTGTGTTGCATTGTATTGTGGTGTGTTGTGTTGTGTTGTTTTTATTTTAATTTCTCTCAATGATACATAATCATATAATCATGTCTGAACGAGGGCTAACCATGGTGGTGCATTCTGTTGTGATCGGGGTGGCCTTGTACGCAATCATGCTCATGTTTTTGAAGCAGTCTCCCGTCGTGGCGGAGAACCGCAGCATTCTGATTGCGTCGTGCGTGCTCATTTACATGATTGTGTATGGGCACGGGCTGCCCGGACGCGTCAATGCGCAACTGTAGAACGCGCAACTGTAGAACGCGCAACGCGCTAATAATATGCAAATATGCAAATATGCAAATATGCAAATACTTTATTGCATATGTGCTATATGTGATATAACGTGCGTAGGTTAGCCCGAGTCGTTGACGTCTTCGTAATCCAGCGCGCCCCCGTCGTCCGCATCGCCGTAGTCGTCGTCTACCGGCAGCGCGCGTAGGCTGTTCTCTTCGGCTTCAATTTGCGCCGCCTCGCGCTCCGCATCCCCGTCCACGAATATTTCGCGCTGCATGTCGGACACGAAGTCGCGCCGGCTCAGTTGCCGTTCTTTGCGCAGCTGCTGCTCCATTTCATCGCGTTCGCGGTCGTAGGTGTCTTTCACGTACTGTCGCAGCCCCTTCTGCATGCCCACGTTCCAGTCGCCGATGCGGTGGTCTTTAAAGAACTTCTCGGTTTCGCGCTGCTCCTTCGTCATGGTGTCAAACCCCTCCACGATGAGCTCCTTCTCCTTGTCCTTGGTGCGACGCACGCGCTCCTTGATGGTGTCGGCGTTCATGTCCACCGCCGCGCGCTCGTCGTCCACGATGTCGGCGTACGCAAACAGCAGCTCCACGATTGTTTTGGCGACCACGGTGCGCTCTATTTGCAGGATTTGCACTTCTTCCATGACGCCGGTTGCGGCTTCTTCGGCGCGCAGCGTGCCGGCAATGAGCGCGTCCTCTTCCACCGGCACCGTTTCTTCAATGAGGATGCCCTCGTAATCCACCATGCGCGTGCATTCCGCCAGCAGTTCCAGAAAGTAGTATTTGTACAGCAGGTGCACGATGCGACCGTCAAACACGGAAAACGTGGTCGGGGGTTTTGATGTTTGCCGGGCGTCAGCTTGCACCGGCGCTTGCATTGGCGCTTCCGCAAAAAACGGGGTGATGCTCATCAAGCGCATGAGATCCCGAACCCGGAGCTGCATGGCCTTCAGCAGCGGCGCCAGCTGCCGGTCGCCGTAAAATTTATTCAACCCCGCGTACGTGCGGCCAATGATGGCTCGCACGTCGTCGCTGTGTCGGCCGCTCAGCCCCCAATGCGCCGGCACCTTCACGCTGGCCGCGTCGCGCGCCACTTGGTTGCAAATCATGGACGGGAACACGTCGGCCAACAAGCGCATGCAGTTTTTCGTGAACTGGATGGCGCGGCCCAGCGTTGCGTCCTCGGATTCAATGGCCGCGCCCCGTTTTTGCGGCGCAAAGTCCATGAGCGCGCCGAATGCGGTTTTCAGTTTGGCGCGCTGTTTTGCAAAGTTCGGCACACCCGCTTTATTGCCGTCCAAGAAGGTCCCGATTCGGGCCCAGCGGTCGTCGCACAAGTTGCTCAAATACGATTTGAACTCGCGCATTTCGGGGGTTTCTTCGGACAGCGCCAAGTCGTACGTGTCCATCAATCCCAGCACGTGCGCCTGCAGCTCGGTCGGAAGGATGCTTGCGCCACTGCTGCTGCTGCTGCCATTTGATTGCTTTGATTGCATGTCGGCCATCATGTCGCGCAGTTGCTGGTCGTTGGACCACTCGGGTTCGTTGAGACGGATGGGCACGATGTTTTCGGCGCCAACGACCTGCATCATTTGCGCAAACGCTTCGCGCGTGAAATTGACGCCGCGACGTTTCAGCTTTTCAATTTGCGTGGCCGTCGTGTCCGACGCATCAAACACGTCGGGGTCGGGTTTGTTCAAGCAGAAGAGCTGGAGCTGCGGCGGAACGGGGCGCTGGTTGCCGTAATTGCAGAACGCGGCAAACGCCATGTAAATGGTGCGCTCGTCAAACTGGGGCGACAGCGGGGGGAACGCGGGCTTCGTGGATTTGGGGTCGTACAATGTGGCGGCCTGACCCAGCTGCACGATGCGGCGAACGACGGCCTGCGTTTTGGCCGCGTCGTCGTTGCATTCCTGGATGCCGGGGCGCTGGCGCACGAAGAACTGCAGCGTGGTGCTGTCCGTGGGTTCCAAGCAGCACGCATTCTGCAGGAACGGCACGCCGCCCTCGGTCTGCGGCTTCAGCAGCAGCTGCGTCTTAAATTTGCTCACCACTTCTTGCACCAGTTGCTGCATGCCGAGGGAGAAGTACATGACCTTGGCGCGCAGCACCCCGAGCTGGTCGGCGGTTTGCTCGGTCTTGCCGCGCCGCAAGTTCTCGTCCAGCTGTTCCATGAACTGCGGGGACACTTGGTTCGTCGCGGGATTGACGACGCCGCCCAGCGGTGGCAGAAACGCGGTCATGCGCCGGATGTCCAGCTCCACCGGCACCAGCTCCTCCGCGCGCTCCTTCAAGTACTCGCGTTTGAGCGCGATCAAGTCGCCGATTTCGCCTTGCGTGACCGCGTACTTGTTCACGTACGTCTTGATCCGTTCGGCAAGGGTTGCTTCTTTCAAGTCCTTTACGGCGCTCCACGGCTCCACGGATTTGCTCTTCAGCTGGTGCGCAATGCAGGCCACGTAGCGGATGCCGCTCATGTCTTCCTCGCCCAGCAGCGGGTAGCCCATGAAGGACCGCACGCACCCCGGCTGCGTTTTATTCGTCTTGAGCGACGGAATGGCCGTTTGAATGGCCACCGTCAAAAACGCGAGCGCGCAAAACAGCAACGACGTGTTCATGAACTCCTTGAACGAGGGGGGGCGTTTTTTCTCCAGTTCAAACTTTTTCTGTGCCAGTTTATTGTACTGCTCCTCGCTCACCAGGGTGGAATTCAGCGCGGCCATGGTTTTTTCTACGATGAATTCGCGCAACGGGGTCATGTCCACGCTCAAGTAGTTGCCCATGGACGTCACCACGTTGGAAATCATCACGGCGCGCGGGTTGTCGTATTTTTTGGGCACCGTTGTTTTTACGGCGGCTACTCCCCCCCCCGTGGGTTCTTCTTCCGCGCCCGGCAGCATGCCGCGGAACTCGCTGCCCTCTTCCGTGGCGGATTCCAGCATCGTGATGACGTATCCGCTGTGCTTGTCCACGACGGCGTTGCCTTCGTCGCTCATCTCGCCCTGCTCCCGGCAAACGGTGCGCAGCGTGGATTGATACGACGCCGCGTCAGCCATGAACGCCGCCGCCAGCCGGCGCAAGAAGGACGGCATCAACTTCACTTCGGTTTTAACGCAATAAAGCCAGTGCGGGTCTTCGCTCAGGCGCTCGTTCGCCCCGCGCGTGTACCGCTCCACGAAATTCAGCACGTCGGCGCTGCGCTTCACCAAATCGGACTGCCCCAATATAATTGTTTTCAGGCGCTCGTACGGCGACTGCACAATGTCCTGCAGCTCGTCCGCGCCGACTTGGTGCCGTAGCTGCGCGTCGTTGTATTTCGTCATGCGCGCGTATTTCATGTGCCGCAGACGCGGCAGCACGGCGTCGTAGTAATTGAATTTGCCGTCAATGCGCTGCACGGTGCGTTCCCGGTTGTCGTCCACGCCGGCCTTGAATTCCGCGTTCATTTCGGTCAGCAGCCCCTCTTTTACCGCGTCGGCGGCCAAGTCGTAGTCCATGCACGTCTGATCCACGGTGAAGCACTTTTCCTGCACGTTGCAGAAAAAGGCGGGGTCGTGCATGCTGACCCCCGCGGGAATGTTGGTGTCGCGGATCCACTGCTGGTTCTTGCGCACGTAGTACAGGTGGCGGTTGGTGCCGTCGGCGTTGTCCAGCTCAATCACGGCGTAGTGGCCGTCCTGGACGGGGCGCTCCCCCAGCAGCATGGCCTCCGCCTCCACGCCCGCCTGGCGGTCGTCGGGCACTTTCAGCTCGCGCTTGATCTCCTCCTTCAAAAACAGGACGAACTCCTCGCGCGGCATGGCCTGCTGCTGCGACTCGTACTTCTTCAAGAACTCGTAATCGGTGCGGTCAAATTTGCGGTCAAACGCGATGTTTACGCCGTTGTCGTCCTCCAGCTCGTCGGAATCCCCCAAGTACTGCTTTGCAAGCACGATGTTGGCGCACTTGTTTTGCCCCTCCTCCTCTGCCTTCCGCTTCTTGAACCGGCCGGTTTGCTGGTTCAGCAGCGCCCCGAAATCAAACGACGTGAGCAGCTCCACGTTCAGCCTGGCAACCGCGCACATGTAGAGCCGCGCATTGTCGGCCACGAGCATGCGGTGCAGCAACTCGGACGGGGTTAATGCCCGGCGCAAACGGACTTCCGCATCGGCCGCATCCGCGCGTTGAAACGCGGTGTCGCCGCCAATGTTGTACTGCTCCTTGGAAAAGCCGTACGTCTCGCACACGCTGTCGCCGTTGCTGTTGCCGCCGTTGCCGCCGTTGCCGCCGTTGCCGCCGCCGTTGCCGTCGCCGCCGTTGCCGCCCTCATGGTGCGCCTTGCCGCTCACCAGCAAGTTGTACAGCACCGACATGCCCAAATGAATGACGCCGTAATTGTGGGTGCGCACTTTGTCGCACTGGGTCTTCAGCAGCGCGTAGTTGCGCTTGTGGTCGCGAATGCGCTCGCGCAAGAAGCCCACCATGTCGCTGTATTGGCGATGCGTCAAGTCGCGGTGGTACACCATGAAGGGCTCCAAGTAGTCCACGATTTCGGACAGGGTCAGGCTGCCCACGAGGTGCTTCTTGACGAGGTCAAAGAGCACGCGGGTGCGCGGCACCACGATGCGCAGGTACTCCGCGTACCGGTCGGCATCCGTGATTTCGCGGTTCAGCACGTACTCCTTGATGTCGCTCAAAAAATCGCGCGAATTGAACGCAATGTGCTCGTCCAAGTCGTCCACGGTGCGCGTGCTCATGCGCGTGGTCTTGCGCAGCAGCTGCCAGTAATTCAAGTTGTGCTGGTTCAGCCGCGACTTGTCCAGGATGTTGATGGTGTGCAGGTTGATGCGCGAATACGCCACCGTGGGCTCGGGCAGCATGATGAACGACTTCAGCGTCAGCGTGTCGGCCGGCGTCATGGGAACCACGTCGGCCGTCATGCGATTCGCGGTCATGGAATTGGCTTGCAGGCGCGTCAGCCCGAGGTTGTAGCGCTGCACGACGAAGCGGCGGGTTTTCAGCTCCTCGCCCGCGACCACCGACGATTCCAGCTGCCCCAGGTTGTCAATGACGGCGGCCAAGTTGTCGCGCACGGCTTCGCTCGTCAAGTAATCCTCCTCGTATTCGGGCGGCTCAAACGGCGTGCACTGGGTCGTGCTCAGCTTGTTCATGTAAGCGGCATACTTGTCGCCGCCGTTTTTATAGGAGGCAACCAGCTCCGCCTGATCAGTCAGCGTTTGAGCCATGGTGATTTGCACCACGTCTTCTTTGGGAGAGAGCGACAGCTCTTCCATTGTGGCTTCTTCGTTCACGTACGTCTTCTTGCGACACACCGCCACCGGCAGAATCCAGTGCAGGCGCTGGTTCAATTTGCGCAGCGTGTCAATGAGCGGACGGTGGTCGGGGCCGTGCTTCAACGGCACGTGCGCATTCCCGCTGCGGTCAAACGTGGAAAACTGCTCGCGCAGCTGCTTGAACCGGGTGATCAGCGCGTGGATGCCGCTCAACACGGCGTCGGTGCGCTGGGTGGCGGGCACGCTGGACAGGAGCGCGTTCAGCATGTCGTTGGTTTGCGATTCCAGCGTGTAGCGCTTGCGCTCCGTGGGCACGTCCACCATGAAGGAAAACTCTTGCACGGCTTGCGAAGCCATGATTTCGTCGGCGTCGTGCAGCATCTCCGCGATGGCGTTGCGAACCGCTGGAACCGCCACCGACACGGTTTGGACGGGGGGAACAAGCCCGTCGTCAAAGGGGTCCGCTGCCGCCATTGCAATTGAAGCGCCTTCTGCGCCTTCTGCGCCTTCTGCGACCAATGCCGCAGACGGCGGAGGCCGTATGTTGATGCGTTCAATCGGCAGGTGTTCCGGCAACCCCTTGAACCCGAAATCAATGTAGATGACTTCGTTGTCGGGCGCGGTGGTGAGTTCAATCATGTCCTCGCCGTCTTCTAAATTGGAAATGCGGGCGGTGATGACGGTGGGGTGCTCGCCGCCAAAGTAAATGTCAACCCATGTGTTGGGCAGCAGCCCGTTCTGGCGCGCGTACCCCGGCTCGGGCGCGTGATCCAATATGTTGATATTGAAAATGGACTCGTCGGAGAAGGACCCCGTTTCCGGGTTAATGGTCAGCGTTCGCGTTATCATTGTATCGGCGTCAATGAGACGAAGCTTGTCGGCATCCAAATAATCAATCACGTACACGTGGTTGTTCAAGTCCTGGTTTTTAGCCTCAATTTGAATAATGTCGCCCAGCTTTAAAGAATGCACATGTTCTTTTCGGGCTTGAGGATGAGACATTGTATACAATTAAACAAACTTATAAAATATCCGGATTGTATATACCTTAACATACCTTTCTATTATATTTTTTATTCAAAATAAAATATAACGATACGATACGATACGATACGATACGATACGATACGATACGATACGATACGATACGATACGATACGATACGACCCGGATCCATGTCTGCAAAACCTAAAAAACGAATTGCGCCCACTTTGGTGAACGAAGCAGTACTTCCCGCCACCAATGCGTTTGAGGCCGCCGCCAAAAAGAAGAACCCGCTGGAAAATGCGGCCGACTTGATTGCAATGCGATACGGCATTTCGGGGGAAGCTCCTCAAATCAACGAGGATGTGTTTGCACAGAATCGCGCCATTGGAAAAAAAGTGATCCCGCTGAAAGAATACTTTGAGCAAACCGCGAAAGACTTCAAACAAAAGGAGGCACTGCAAAAAGAAGAAGTCACGCGAAAGAAACAAGAGAACGCGAAGCTGAGCCCGTGCCAGCGCAAGCTGAACACGCTGCAACGAAACATTGACGGCTACATTCAATCATGCGACCCCGCGTTTTCCAACGAAGCGATGATTGAAATGATGGATCAGGCACGAACCAAGGCACGAACCAAGGCACGAACCAAGGCACCCGCCAAGGCACGAACCAAAAAAAAATCAAGAGCGTCCAATAGAACGTCGTCATCCCGGTTGTCGTCCGCGTCAAAAAAAGGAGGTTGCCGATAATGCATTTATGAAAGTAAGTTAAAGACATGTGCGTCAATAATGCTAAGATTAGATCACAATGCAATCCGCTGTTGTGCCTTGGACCCACGATTTGAAGCGCGCCGGACCCGACATTTTGCGCGCGTTCAGTCTCATGTTTCACGACCCCGAAAGCGACGAACTTCAAACCTTGTTGCATAAATCAAACCTGACGAACAAGAAATGGAAGAGCGGCGCCAACGTGCATTCCATCCTGAAATACACCACCGGCGCGGTCAAATGCGACGAGCTGCAAACCATCGGGCTTCTGCGGTCGGTTGTTCTGGATCAGCACGGTAAAATCTTGGCGTATTCGCCGCCCAAATGCGTGAACCCCTCTCCAACTGAATTGAACGGCCGCTATTCAGACGACAACATCGTCGTGGAAGAGTTCGTGGAGGGCACGATGATCAACCTGTTTTATTATAAGCCAAACGGTCAAGAGGACGGCGCGGAATGGGATCTGGCCACAAAGAGCTGCGTGGGCGCAAAGATCGTGTTCCACTCGGTGCAACCCAATGCCGAGCCCGAGCCCATCACTGAAAAGAAGACATTCCGGCGCATGTTTTTGGAGTGCATGAATGCGGCCGGGTTGGAGTTTGACGCGCTGCAAAAGGACTGCTGCTACAGCTTTGTGATGCAGCACCCGAACAACCACATCGTGCGCCGCATAACCGAACCAACGCTGTACCTGATCGCCGTGTACAAGGCCGACAACGAGAACCTCGTCGTGGAGGAGCAGTGCCGCGACGAGCACTTGGCCCGAATCAATGCATCCGGCAACAGCAACAGCAACAACAATGAAAAAACCTTTGTGCGGCTGCCGCTCCAATTCACCGACGTCGGTCTGAGCGTGTTGCAAGACATATACACGTCGCTGAATGCGCCCTATGACTTCCCGGCGCTGGTTTGTCGCGAGCGCAGCACGGGGGCACGCTTCAAGTTTCGCAATCCGAACTACGAGCGCATTAAAAACCTGCACGGCAGCGAACCCAAGCTGCAGTTCCAGTACCTGTCGTTGCGGCAGCAGGGCAAGGTGAAGGAGTATTTGGTGCTGCATCCCGAGCACCGCGACGCGTTTCAGAAGTTCCGGGACCAGCTGCACGCTTACACGACCCAGCTGTTTGCAAACTACCTCAGGTGCTACGTCAATAAGGAGCGCCCTTTTCCCGCCGAATTCAAACTGCACATGACCCAGCTGCATGATCTGTATTTGAAAGAACTGCGCGAAAAAAAGGAGCACATCACGCTGGGCAAAACAATTGCCTACATGAACGGGCTTTATCCGTCGCACCAAATCTACGCGCTGAATTTCGGGGTGCGAAAGGCTTGCGAAAAAGAAAAGCATGATTGAACTTGGTTGCACGGTGATGTGTCCGAAATAATGCTCATGAAAAAATGATAATTTTTTTAATTTTTGGGTTATTGCATCAAATATTAAAATACGAGTCAAAGGGGCAGGAGGGCTTACGGGACGCAATGCTTGGCACCTGGGTTCCCGTTAACGGTGGATCTGTGAAATCAGGGATTCAAACACGGCCGCCGAATCCCGCGCGGCTGCAATCAAATACGTGTGCACAATGTCCACGTCCGTCGGCGCACGGAATGCCAGGCGGATCATGCTGTGCGTATCGTGCGGGTGGTTTTTGCGAAACCCGCAAAACGAAACCGTCTTGCTGCCAGCGTAATGATTCGTGTGAATGAAGTATTCAATGCACTTGCCCATCGTGTAGTCCTCGTTTTGCAGCGTCACATCGTATCCGTTGCTCAGCGTGGTGTCGGACGGCGCCACATCCACGTCGCCGCTGGCGTTCTCAATATCCGCGATCATTTTCTTGCATTTTTCAACGAGGAGCAGGCAAGCCTTGGTCACAATCTCGGGGTTGGAATACACCCCCACGGATTCAATGATGAAGTCAAAACTGTCTGGGTTAACATATCTATTCGCCTCCATGGTGAACCAGTTCTTCCTTTCAAACGCAATGGTTGCGGCGTCGTTGCCGTCGCGCTCCAATGTCTTTGCGCATTCGGCCCACACCTTTTCGGCTGCTTCCACATTGGGGGTCGCGCAATACGCGCACGTGCTCACCACATTGTACATGCCGTCCATGCGCGCAGTGCCCACCCCGATTTCGGCGGTCAACGCCAGGCGCTCGCCTTCCACGAATTGGGTCAGCCTCGGCATCAGCCGCACGATCAGAATGTAGCCGCCCGTAATGGTGTCGGGCGGAAAGATGCGCCGCACAACGGACTCGCTCAGCTCCTTGCCCGTTTTCACGTTGACCATGCGGAAGTCCTTGGTTGTCGCGTATTCGTTTGCAGTGCCCGTGTTTTGCACGTCCAACACCACGCGGTAGTCTTCCACGTTGAAGTGCTCAAAATCGGGATCATTCGCCTTGAGGTGGATGGGAATGCAGCCCATGCGCTGCTTAATGATTTCATTGTTCAGACGCGTGGTGTTAGCCGTGATGTCCACGCGGTTCTCGACGTGCGGCAGCGTGCGGAAACAGAACGTGGGTATGTCGGCCAAGATGGTGCGCCTAACGGCATTGGCCAAACTCACGTTGATTTGACTCACGGTAAACCGGAGGGTGCCGTCATGATCCGTGAACGATGCAATGATGGGTTGTTGAGGCATATTCGGTGTATGTAATTGATGTATTGGGTTGTCTGTAATACATTAATTGCGCATTATTTATAAATCAATTTTATCGGAAAACCTACGGTTTTCCGAACCTTTCCCTCACCGGGGAACCTATAGTTCACAAGGCACATCGCAGTGCCTTTGGCTGCGTTTCGCCCCGAACCTTTCCTCTTTATCCGTTTCGCAGCATGAACAGCCCCAGCAGGATGAGCGCCAGCCCCGCGTAATTCACCGGCTGTTTCAACCGCTCCCCGTACATGAAATACGCAAACAGCGTCTCAATGAGCGCCGAACCGCCGTCCCACATGGCGTTCACCCAAATGACGTCCTTCAGCCGCAACATGCGTATCAAAAAGTAAATGACACCCGCATATCCCGCGCAGCCTTGAATGAACAAGGGGACCCCGTCGGAGGAACGCGCGTACGCTTTGAACTTGAAATCGCCGTACACTTCCACCAGGCACAGCAACAACAGGTTGATCCATGGACTGTTCAAACCGGTTGAATTGAGTTGAAACATTTGGATTAGAGAGATATTACATTAATGGGACAAATTAATGCATTATGAATCGTTTCAAAATTTTTGAGGGGTTTAAGGGGGCGCTTGTCGCCCCATTATTAGTTGGACGACGGCAGCGGCGCCAAGCACAGCTTGATTTCCCCCAGGCTGGCCACGTAGTACTTGACCACCAGCGGCAGGTCGTTCTCCAGGTACATTTCAATCTGGCTGCACAGGTTGGTGCACTTGATGAAATAGCCCAAGTTCTTCAGAGAGAACTCGCCCTGAATGATTTTGTTGGAGTCCTGCTTTTGAATGAACTCCATGCTGCCGTCGGTCTCCACGCGACGAATCTCCGACGTGGCAAACTGCCCCGAGCACCGGAAAATGAGCTCGTTGCCCACCGACTTAATCTCCAGCTTCTCCGAAATGCACGACATGTCGCGAATGATCTTCTGGAAATCGGAGGACGGCAAGTTGATGACGGACGAAAACACCACGTTGGGCTCAATGAACTCCTCGGGATCGGGCTCAATCAGCCGCAGCTTCTGCGTCTTGCACTGCTTAATGTCGCCGTTCTCAAACTTCAGGCCGAGGAACGACACGATGCCGTCGTTGTAGTCCTTCTTCTCAATGTAGAGCGTCAGTGTGTCGTCGTTGTCTATGGAATTGATCAGCTTGAACAAGTGGAACATGTTGACGCCGATGATGATTTTTTCCATGTGGCACTCGTAGTGCTCAAAATTCTCCGCACCCAGAAACAAGTGCGCCAACATGGTGTGCGACTTGTCCATGTTCACGATGCGAATGCCGTCCTTTTTAAACGTGATGTTGGTTTCCAGCAGGATGTCCTTTAGCGCCGTCATCAGCGTGCGAAAGGGCGCAATTTGCACGGTCTTGATGGTGAGCACATTGTCGGCATATGCATTGTTGGCATTGGCATTGGCATGTGCGTTCATTTTCTGATTCACGCTGATTGGATTGATTTAAACAATATTCAACAATATTCTTTAAATGCTTATGCAACGGAATTATTAGTTGAACGCACCCCCATCAAGATTTACCCCATCAAGTGGTATTTGGAAAGGACCATGGCGCCCAGAATCAGAACCATGGCGGCGTAGTCGTCCAGCGTGGTGGGCAGATTCAGCCAGAACGCGTTGGACAGCACCTGCCCCAAGAAATCAAACACGTAGGAGGAGAGAGACACTTGAGCGGCCGAAAGGAACCAGTTGCCGATGCGGTTGGACGGAATGACGAACATCCACTCAATGGTAGCCCAAAACTCGGCGGTCATAATCTTCTTAATTGTGCCGGCGTCCTTCATGCCCGGCGTGGTTTGCATGAACAGCGCTAAATCCATTGTCACCATGATGGCCAGATTTAGAAAAATCCAAAACAACAACAGACCGATGGAAAATTGATGCTTCATTTTAAAAAAATGTTGATGTGCGCGATATATATTATATACATATATTATATATCCCATTGCACATTATATATTCAAGTTATGTCTAGTCCTTATCCTTCCGGGCCCTCCGCCGGCCCTTCTTCCAGACCCTCCGCCGGGCCTTCTTCCAGACCCTCCGCCGGGCCTTCTTCCAGACCCTCCGCCGGGCCTTCTTCAGGTCCCTCTTCAGCCGGCACTGATGCCGGTAAAACCCCCCTGAATTATTTACTTTGGTTGCTGGCGTTCATTTGCGCCCAAGCGTCGTCCATGTGGGGTCAGTTCGTCACCTTGAAATTCCCCAATATGGGCATGTTTGCCGCCTACAAAATGGCCATCCCCTTTGCGTGGCTGGATTGGCTGTTCATGTCCGTGGCTGTCAACATTGGCGACAAGTACAAGCTCGTGACTCCCACTCAAGACACATTCACCCTCATCACGCTGCAATTCACCGCCATTCTTATCATCAACCACTTTTATTTGCACCAGCCGTTGTTTAGGAGCGACATCGTGGCGTTCTTCATGATCCTGTTCGGCTTCGCCGTCAGCTTCAACAACATGCTGTCTAAAGTGCTGGGTCGCCCGGTTCCCACCGTGACGCCTGCTGTAACTGGAGGGCCTTCCAAGACTCCCGGTCCTAGTCCAGCGCCCCTCATTGCACACAAGGGCGACCGCAAGAAGGCCAAGCTGCTCAAAAAGATTTGGGGCGTGCAACCCACCAACGACTACTCGGCCCTAACGCAGAACTGAAAACGCAGAACTGAACCAAAAGACGCAGAACTGTTATTCATGTTATGGTTTAACCATGACATAAATTAAATCAAAATGAATTAGCGCCTTCTGGACTTACGGCCACTACGTTTACCACTTCGCTTATGGGCACTTCGCTTCTTATGCCTTCTGGTTCGCCTTCCTCCTTTGGTGGAAAATGTGTTATTACCCATCACATAATGGCTAGCATTGCCAGATGCTAAAAAATGTTTATCTGCAACTAAACTTTTGACTTTTGGCATAATTGATTTCACATTGAATGTTGAAGTGCGCATTAATTGTTCTCTTTGTTCTCGGTTTTCGGCTTTCATTCGGTCGTCGTCCTCTATCTGGTTGTATAATTGTTGTTTCTTATATTTTTTATTTTCCATCTCTCTCTCTCTCTCTCTCTCTCTCTCTCTTCTTTTGTCTTCATGGTACTGAAACATACGGTACAAATCGACCCTTGACACGTCGCCTTTCGCTTCTATTTCAGCCATATGATCAGCCAGATTATAAGATGACATTAGTGTTGTTGTTATTGGTTATACCATTACCAAATATTTTTATTCATTTAACATTTTATGCATACAGCTTCGTGGACGTCTCCTCTCCTGTCACGCGCTTAATGAACGAGTCGCCGTCCAGCAGCTCCTTCAAATTGTCCATGTGTTTGTCCCGGTGCCGGAACAAGAAATTCACGATGGCCGACATGGGCAGCTGCTTGTCCTTGATCGCCGCGTAAAACGTTTTGAACGCGTCCGTCGTGGCTTCCGCCGTGGCATAGTGCTTGCCGCCCAGCATGTCGCGGAACAGCTTCTCTATCTCCGTCCGGCTGGGGTAGTTCAGCTCCACGATCAAGTCCGTGCGGCCCTGCCGCAGCAGCGCGGGGTCCAGCTTCTCGGGGTGGTTCGTCGTGATGAACACGATGAGCCCGTGCTTGAACAGCACGCCGTCCAGAATGTTGAGCAGGTTGCTGAACGTGAAACTCGGCGTCTCCACCGACGTGCGCTTCTCAAACAAGCAGTCAATGTCCTCCAGAAGCAGCACGGTCTTGGGGTCTATGTTGCGGAACGAGCTCTGAATCGTGGCGTTGTCCATGTCGCGGCTCATGCTCATGATGCCCAGATTGTAGTGGATCTCGTTGCACAGCGCCTTGATCAAGCTCGTCTTGCCGCTGCCGGGCACCCCCGTCAGCAAGTACGTCTTTTTATACGGGATGCCGAACGCGTCGTACTCATCCTCGCTCTTCAAAAATTCGCGAATGTCGGCCATGATGCGCTCCTTCACGCGCTCGTCCATGTACACCGTGTTCAGACGGCGCACGGGGATGCGGCTATACGTGTTCCACTCGCTGTATTTGTTGGTGACGGAGATGCGCAACTTCTCGTCGCTGGTGTTGTCAATCTCGCTGGCCAGCTTGTAGAACTCCACGAAGGACGCGGGGGTCGGGGTTCGGACCACGAGCCGGCGAAAGTAGGTGATCCCATCGCAGCTCGTGGTTCGCGTCTTGCATTCCTCGTGGAAGTCAATCTCAAACGCGTGCTTCTCATCCTTAGCATCCGTGAAAATGTAGTCGTATTTGCCGAGCCCAATGCTCATAAAGAGATAATTGAGCGGGTCGTGCAACATGGATCCCCGCATGGCTTCTAATTTCTCATTCGCTTTTTCATTCGCTGCAACCGCACTTTTCACGGCATTGTATGTTCGCATGTTGAAGTACTCGTGCACTTCCATGCGCAGTGGCACTTCCGGGTTTGATCGCGTCTTCAATGTGGCCGCGTGTCGGAACAAATACGACAGCACGCGACTCTGATAATACTTCGGAATCTCGTGTGCGTGAAGGGCCTCGGCGATAGCGGTCTCAGTGGCCTCAGTGGTGGTCATTGGATTATGGGTGGGTTATCATACCTCTTCGCAGAATCTTTAACTGTGTTTGCAATAATGTATATTGGTTGGATGTTCATTTTTTTTTGTTGGCATATGTCAATGCCAATGTCAGACATCATGGAAGAAGATAAAACCAATGAAATGAGCCCGTCGCTTGAATACTTGTTGCGGCGAACGGGCGAAGAGTGCGAGGCATGGTCCAAGCTGCATTTGATGGCTCACAAGAAGTTCAAACACAGCGAAACCATGTTTAATTTGCCAATCATAACGATCACTGCCTTCATCGGGTTCGTTTCAGGACTGAACGTGAGCTACGAATACATCCACATCATTCTCGGAGGCATGAGTTTGTATGCCAGTCTGCTGAAAAGCTATTTTTCGTATTTGAGAATCAGCCAGAAGAGCGAGAACCACCGCATTGCGTACATACAATACGGCCAAATCGCAAATGAAATTCGGATAGAAATGGCGCTGGAACCGTCCATCCGCAAACCGGTGAGCATGCTGCTGGACCTCGTGCGCATCAAAATGAAGAACCTGAACGAAGTGTCTGAAATTATAGACAATTCCATTATTGCTGAATATCTCTCAAAACTGGAAAGGAACCACCCCGAAAGAAACATGCTGCAACTGTTCGTGAGAGAAAGGATCGCCGACCAAGGCGGTCACCCGCACGATATTGGACTCGGACAACCCCACATTCTGAAACTGGCCAATCGGTTTGAATCCTACGCGGACATTGAAACCCGAGTCATGCAGTTGCCCAACGCCAGACGCAGCATGTCGTCCGCGTCGCAACACGTTGACACCAAGGCAACTTCATCGGAAGTCGGGTCCAGCGCAAGCGACGACGACGACGACGCCGTTTCGGGGATCATGGTGTAAATTGTGTATGTGATTTGGTATTTTTCTTGAATTTCTCTCTGATTTGTATCCCCTTCTTCAAGGGGGTTTGAGGGGGGACGCATGTCCCCCTTCTTTAGTACTCCGGCGTGTGTTTTTTAAACAAGCACCCGTGCGGAGTTATGCCCACCACTTCTTTGATGACGGCCGCATTTTGAAACTTGCAGTTTGCCAACCACACCTTCACAATGCAGAAGTTCTTTTTGGGTGATATGGTGATGCCATTCACCGCGGGCAGCAGCCCGTTGTTGGACGAAATACTGTTGCCCACCAACACGTATGTCAATTGGCGCCAGCAATCTTGCACGTCCTTGTTGCTGACCTTGTATGAGAAACACCCGCCATTCCGGTTTCTAACATCCTCCCATATGGGCGTAATGCCCTCCCTCATTAAAAACAGCATGCAGTTCATGACCAATTTGGGGGGCAACATCTCGGTCACGCTGACCGCTTGTTCCACCGTGTTGAAGTCATACAACTTGATGTAGCTTTTTAAAGACCAATCCGTGTCATGCGGCAAATGACACCACAGCGTCCACCCGCACGACAGCGCGTGATGAGAACTGCTCTGATCGGCGGCTGCAGCGGCATCGGTAGAGGTAGAGGTAGAGGAAGATGAAGATTCCTTCATGTTGTTCTCAATACACATGAAGTGTGTTCATCTTTTAAATTGATTTGATTTGTAATAATTTGTGGTATGAAATTTATGTCTATTGGCGTGACAATGCCATTTTCATTTGCAATCCGCCGTGCGATTGATTCCCGTTCCTAGACATAGACCTAGACCCCCGCTGCAATTGCGCAATGTACGCACTCAGCCATTGCGGAACCGGCAGGCGCATGCGCTGCAACTGCATCAAATACAGGTTGATATATTGTGGCAACACGAACGGTTTGACGGGCACGGGCACAGGTGCTGGTGCTGGTGCTGGTGCTGGTGCTGGTGCTGGTGCTGGTGCTGGTGCTAGCGCCGGAAACACGCACGCATCGGGGTTCAACGGCGTGCCCGATGTCAGGCTCGTGCGCTGCGTGAATCGCCCCACCCGTTCCCGGCAGCACACGTCCTTCAGCAAGTGCTTCCACTTATACGACGACGCAGGGTTGGCCTTGAGGGATTCCAAGAGACTGTGCGTGAGCGCCCCAGCGGCTTGACCGCCCAAATACGCGTCGGCGCTGGTTTGCGTGTCCTGGCACCCGCTGATGCAGTACACTTCCCCCGCGGTCTTCGCGTGCTGCTTAAACTCGTAACTAGTTTGACGCAGCGCCCAAGCATTGGGGTCGTACGCGGACGGCATCGGCGCTGACGCATTGATCAAATCGCTGGTGTCGTCGTATTTGTAGCGCAAGTCGCAACCCGTGCCGCTGTGACACATGTCTAAAATCGCGTACAAGCGAACACCGGCTGGCACCAGCGCGGCAAGGGACGACCGGATCACATCGTCGGTGATGAGCCCGGCTTGGTTGTAATCCAGCGGACAAATGCAGGAGTCGGCGCCGCTCTCTTCGTCGCCGTTAGTGTCGCGCTGCAGCGAACCGTGTCCCGAGTAATGGAACCAGAGCTCGTCGCCGGCGCGCGCGCCTTGCAGCAGTTCTTTGAACGCCGCCAAAATGTTCGCCCGCGTGGGTTTGCGGGCTGCCACGTCGCTCAACACGATGCACGACGCGGACGAGTAGCCCCGCGCCGTCTGCAAATACGCCGCCACGTTATTAATGTCGTTGATGCACCCGCGCAGTTCGTTGGGAGTGCCCACGTAATTTATGCCGACCAAGAGCGCGCGTTTCATGATTGTATGGATTGGATTGGTGTAGGATCGGGTTATACCCTATGCCAATATTTTTTTCCCGCCCAAAAATTAATACAATAGGCGCACATGATAATCATCGTCCTGCACAAACCCGTCGCTCGCCGGGTATTCGCTGATTTTGTAAGCAGCCATGTTTGCAAATCGGTAGCTGGCTTGGTTGCTTGGACGCGAATAAAGGTTGGTCTTTGATATGTAGAACATGGACACCAGCTTTATTTTGTCATTGTGCTCAAGGGGTTGCGAATCTCGCCGCAAAATGTAGGTGTCGTTGCCGCGCACATGATGCGCGTAATTCAGCACCAGCAACTCCGTCATGTGAATCCTCAAAATTTCCTTGTATTCTTGCTTCAACAAATTCGCGTACATTCGCTGCATTTCATTGTTGACGGACATGGGGGATTATCTTATCTTATATATTGTATTTAATAATATTCACAACAAAATGAATATTATTGCCCGCGGTTGTGCGCTGAATCAAATTAATCCAGAGTCATGGACTTCAAACCCTGCCTCGGTCACGCGCAAGTAATTGCAGGGTCGCAATGTTTGCAGCGTTGCGTCGTTGTCCACGCATTTAATGGTGTACCCGTCATCCGCGCTGTATTGAACCAGGTCAAGGTTGACCCCGTGATTTTTACGCATGAACCACTTCAAAAATGCAGGCTCCAGCAACTTGTTGCCGATTACGTAAAAATTGTCCGGACTGGATAAATCCAGCTCGTATTCGGAGCCGTCGCATTGCAGCACAATCTCCATCATGCGATGTTTGGCCGGTGCAAATTTCCTATCAAAGAAGTGCGAGCCGTCGGATTCACGCGGAAAGCCGTCGTACTTGATCACGTGCATGCACCGTGGTGAGTCACTGGCGGCCGTCTGCATCGTGGGAACTTGACACATCACAAAATCAAATTGCATTGCGTGATTCTCAATTCGCGCGAGGTCCTCCGCAATGAAGGCAGTGTCGTCGTCATCGTGTGATAATTCGGAAACTTCGGAATCGGTTTCGGAAACTTCGGAATCGGTTTCGGATTCTTCGGATTCTTCGCTTTGATGGGTCTCGTCGGGTTGATGGGTCTCGTCGGGTTGATGGGTCTCGTCGGGTTGATGGGTCTCATCCGTTTGAACGTCAATCACGTCATCGGAATCTAGGTCTAGGTCTTGGTCTTGCTCTTGCTCTTGCTCTTGGTCTTGGTCTTGGTCTTGGTCTTGGTCTTGGTCTTGCTCTTGCTCTTGGTCTTGGTCTTGGTCTTGGTCTTGCTCTTGCTCTTGCTCTTGCTCTTGCTCTTGGTCTTGCTCTTGCTCTTTTTCCACGCTGTCGGACAAATGTTGTATGAGTTTGAAAATGGATGAATACCGGTGCAGTTCCACCCCATCCTTCACCACGCACACGTAACAATGGTCGTCTTCCGCATCAACGTCGGATTCGGGGGGGCCTTTAAAAATGTGCTTCACAACAAATGAACCCATTACACAAATGCATGGAACGACGTAGCGAACCGTTAACCGCTTCGCGCATGTGAATGCCGACACGCAGCCCCAACCGATTTGAACGGCAATGTCTACCCAGTTTTCTGCGGTGAGTGATTTATACATGTATGCTCCTGCGCCCAACGCAACCACGGTGTAAAGTTGTGCGGAAATGAGCGTGCTCACTGCTTGCTCCGTGCACTGACCCGATGCGGTGCGAGTGCAATTCATTTTGGGGTTGGGTTAATACGGGATTGTTAGCTGATTTTGGGCTGATACACTCCATTAACCCCACATTTTTATATTGTTTGCATTTGATTATAATAATGGGGGAGGGGGGGGGGTCGTTACGACGCATACAACACCACGTTGCACTTTGAGTGTTTTTTACACAACCCGTATTGAATTGCATTTAAACTGCATTGGTTGCCCTTGTTTTTGCCGGTTTGAATTTCGGCGGCACATTTCACGGCCGCGTCCGCCGCGTCCGCCACCGCCGCGTCCGCCACCGCCGCGTCCACATCGGACTTAGACCCTGTTTTTTTGGGTTTGGATTTTAAAGCAGAATTGTAGTGGCGCAAACAATACGGGTTAGAATTGTGCTCGTAGAATGCGTTCACGTTGCAATTGCAGCGAGTGCACGCAATTCCGGGCATGCACATGGATGCAGGGGAATTCACTCCGCTAACCCGCTTTATGGTGGGATGCGATCCAATGAACGGCAGCAGCTGATTGGTCATTGTGCGACAGTACGGGCATTTTATTTGGTGGATTCCTATTTTTTCATAATACGCGTGCATCCCGAAACGCCCTTTCTGTCGGAGCACCTCTTGATACAGCGGCTCGTAGTTAAACTTGTGCTTGCATGCCAGCACAACGTGAAACGCGTCCAACGGCTCATTTGTTATTAAGCACGCCGGTTCAGGTTCATCGTGTTCGTGTTCGTGTTCGTGTTCGGGCGCGGGCTGCATGTTTTTCAATGCCGCGAAAAAATCCATATCCAATCCGTCTTCCACTTCGTATGCGGGTTGCATTTTTGCAAAGTGTGCGTTGCGCGTGTTGCGGTTTGTGTTTATATTGTGTATCTATCATTGAAAATAAAATGTCTTTATACTTATATATTTCATTTCATTCTCACGCACGCAAATCAAGAATGGCAAGTAAAGACACGTGGGGTCCGTCCACATGGACGCTGTTTCACACGCTGGCCGAAAAGGTGAAGGACGCGCATTTCAATGACGTAAAAACCGACCTGCTTGCGTACGTAAAACGCATTTGCGCCAATTTGCCGTGCCCCGATTGTGCCGCGCACGCCACCCAATTCATTTCAAAATTGACCCCCGACCAGTTTGCTACCAAACAAAACTTCAAAGTGTTCTTGTTCCATTTTCACAACTCGGTCAACGCGCGCACCGGAAAACGCCCGTTCACGTTTGAAGAGCTGAACGCAAAATACAGCCGAGCCAACACGTTTGTGGTTGTGCCATACTTTATCCGGGTGTATTCATACCGCAACACCAACGTGCGGCTACTGGTGAACAGCTTTCAAAAAGACATTCTCATCAAGGAGTTCATAAAATGGATGCGCGACAACAGCGGCAAATTTGATAAGTAATGGAATACATGGAATACATGGAATACATGCATTTATTTTGCACGCATTATATAAATGCCTGCAAAATTTAAAAAAACGAAAACAAACAAACGTCGTCGTAATCACTCGCGCATCAGTCGGCGGCGAAGCACTGGCGGCATGTTTCGTGCCGCCAGTTCCGCCACTGGTCGCGCGTTTAACAAACTCATGGGAAAAGGATTTGACAGAATTGATAAGGCAAAGCAAGTTGCGGAAGCTATAGCAAAAGGCGCCGCTCAGACACAAACCCCTGAAACATTTACACCTGCTAAATTGTCCCGAACGTTTAGTGCGTCGCCATCATCGCCATATCGCATGAGTGAAACTCCTCGCAGCTCACACAGTGCAATGCCTGGGTCTGATTTTAAAACCCCAACAAAGGGCAACCAGAATGATGCACATGATGTACCACCGCGTCTTGGAACCCGCGCGCGCCGACGCGAAACCCCGGAAGAACGCAGCCGCCGGTTGGGATTAATCGTGGCTCCAACCCTGCATAATTCAACCACCGTGGTTGGAACCCTGTTCCCATGACCGGAGCGGCGAGGCGAGGCGAGGCGAGGCGAGGCGAGGCGAGGCGAGGCGAGTCAATAGAGTCAATCGCATCATGCCGCCAACCGTTTTGCCATCACAGTTTGAGTTTTGGACCCGATTGCACATTTGGAATCACAATCATCGCACGAACATCCGCTAAAATCGTACAGCGCGCCTTCATCTAGGCTGTAAGTGGCATAATATCCGCCAATGCCTCCCACTACGCCAAACAACATCAGGCCAATGTACAGCCCGGATCCGAGGGATTGGCACGATCCTCCGAGGAAGGTGACCACGTCCACAAAAATGAGCACAATGAAACTCAGCACAATGCCGATCAACGAGTTTTCGTCCAGCTTGGTTGACGATTGCATGCAAAACGACACATAACCAATGGTGTACCACAAGAACGCGGTGGTGAATTGTTTGCACGGGATTCCACTAAATGCAATGATCACGACCGAAACCAGCGCGACAATTGTTGCGCCACCGAGGTGACCCAGACATTTCGGAAAATTGCGGTTCACCAATGACACTCCAATCGCAACCCCGGATATTACCAACGGAACCGTCTGGTTGAACTTTGATATGCCAAATAATGCGTCAAATGTGTCGTGCGCGACGGTGATCCAATTGGGTGAATCGGGTGCTGTCATGCGGATATGTTATGTATAATATACTTAAATATAAAATTGTAGGAACAATTATCTCATACACGCTGATCTGCTCTGTATACCCCATCCCATCCCTCATCACATCCTTATAAACAATGGGCATCCCGAGTTATTTCGCGCACGTGCTGAAAAAATACCCGCATGTCATCAAACGGCTGTCCGAGTTGCCGTGCATCCACAATCTGTACTTGGACTGCAACGGCATGATCTACGACGTGGTGCGCCAAATGCAGTTCAACCCAGCCGAACAAGCATCATACGAAGCCGAACTGTTGCAGCGCATGTGCGAGAGCATTGACGCCTGCATTGCCATCATGCGTCCGATTCGCAGCGTGTTCCTCGCGTTTGACGGCGTGGCTCCCGTGGCCAAGCTGAACCAGCAGCGCGAACGCCGATACAAGTCGTGGTACTTGGGCGAAATGGAGACGCAGCGCCGACGCGACTACAATAAAACCGCGCAAAGGGTGGGGCGCGTGGAACCGCCTAAACCGGCATGGAACACGTCGTCCATTACGCCCGGCACCCAATTCATGAACGCGCTGCACGTCAAGCTGGCCGAGCACTACGGCGCATCCCTGAACGGCGCATCCCTGAACGGCGCAAGCATCATGGTCAGCAGCAGCAAAGAGCCCGGCGAGGGCGAGCACAAGCTGTTTGAGTACATCCGCGAGCACGCGGCGGAGCACGCCGGGGTGAACACCGTCATTTACGGGCTGGACGCGGACTTGATCATGCTCTGCATGTCGCACCTGCACATCTCGCGCGGCATCTACCTGTATCGCGAGACCCCCGAATTCGTCAAGTCCATCAACGTTGCGCTGGACGAAAAGGAGAGATACTTCATGGACATTCCCGAGTTTGCGGATGCCATCTTGGAGAACCTACGGTTCCCCATACCCCTCCCTCATAGGGTCGCCCCCCCTGGGAAAGGTGCGGTGCGCAAAGAGCCGTTGGGGGTGTGGGGGGCGCTTGTCGCCCCCCAGTTGGACTACATATTCATGTGTTTCATGCTGGGCAACGACTTCATGCCGCATTTCCCCGCGCTCAACATTCGCACCACCGGCATTGCCACCCTCATGGACGCGTATCGCGCCACGATCGGCGCCGACGAAACCATCATACAGACAACCCCCCAAAACGAATACATTATTCATTGGCCGAACTACAAGAAATTCGTCGCCCACTTGGCCGCGCAGGAACTCACGCTCATCCGAAAGGAGCACGCGACGCGGGACCGACAGTCGCGCCACATGCGCGACACCGACAAAGAGGACGACGTCATGCACGACGTCATGATGCTGCCGATGACGCAGCGCAGCGTGGAGCGCGGCATTGACCCGTTTGTCGCCGGGTGGGAGCGCCGATACTACGCCGCTCTGTGCGACATCCACGACCATGATCGTGCCGCAAGGGATGCCCTGTGCCGCAATTACTTGGAGGGCATGGAATGGACGTTCCGGTACTACACCCGCGGGTGCGTGGATTGGAAGTGGACGTACGCGAACCACTACCCGCCCTTGTTGGCCGATTTAGTGCATCACATACCCGAAACCCACGACCCAACCAATGCATTTTCATTTTTGCAGGTCAAGCCGAAGGAGCCCATTCGCGACGTGGTGCAGCTGTGCTACGTGCTGCCGCGGGCAAGCCACGCGCTGCTGCCGCCGTCCGTTCAGCGCGCTTTAATGCGCAGCAAACTCGCGTCCAAATACACGGACGACGGCAGCCCCGATTTCAAATGGGCGTACTGCAAGTACTTCTGGGAGTGCCACACCGACTTGCCGGCGCTGGATTTGCACGAGCTGGAGGATATTGTGAAAAAAACGGATTGATTCATGCGCTCGCGCTTCCCCCGCGTTTGATGGCGCGAAAGCATTTGATCAACGCATTGTGAATCGCGGTGTATTCGGGGTCATCATCGGTTTCAATGACCGGCTCCAGCGCCTTCAGATTGGCGTAAAAACACTGGCAATCCGCATGCGTTATTTTTTGGGATTTGCAACATTGGTCATACACTTGATCCATGTTGTGCCGGCTCTCCTTGTGCCGGAGGGTCATTTGCGCGTCATACGACGACGCGTCCACGTAATTGATCATGTGCGTCATGGCCGCCATTGCATCATCATTTGCATCATTTGAAGCCATTATTGCATGTAATGTAATGGCGTGATGTATTTAAACACATTATTTAAGCATTTTACATGAACGCAAATATATTATATTATTTACATATTACATAATTACATAATACAATACCCAAGTAACCCCAAAATGCAGGGCATTACCTCACCTATAATGAAAAAGTTAATCGTTGCATTGAACTACGTGGATGAAATTAATGAAGGAATGGTCTTGCTCAGCATGATGCAACGCATGATTCCCCGGGACGATTTTGATCTATTGTCACGATTTTTCACATTTCCTGGCCAAGATGTAGTAATGACCGATGCAAATTGCATCAAATTAAAATTGTTCATGGCAATCGGAATTATGAATCGGGTGTTTACTGCGCGTTTCCACATTATTTTGAGAGGTGGATTTGCAGTTCGCATGAATATACTAAAAACGATGCAAACGGTTGGTTCATTTGCGACAACAAAAGACATGGATGATTTAACATCCACGGTGTCCAACGCGGACCTAGACTGTTTGGTAGTACCAGAAATCGGCGTTGAGCTGTCTATGGAAGACCAATCGGAAATAATAAAATTGTTGCAAACGTCTATTGCAAATACGGCTGAAACATTCGTGAAGATACACATGGAATCCGACAAGGCCCGTTTATCTAAAATGGACGAATTTCGCAAAAAAGAATTAGAAACAACCCAAAAAAAAATAGAACAACACAATTTGTGGATAAGTGGCATAAGCGATGAAGCACCCGCAGAGGATCAAGTCCGAAAAAAAGGATTGAATGAACGATTACAAAAATTGCAGGAAATAATGAAAGTGTCCGCAGTTGCCAAACCAGACGAATTCGGGTTGACAATCCGGCCTGCAACGAATAGCGTGTTGACAACAAAAATAAATTGGAAAACAAGCGGTTCTCAAACTGAACTAATGGATGTAACTGTGATGCCCGCGCACGATGCATCAGCCTTGTATGCTAACACAAGTCACATGAAAATAATATCAACAACAAATGCAAATGCAGTATGGTATTATCCCGGACAGGACACCCTGTTTATTGAATATTTGAATGTCATGCATGAAGTTACCCAAAACATTCAACAACTATCTTCGAACCCAGTGCTGTCCACCGAATATAGAGAATCGCAATTAATATTTCAATTAAAAAAAATGGATAAATTCAAATCACGCGTCAAAATATGTTATGAATTATTAGATCACACCGAACGCGGCAAGCTGATTCGTTCAATGCCCCCACATCTCCTCGCGGAATTTGAGATCGCATCAGCATCAAAAAAGGGAGGCGCCAAATCCAGACGCAGTAAACATAAACCCCGTGTGCGCCGAACTAAAAAACGCAATAGCCGTAAAATTCGCAAATGACCCACCCACCTGCAAAACACAACGCACGCATCCATTTCAATTTTTAAAGATGATTAAAAAATTGAAAGCAATCGCATGTTAGTTATCCAATCCCCAAATACAACTCCAACAACGCGCAATGCAATATTTGTGGAATCAACATGCCGCCAAACCCGAAGAAGAAAAAAAAGAACTAGACGTGTGCGCCGTCTGTTTGGAGGTTCCTGGAACCGGAACCGGAACCAAAAACGTTTCCGTCACGGCATGCGGACACACATTCTGCACGTCGTGCTTGCTGACATCTTTAAGACAAAAAAACACGTGCCCCACCTGTCGCGCCGTATTGGAACCCGAGCGCGCATGCATTCAACCCGTGTCCGTTGCAACCGCAACTGAACTCATCCGCGAAGAAGAACGGATGTTTGACATGAAGCGCCGGATTAAAATGATCCATTCATTTTCGGGATTGAATGGCCGGGCAGCCATGATCCGGAGCCTGTGCAGAGAGATTGCATTTAACACGGCGCACAGCATCGCCCTATGGCAGAAAAACTCCGACGAAACCACCACGGCGGACATGTATCACCCGTCGTGGGCAAATTTTGATGACGACAGCGAAGACGACGAACAAGGTGGGTCGGGGTCCGAATCTGACGACTGAAACATCTCTTGCAAAAACGTTGCCAAACCGCAACCATGTTTTTTCAAAACAAGAATGCCTCAAAAAGGGACATGCACATTTTTGTGCCGATTTATGCGACAGTCCCCAAAATGGCAAACCATGTTTCCGGGAAACAAGAAACCCCGTTTTAGGGACATCCCATCAAATGATTTCCGCCAAAAGGGGCATGCAACAGTCCCCAAAACGGCAAACCATGTTTCCCGGAAACAAGAAACCCCGTTTGGGGGACATGCCATCAAATGATTTCCGCCAAAAGGGGCATGCAACAGTCCCCAAAATGGCAAACCATGTTTCCCGGAAACAAGAAACCCCGAAAAAGGGACATGCACGCGGCACAATGCCGCCGAAGACAGTCCCCAAAACGCCGAAAGCTTTTTTCTGGAAACAAGAAACCCCGAAAAAGGGACATGCACGCGAGCAAAGCCGCCCTTTTTGGCACCGACCCCCACAAACGGGGTTTAAGGAGGGCGCATGCCCCCTTACCATATATGCTCTCGCGCCAATGGCTCCGAAAAAGTTCCGCAAATTACCTAGTGCCGCGCGGTTTTGCGCAAAAAGGTTTCGCCATATCGATTTTAGGACATTTTTTTTGTCCATTTCCTGATAATTTTATAGAGTCTTGCAGAGTAAAAACAAAAAATAACAAAATTAAAATACAAGATTTGTTATAAAAAGTGAGAGCATACTGGTGTCATGTTTTGAGGGGGTGAAAAAAGTGATTTTTGGCTCCAAAAAAAGCTTAAAAAAAGGCACCAGGGGGTGGGATTTTTGTTCTAAAAATTTAGAACGATTTAGAACGCCAACCCATATAAAGATATTTTCGTATGATATGTTATAACCTCACATCATTCATCATCTCGTCACCATGTCATCGGACACCGACTCTGACGATAAGCTTTCGGACCCAAAAATCCCCAAAAGTAGCCAAAAATCCCACACGTGCAAGTTGTGTGACTATGTTACGTGCAGTTTAAAGGATTTTGACAAACATCTCTCCACTAGTAAACATTGTTCTAGAACGATTTTGAACGCGAAACACAAAAAAGGGACAAAAAATCCCAAATACGAGTGCAAATTTTGCAAAAAGGAGTATTCCGCTAGGAACAGCTGCTGGTACCACGAAAAACAGTGCCTAGATAACCCTAGCAACAAGACGGCGCCCACGGTTGATTCCCAACCGACCAAAATCATAAAAAAGATGCCAAGCGCAAATGTGAGCAGCGACACGGTGACGATCAGCCTGTCAGACCTGTGCAAAAACAGCGGAAACGGCGAAAACTTTTGCTTGAGTCTGCAGGACATGGTGCCGTGCATGCTGAACTATTTCAAAAAGCAGAATGAGGAGCATCAAAATGATCAGAAGCTGGTGGTGCAGGAGCTGCTGAACCAAAACAAGGAGTTGATGAGCACCATCCGAGAGATGACGCCGCGCATTGGCAGCAACAACGTGGTCAACACCACGAACAACACGCAGTTCAACCTGAACGTGTTTTTGAACGAGGAGTGCAAGGATGCGATTAAATTGAGTGATTTTGTGAAGTCTCTCAACATCACGGTGGCGGATCTGGAATTCACGAAGAACAACGGCATCATTGAGGGGGTGAGCTCCATCATCGTGAATAATTTGAAGGGCATGGACGTGCACAAGCGGCCGATCCACTGCACGGACGTGAAGCGCGAAACCATGTACATTAAAAACGACGAATGGGAAAAGGACGACAAGCTGGAACACGTGCGCAAGTTCATTTACTTGACGTCGTGCTACCAGACGCGCGTCATTCAGGACTGGATGGCGGCGCATACGGGGTGGGAATCCAACGAGAAAATGCAAACCGAGTACTTGACGCTGTGCAAGGAGCTGTACAAGAACATTGAGAATGACGATGTGGCGCAACGGAAGATCCTCAAGGGGTTCATTAAGGAGGTGCAAATTGACAAGTCCATGATGCATTAATGATGAATTAAATGATACATTGTGGCGATTGTGGCGGGCAATTATAACGTGAATAAATTATTATGTTGCAATATATTATTATAATGATCATACAGTTGGTGGAATTAACATCATTTGTATATATTTTATTTAGATTAATAAACGAATGCACAAACCATCGGGCGGTGGATTACACCCGAGCCATGTTCACGCTAACATTCGCTTCATTTTGGGTATATTCAATACACCGTTATCAACACAAATATCCCGATGGTGTGTTTGGAAAAATACATGCCATGCACCACAATCCCAAACACAAAAATGAATGGTACGCGTACGTATTGGAAGGTTTGAACAACTCGCAATTATTGCTGTTTATTTTATTTAATAACCTGCTCAAAAAAATGACAAATGTTGAACTGTTTTCTAACTACATTCTGGTTTTATTGACAGTTATGTACTTGTTCGTACATTTTATTCAATACAAGGTGGTCAAATCATGCAAGCACGCGATACACCATGAGCATGACAATGATGCCATCCAAAATTATGAATCAATTAAAAATTATGATCCAGCTATTTTTGACCAATTATTTGAAACCAAATCTTATTGCAATTCGGATCAACCCACATGGTGTTTGTATGTATTGGTTATATTGGTTAGAACATATATATTGTATTATGTCACCGTTTCAATTTGTAAAAAAATACACAAATGAAAAAAAAAATATTGCAAATATACAAGGATTTGTATATTTGTTTGGCATGTTTGCGAAATCACTACATCGCAGTGCAGTTGCATTCACTATCATAATCATTGCGATCATTGTGGCTATCATTGCGACTGTTAAGATTTTGAATTATAACAAACAGTTGCATTACGATAGTGAATTCAATGAGCTGATTTTGCCACTCATTAATGAAAAAAATAATGAAAAAATTTTTTATGCCACAAACGTGGAATCCGACCCGAAACAATATAAAAATGTCCTGGACATTTCAGGAGGCGGACTAAGAAACACCTCATTTATTGTGTATTTATTACGATTGAATAATTATTACTTGGATAAAAACATTGACATGCTGCGAATGTTCAACATTTTTGGCGGAGTGTCTGCAGGATCCATCATATCGGGTGCGATTGCATGCAGAGAAATTGTGTTAAAAAATGTTGTAAAAAATGCCAAAATCGGTTTAATTGAATGCATGCAAATGTTTAAATACACGGATGCGCAGATAACGAAATGCATTGAGTTGATCCTACATGATTCAACTGAACTAAATTACGGTACGCTCATTTTGCAATGGATGTTTTATGAGTTTATTTCATTGAAAGACAAAATATTCAACGTGTCTGTGTTTGACCGAATTACGACATTGAATGGGGTTTTGCATCCCCTATTATCATCAAATGATAAACACGCTTATTTGAAACGATATTTTGATTTTGACATGAACACCATCTCAAAAATGCGCAGGTTCATTACATGTGCTATTCAAATTTCAAATGAAAAGAATGTATCTGAAGACGGCACGCCAAATGAACTCGTGATATTTACCAACACCCGTGAGATGAATGGTCGGAATGTGATCACATACGATCATAATATTACAAATGTGGCAGACATAATTCACATATCAACCCACACCATTGGGTATTATCCCGTGAATTTGCAATATCCATTTGCATGGGATGCAACTGCATACATGAATAACATTTCAACGCTCATCATTCCTTTATATTTGAATCATTCCACCAATTTGAAGTTGAATTACTTTGCATTGGACAATATTAAGAATTTAACATATGAACACAATGAAGGGTCATTGTGGTGGCTTAAGAATGTGGTGCCGCTTGTGCGCATTCAGACCAAATATGACATGTACCAGATGAAACACCTGCAGAAAAATAAGTATCATAATGTGGATTTTAATGTCACCAGCACGTCGTTTGATGTATCAACTGACGCGATGTTGAATGATATTCGTGCTGGATCAGATATATCAATCAATTACTCGGTCAAATTCATTCGTGATGAAATGTCCGGCGCAAACCATATTTTTTTTTGACAAAAGGTGACTCCAGAAACACACTGAAAATGGAAAAAATTGAATTGGTTTCAAAAAGCATTTGAAACAAAGTAGTGATTCCACAACAAAGAGACAAACATGCAAAATCCATACCAAGCAACCGAGGAAGAAATTGAACTGGGTGAATTCTGGGCACAACGTTGGCAACAACGCTGGGTTCCTCCGACCAATGACGGCGAATTCTGCGATGACGACACCCCCGGCAGTTACAGCAGTTACAGTGACGGCGGTGATGTCACTCCCAACATCGCCCCATTCGGTGGGGGCTGCCGAATCGCCCCATTCGGTGGGGGCTGCCGAATCGCCCCATTCGGTGGGTGTTACCAAGACCTACACCTGCATCTTCAACACGAGGGCGAAGAACCCAGCGACGAAGAACCCAGCGACGAAGAACCCAGCGACGAAGAAACCAACGACGAAGAACCCAACGACGAAGAACCCAACGACGAGGAAATCGGCGACGAGGAAATCGGCGACGAGGGCGAAATGGAGATTCCAGAATGCACCGATGTCCCCCATGTTCCGGAAACAAGGGAAACAAGGGAAACAAGGGAAACAATCAGCGCCAAGAGCGTCAGCGCCAAGAAGACCAAGCCCAAGCCCAAGAGCAAGAGCGCCGCCATTGTGCCGAAGCCGAAGTTCATTCCCTTCCAAATCACAATCAATGTGAATCATGAAAATGACCCGGTGGTGGTGCTCTTCAACGGAAAAAAGGACACCGACTTGCCGTCAAAACATCATTCTTCGCACGAAGCCAAGAATCGGCACACTGAAAAATGGACGCACACCAACCGGGCGCAAAAACATTCCAATGCACGCGGAACCCGCATTGCGGCGTTGGAGTAATGCAATCAGGAAATGCAATCAGGAAATGCAATCAGGAAATGCAATCAGGAAATGCAATCAGGAAATGCAATCAGGAAATGCAATCAGGAAATGCAAATCAGGTGCGTGTTATATTGTGTGTTGTATTTACTAACACTTTTTTATTCAAAATTGAATCATGCAAGAAGAGAGAAATTCAGCACGTATAAAGACATATATATGTTTGCCACATTGTTTGCATTGCAAATTGACAACATAGATTTGGTTAGGACGCTGCATTCGTTCCACATCGTTCAGGCTGCTATGCACAAGGAAGAATGCAACGGGTTTCACACAAGCGTGCCGGTGCTTGCTTGCTGATTGACAATCACAACCCAACGCTCATTTTTTATATGTTATAATTATAAACCACCACCAACCACAATGCAGAACATTTTTTCGTCCAGCGAAATTGATGAAATATTGAATCACCCAATCGTGCAAGAATACAAGGCAAAGGTATCGGATGCACAAAAAATGGTAAAATTTTCGTTTCCTTTGTCGGATGACATGAGGGTCAAACTGGCAAACCGGTTATCCATCCAGGTGGAGAGCACCGTTCCCATGCGATGGATCCAAGGCGACACGCCGGCACACATTGACAGGGCAGATGAACAATTTAGTAAAACCCATGTGATTTATTTGACAAATAGCATTGGAACCTTCATCGTAGACGGTCGTTCGTACCCAATTGTGGCCGGCGAAGCGCACGTTTTCAACGAAGGTCTGGAGCATTACACGGTGGGCACCGGAAACATCCCGCGTTTAATAATTGGCCCGATGAGCGAAACTGGGTTCGAAATCACGCGTTTAAGGGTGTTTTCAGTGATGGGCGTCATGGGGATGTCCGTGGGCGACGACGACAACGACGTGTTGGTCGGAAGCACAAATCCATCATTGGTGGGCAATTATGCGTACCCCCACATTGCACCCCCTCGCCCTTTAGTGTGGGGCAGTTTATTCACGAACAATTCGCAGGTGTATTACAAATCCCACAGCTTATCCACGGGCAGCGGCGGCAGTGGCGTGCGAAATGTGCGCCACAAGCAACGCAAAACATGAATCATGAAAATCATAAAAATTATTTTTTGATAAAATGTCATCCCGAAAATCAATGAAAACTAAAAAAATTGAATTGATTTCAAAAAGCATTTGAAATCCATCAGTGTTTTCCCTGCGATTATTACAACGATTACAATGGCTCAGCCTGCGACTCAATCTTCTTATTGGACCGCCACAGCGTTTGCGGCCGTGTCTGACAATCTCAATGAACCAGAACCAGAACCCAAGGAACCGGTGACTCTTTACAACGACGACGGAAGCATGTACACGGGACATGTCAACGAAACCGGCGCCAAGCACGGACAAGGCACATTGAAGACGGAGATTTACATCACTGGCGTGGTCGGCGACGAAAACTCGCACCTGGCGAAATGGACCGAATTCGCAGGCAACTGGTGCGACGGCTTGATGCACGGGCACGGCGTGATGCGCAATATGTCCGGCAACGGTCTGATCCGGGTGGTCTACGAAGGCATGTGGGACAATGGTGTTCCCGCGCCGGCGCCTTCGGTTCAAGCGCCTTCGGTTACAGCGCCTTCATGCGACAACGGCGAAAGCGAAAGCGACAGCGACAACAGCGACGACAACAACTACGACAACCACTGCGAGAGCGACGACGAGGATTACCGACAGTTGCGGTTTCGTGGGTTGGGATGCGGATGAATGGAAGATGAATCATGAATCATTCCAATTATCAGGTAAGTAAGCGCGCCTTAATGCATGTGTTTAATTGACTAACACTTTTTTTTGTGGCATTGTGTATTACGAAGAATAACGATATAAATATAATTTGATGTATCCATATTATACACAATTGCAACAATGAGTGAAGCAACGGACGAGCCCAAGGCCGGCCCCGAGACCAAGGCCCAATTGGTGCAGTACATCAAATCCTGGATTGAAACGGACAACGGGATGCGCAATCTGCAAAAGGAACTGAAGACGCTGAGAGACAATAAGAAGACTCTGACCGATGCGCTGGTGAACGTGATGAAGAGCAACGAGATTGACGTGTTTGACATCAACGACGGCAAGCTGGTGTATGCCAAGACCAAGGTTAAGGCGCCGATCAACAAGACGAGCCTGTTTGCAGCCCTGATGCAGCACTACAATGACGAAGACGCGGCCAAGAAGCTGAGCGAGTTCATCATGGATTCGCGCCAAGAGAAGGTCAAGGACTCCATTCGCCGAAAAATCTCAAAATAATAAATAACAGGTCATCTTATGAGAGGGACACCGGGACAACCAATGAAGCTAGAAACCAACATTTACGTGGACAGCATTAATAGCGAGATTGCATCACGCGATGATGATGCGGATGACGCCATCACGGAAGAACACTTGACGTACCCGTTTGTGGATGCGCTGAAGACCAACGTGGACGACCGCGTGGATCTGCCGCTGGACTCGCGGGTTGACATGTGCATTTACAGAATAAATCGCACCAAGTCCAGCATCCCATTTTTGGAATTTTTGCTGTATTTGGACGGCAAATCAACCGACAAAGGTGGCAACAAGCTGACGTTTCCGTACATTTTGTCCAAACACACCAAGACGGGATTGGTGGAACAGTGCACCGCACCGTTGCGCGCATTATTTGCAGCGAATGAGAGCGAATTGCTGGACGATGCGGTGAAATACGACGGGTTCATTTACGCCAAACGGGAAAAGCGATGCACGCTTTTTTTCAATATGTTGCATTCCGCAGCGGCGGACAGTAGCATTCCATTTATAACCTCAAAAAATCGGTGGTGGTGGGCATTGTCCAGCGAAATTTTCAACGAACGACGAATGATGAATTACCCGATGTCGGATCGCGTGATTTCGTTTTTTGACAGACACCCGACCATAACGCAGTTGAAGGCGCGCGGACAAACGCTGGAATCCCCGAGCGCATGTTATGCTGGAAAGCATTTGAATTACATCGCATACATGGCGGCATTCGGCATGAAAAAGTCGTCCACGCGGGCTCATTTTGGGCCGTACTATTATTCGGGCGATTTCATGGGAACCATGCGGTACGCGTGTTATGCCATGGGGTTGGAGGCGCATGTATTGGCGGATGGAACCAGCTTAACCACGAACGAGCACGGCAAACACACCAAGGGCGGCATTGCCCGGTTTGCCGTGTTTTTGGGGCGGTGTCGCGGATTTTTTTTGAATGGGGACGAAGACCGTTCCGAACTGAACATGTATTGGGCCAACAAGGACCCGTTTATCAAGGCCAAACTCGCGCTGCGCGACATCAACGGCGACTGGACCCGATATTTTAATTCGGCGTATGTGGGGGAATACACCTTCACGGTGAAAAATGACACGAAAAAACGCGTTCCCGGATGGACCATTAAGGAGTACGACAATCAAATTCCGCTGTCGTGTCATGAAATTGACGCGAAGAACGTGCCGGACGAATATGACCCCGAGTTCACCAATTACACCGTGTTATAATGAACGTGTCATAAAATGGGCAAATAAAGCACATAACTATAAAAGAAATATATTTATGTAGTATACCTCGGGTTGTTAAATAAATTAAACATTAAACATTAATTCAACCCAATTAAATGGACTCGTCGATTATGAAACGGTTTGTGCTCGCGCCGATCATTTTCATTATCGTTGTGCGCGTCATTTCGTTCTTGGTGAACCTGCTTGAAATTAACGATAGCATGTATTACATTGTGCTTGCAATGGCGAGTATTCCCTTGTTTTTGTACATGGTCATGGGTTGAATGCGGGGGTGAATGCGGGAATGATGAACTCTCCCTTTGCATTTTTTGCGTATTTTGCAATGATGTTGGGGTTCATCGTGTTGGCCACAATGTCTTCCGGGTCATACACGTTGCCCTCGCTGTCAATGTGGTACATGATCCCCTTGATGTCTTGCACCCACGTGTCCACCTTGATACTTGTGACGGCCGGTTCCAAAATATCAAACATGCCGTGCGGGATGCCCTTTGCGTGCGTTCCGCAACAAGCGCCCCCGTCCTTTTTGCGACGCGTGCATTGCTCTCCGTTGGCGCGCTTGGCATGGCAGCGGTCATAAACGGGAACCACGTTTTTGATGCGTTTCCGTTTCATGAAGTCCTCCTTGGAGAGTTTCAATTTGTCGGCCGAATAAATGAAGGCCATGATTTCCGCGTAGTCCTTGTGTATCGTCGTCGCATTTGTCGCTGAAGACGCAGCCGCGTGTTTTTGACGAACCGCTTCAAACTGAGATGAAATGGCATTCTTAAATCCAACCAAATATGCGTCAAGTCGGGCGTTGATTCGGCGTTCCATGCGTGCAGATGAGCTGGTTCTGGTTCTGGTTATCATGCATTCAATTGTATTTTTAAATCAATTTTTAAAAATATAACGAAATCAATTTAAAGAGCCGCGACGACGGGGATTACATCATTACCCCGTCCTCTCCTTCCAACTCTTGCATCATTTGTTGTTGCAGCTGTTGCAGTTGCAGCTGTTGCAGCTCTAGCAGCTGTTCTTGCGTGAGGTGCAACCCGGTGATTTCATCCTGCACATCCTGCACGTCTATTATGATGTCTTCACGCGGGGTTGTGTCGCCGTGCACGCTATGATGTGCGCTTAAACTACGAACACTGGGTGCAGCGCTTTGATGCACGCTTAAACTACGAACACTGGGTGCAGCGCTATGATGCACGCTATGAGGCACGCTATGAGGCACGCTATGAGGCACGCTATGAGACACGCTATGAGGCACGCTTTGAGGCACGCTATGAGGCACGCTTTGAGGCACGCTATGAGGCACGCTATGAAGCACGCTATGAAGCACGCTTTGAGGCACGCTTGAACTACGAACACTTGGTGCAGCGCTTGAACTACGAACACTTGGTGCAGCGCTAAGACGTGCACTTTGACGCGCACTTTGAAGCGTGACGATATCAGCCGATGCATGGAATCCGTTCATGTCTTGATTTTGTTGCATTTGTTGCAATTGTTGCATTTGTTGCATTTGTTGCAATTGTTGATTCAAATGAATTAAATTGTGCGGTTGTTCAAGTCGTTGCTGCTGCTGCTGCTGCTGCAATTCATTCGCAATTGTGGCGCCATCAATCACGACGGTGATGCCATTGTTGCCATTGTTGCCATTGTTGCCATTGTTGCCATTGTTGCCATTGTTGACATTGTTGCCATTGTCGCCATTATTGCCATTGTTGCCATTGTCGCCATTGTCGCGTGACGGACTGCCGTCCCGACTGCTTTTGCGGCTGGATCTCTCTTCGTAGTCCTGCTTGTTTCGCGCAGAATTGACGGTGACGATACTGAGTCCGTTGCACAAATTGGGCGTGTGCGCGTCAAACGTGTATTTGCCGGGGGTGCCCACCACTTGGTGACCGTACTTCTTCTGGAAGGATTCAATCACGTCCTGGTCAATGAGAGGCGCAATGTCAAACAAGTTTTTGATGTCGGTTTTGATGATGTTCATCATGTCTTTGGCATCCACGCGCTGCGAACGCACGAGCGCGAGCTCAATCTGGATCTTCTTGTTGATTTGCTGGAACTGCAGGGAGCAGAGTCGGTGCGACTCGGCGCGCTTACCCAATTGGAAGTAAGTGTCAATGGACTTGATGATCCCCACGAAAATACTGCTCACACCCAGAATGATGTTCATGTTGTCGTAGCCGATGTCAATACCGGTGGCGAACCCAATCGCGGATGACAGGATGATGACCGGGATGTTGATGTAGTTGGACCGCCCGTTGTATTTTTCATACGAGTTGCGGTGCAGGATGGACAGCGATTCGCACTCCTCCGCGTGCGTCTTCAACAACTGCTCTAAATCCGTGTTGTAATCAATGGATTCTGCCATATATATATATATTGAGAGAAAATGTATATATCTTTCGCTGCGATTTTATTTTTTTTGTCATCCAGTATTGTATTTAGTATTTGAATATGGTATAAGCAAACCAATATGTCGGATGGAACGCCACCCAAGTTGTCAGGCCTGTTTTCAGGCCTGGCGTCGTTCTCAAAGGGTAGTTTATCGGACATGATTAAGAATATTGGAAGTGTAGGACCTGCAGCATTAGTTGGAACTCAACCAGTGCGAAATGTTCCAGGAGCAGCAGCAGCAGCACCGGCTGCAGCACCACGAGTTGTTGCGGCCCAGCAACCTCAACAGCAGCAACCTCAGCAGCAGCAACCTCAACATGATGAGCAAGATCTAGATCAACCAGATCCTCCCATACCATTGGACACTCTTCAAAAACTGCAGGCATACTTGAATTTATGCCCGCCTGGACTGACCGAATTGATATTAGAGCGTTGTCGAATAAATTCAGTGGCAGGAGTGATATTTCCGAATGGGTTATTAGAGTTGGATTTAAGCGAGAATCAAATCACAACGTTGACAGGAGTGCAATTTCCAGATGGATTGACGAGATTGAATTTATTCGGAAATCAAATCACATCATTTAACGGAGTGCGATTCCCACCCAATTTATTAGACTTGAATTTAGATGGTAATCAAATCACAACATTGAGAGGAGTGCAATTCCCGCCTAGTTTATTAGAATTGAGTATAACTGATACTAAAATCAATTCATTTGCAGGATTTCGAATTCCGCCTAATTTATTGCAATTGTATTTAAGTGATAATGAAATCACCTCTTTGCAAGGAGTTCAATTTCCACCCAGATTAACCTTGTTGAATTTACAAAATAATAAAATCAAATCGTTGCAAGGAGTTCAATTTCCAATAGGTTTATTGCGTTTGATTTTAAGCTTCAATGGAATCACATCATTGACAGGAGTGCAATTTCCACTTTCATTGACCGAGTTGCATTTGGAAAATAATCAAATATCCCCATTGAACAGATGGGGTTCCCCATTTGAAGGAGTTGTATTTCCACCTAGTTTATTGGTATTGAATTTATCAAATAATAATTTGAAGGTGTTGTATAGATTGCAATTTCCACCAAATATTACATCATTAAATTTAGAAGGAAACCCATTGCGTTCATTAACAGGCATCATAAATCCAAATGAATATGTCATGGAATATTTGAAACACAACTTTGCATCCGTATATTTTCGTGATTTGCATACTCAACACAAAGGTGCCAAACTGGCTGAAAAGTCGGCATTGAAGGCTGTCAGACAGTCTCAAAAAGCCGAATTGCATAAAATGACCGATTTGTCGCAACAATCCATGCGGAACCAGTTGAATGCAGTCACGTCATTTTTGCACGACGGCATGGCAGCCCGCGCCATGGAACACAATGAACAGGTCCAATCAAGAATGGGAAATAAAATTTTCGTGAGAATGGTAAATGATATGTTGTATTATGTGCCATTTTCCCCTACAATGACAGTGCAAGACGTGTTGGATTATTTAAACAACAATTATTACGTTTCAGTATTGATCCCAAATCATGGAGCCATGAGTCTTATGGTTGGGTCTACGCAGTTAGACGAACCGTTACAAAGATTGGCAGATCGTAACATACAAAACGATAGCACATTACATGCGGTAGGCAAAATGATTCCTTTACAGGGGGGAGGAACCCGCCGCAGTTCATCCAACCAACGTCGTTCCCAAAGGCGACGCAACAAATCTATCAAAAAAAAATAAAATAAAATTGATTTGAATATTGGGCGGTTCAAATACAATGCATGCATACATGCGCCCATGACGCACCTCCGACCGAAGGACGACTGTATTACCCTCAAATTTGCCCAGCTGAAAGAAGGCGACCGGTTTGAACCCATGGGTAGTGGAAAAATTTTCACAAAATGGGCGGGGTTGCTTGTGGCACCGGACATGGAAGCGTGTGAGTGGATCAAAGCGAATGTTGGCACCGACTTCTTCAACAAATATGTAATCCGCGTATTGCACGCATCATCTGATAGATTTTCCAGAAAAATATGTCTGCGAAACCTGTAAAACACCTTGCATAAACACTAAATTTTTAACTTATCAAAAAACGGACATAAACGCAACTATTACATTTTATTTATCACATCCAAATAAAATGTTTCGTTTCATGTCGCTCCTGCACATGCGCGGGTTTTCCAAATCAAGGTCCCAAATGGATACACAATGCAAGATGACGCACGGAGGGCCGCCGATCAATGATTGCACCAGTTCCTGTTTAACCAAATGTCAAATCATGGAAACGAGAGATGAAGTGGATGCGTTCATTGCAAACGCGCGGTGTAATGCACGATGCGTGCATACAAATGCGGATCCGAAGCCCGGCGACTGTTCGTGCGTTAATGTATGTATTGCCGACATGTCCGAGATGTACTGCATTATGGCTAGACGGGATTAGTTATGGTGTATTGCTAATCTCGCCACGAAAATAAAATAAAATATAAATGCATAACGCATAACTAATATAAAATCATGTCTCGGTCAAAATGCATGATTCTTTTAAATCTTCCAATACATGTCACTAATCGTGATATGTTCTACTTGGCTGAAACAGTTTAACACCGAAGCTTCACATATTTTTTACACACACAATGACACCACTGCAATGGTCATACTAAAAAGTCATCCGACTGACGCAATTTTTAATACTCCATTTATGGGGCATCCCATTAATGTTAGCACATGTGATGAACCCAACCTTGAGTTGGATAAGGCTTTGGATAAGTATGTACGGGGACCTCCTAAGTCTCCTCATCCTTATCCTCCTCCTCCTTTTGTTGGAGGAAGGAAATTAAGGAAATTGCATAGTAGAAGGAAATCGCATAGTAGAAGGAAATCGCATAGTAGAAGGAAATCGCATAGTAGAAGGAAAATCTAATTACAGTGCCGTGGTGACGACCTGCATGACGTCAAGTATGTGTGCCATGAGTTCTTTGCCATCAATGAACCCGGCGCATTCAGGGATGCCGGTACGCACAAACCAGTTCTCAAATTCATGCACTGCATCCCACAATTTCACGTATCCGCCCAGGGCGAGCAGCAGAATTGCCTGTTTTGCGTAGGCCGCGTCAACCGTGCCGGTTGAAAGCATCGCATCCAGATCCACTTTCGGATCCATTGTGACCGGGAAATGTGCAATGGTGCGATTGCGGTCGTACCCGTTACAGTGCCCGCCGAACCCGAAGTAGGTCTCAAATTCGGACCGGTGCTCCATGACAAGCGGTCGGTCAAACTGCATGGTGAAGTTGTGTCCCATGAGAGGCACGGTGACGTGGACTGCGAGAATGTCCACGCGATCCGACACATTTGAATTGTATGTTTCGCACCATTGGACGTCGCTGAAGCGCGACAGCAGCTCGTCGGGCACCCTGGAAATCAGGTATCCGCGCGTGTAATGGTATTTCGTGTGAAGCTCCTTGAATTTCGCGATGACTTCGGCGTGTGTGGGCATGCCTGTTGTTGGCGATTGGTTACACTTATTCACGCGGCATTCTTTATATTGTTTTCTTTCATTTTTTAGTAAAAATTGAAAGCATTTTTGAATCAGACAATCAGACAATCAGACAATCAGACAATCAGACAATGCCCGTACTTCGCGAACAAACCACCCGCTCATTGATCAGCCTCGTTTCTCCGGATCAATTTGATCCGTTGGACAGAACTGGAAGCAACAAACCTATCCGTGTGCCCGACCATCAGCGCCACCCTTCGTGGCCGCAATCAAACAAGGAACGACTTGTGGATTCGGTCATGTCCAATTATCCGATCGGTCAAATCACGCTGACAAAACACAACGATCCGAACCAGAATGGCGACGAGTATTTCAACGTGCAGGACGGCCAAACCCGGATGGGTGCGCTGCAGGAGTTCGTGGCGGGCAAGTTTCCGTGGGATGGCAAATTGTACAGTGAACTGACCGCGGATGAACGCGCCCGATTCAACAACTACGTGGTGCAGTTGGACATTTTCAAGAAAGATCGGACGATGAGCCAGACCGCGTTTGACGGAACCATTTGCGAGATCTTTGAACGCCTCAACAGCGGAAAACCGCTCACGGACAATGACAAGTACTGGAATCGCAAGGACGCCGCGGCGATGCAGCTGCTGATCCGGCTAAATGGCTCGTCCGAATTCGGACCGCTCATTCGCCAATACATGTGGCGCAATCTGGGCGGCGGCAAAGGGCGCAGCGGGTTGAATCATTGCGTTGGTCTCATGCTTGGACTCATCAATCAGCGCGCGGAGTGCATTTCCACATCATTCATGCAAAACGGCCGCGCGCTGATTGAAACGGGCGTGGATGCGGAGGGCGAGCGTCGCGTGATTGACTTTCTGCGATGGTATTTCGGATTGTTGACGGACGTGTTTCAATTCGCGAGTTGGAGCATGAAGCGCCGGTTCGGGAAGCTGTCCGGTGTGTGCGGCATGATTGCGGTGGACTGGATCAACAACCCGGCGGGGGCTAGGGCGCATTATGCGATGTGGAAATGCTACATTGATTTGCAGTACTCGCGGGCGAATTTTGAGCGGCGGTTATTCGCAGAGTTGCCGATTAACCATGCGCGCAATGTGACCGAACTTGCAATCAATGCGCGGATTGCTGCCGTGATTGCCGTGCATCAACGCGACGCGTTTGCGGAATACAGCCAGGACGCGTTCAACATTGTGTTGGGAAGCGACGATGATGATAGCGGGGAAGAATAAGTGAGGGAGTGAGAGAGAGAGAGAGAGAGAGAGAGAGAGAGAGAGAGAGAGAGAGAGAGAGAAAAACATGTGTATTTTTTTAGTAAATATAAAATAAAAAGAGTTTATTAGTGTAAGAGTGTCGTTGCGTACCTGTTATTTGTAGTCGCCGGTTATTCGTAGTTCGTTTCGTAGTCGTAGTCGTAGATTATGAGTCAAGTTTGAATACGTGATGAAGAAGAAGAAGGTGTTGTTTCGTGGTGGAGTGGAAGTCGGAGTGAATGGTGTTGAGTTGTTGGTTAGTGTAAGCGATGAGTGATTGAAGTTCGTAGTGTAATGAGGTGAATTGTGCGTGTGCGTGTGCGTGTGTGGAGAGTGTAGTGGAGAGTGTAAGTGAAAGTTGATGAAGAATGCGGAAAGCGATGTCGGTGGCAGCTTGAATGATGGCGGAGAGTAGAGAATGAATGGCGTTGAATTTGAGCGAGCGAGTGTGGTTGCGTCGTATGGCGTGCTTGAATTTGTGTAGTGAAAGAGTGTTGGCGACGAATGCCTTGCGAGTGTGAAGGTTGAGCTCGACGGGGTCAACGAGGAAGCGAGGAAGATCATGAAATCGTAAATGAGTGATGGACCCAATGCAGCGCTCAATGTCGTTCAATGTGGTGCGTAGTGATGGATCTGCGCGACCGACGGCGATGATTACAATATGCAAGCGCGAAAGGAATGGAGGATCAATTTCGCGTCCGCAAAGAACATCGCCGTGTTCGCGAGGGAGCCCACCGGCGTGGTTTTCCCGCATCCACTGCAAGTAATGCGGGTTGTGTCCGCGAGTTTCAAACCGTCCGGTGTTCCAAGACCAAAGGCGCTTGCATAGCGTGCAAAACATTTGATCACATCCGTCGGTTTTGTGAACTGGAACCTTGCAATTAGGGCAAGGCTTGGTGTCGGCCTTGAGAAGGGCGACGGAAGCGACTGAGTCAGGATTGCAAATATGTAGCGGGTCGTCGTGTGCGGCCTTGAGTTCGCGGCAGTGTGCACATGTGTGCTTGTCACAAGTTGCACACTTCCAAGCGGAAGACACGAAGCCGTTGCATTCGGAATCGGCGCAGCGATGAACGAATGAGTTTGCATTTGCGTCGTGGTCGTGGTCGTGATCGTGGCGCAAGAGTTGCCGTTTTGCTGTCATGAGGTCGTCCCTAAAAGCGAGTAGTTGCTTTATTTGCGCGGCGACGTCCTTGATTTGAGTGTCAATGTTTTGAACGAGGCGGTCATGGGCGACGGCAGCTTGTGCAGCGGGAAGCATGGCTTGTTCTTGTGCGAATAGAATGTCTTCTTGGTGTCGTGCGAATTTGCCTTGTAGGAATGACTGAGTGAGTCCGATGTGCTGTAGATGTGAGTGTGTGAACGTGGTGTTGCAAAACATGCACTTAGGAACGGATACGTCGTCGCCGCAGAGGAATGTTTCGTAGCATGTCCTGCATGCTTGCCGTTCACAAATGTGAATGGGGCATGTAATGGGTTTGCGATTGGAGGCATTGAACGAGTCGGCACAAATGGAGCAAGAAGAGTCGGTCATATTTGAAATCGGTCGGTATTGGTTGCGTAAGAGCTGAAAGGAGAGATGTGAAATAAAAAAGAAATCAATTTTTTGGAAAACCTACGGTTTTCCGAACCTTTCCCTTGGGGGCATGTGACCGAATAAGGGGTTCGGGGCGCTGCGCTTTTACGTAGTTCCCCGGTAGGAGGGGTTCGGGGAACGTAGTTCCCCGGTCCGTAGGTTTTCTGAAGGCCGGACCTCAGTTCACCAGCGATTCCTCAAGATGAATGAATGTGATGATTATTATTGAATTTCTCTCATTTGAGATGTTGTAAGAATGAAAAATCAGAAAACCTACGGTTTTCCGAACCTTTCCCTATCTATCGGAACGTAGTTCCCGGGTTGGGTGCGATGGTTCACATAGTCGTGTGACTGACCGCAGTGTCGTGTGACATGTGACCCGATAAGGAGGGGTTCGGGGCCAAAGGCTACTGCGCTGCGCAATGCTTGGCACGTAGTTCCCCGGTTAGTATTTGAATGGATTATAAGCCGGTACTCAGTTCAGCACCGATTCCTCAAGATGAATGAATGGGGTGATTATTCTGATGAATTTCTCTCGTTTGAGATGTTGTAAGAATGAAAAAAAAAGAATGAATGAGTTGCATGGGATATGAAATGAGAGAATAGATAAATGAATGTTGGGATGCGATGGGATGCGATGGGATGCGATGGGATGCGATGGGTTTGTGACATGTGACCGGATGGTTTGTGACATGTGACCGGATGGTTTGTGACATGTGACCGGATGGTTTGTGACATGTGACCGGATGGTTTGTGACATGTGACCGGATGGTTTGTGACATGTGCCCGGATGGT